TGTCAATTACTCCCTTGTAAAACTCTTTGGAAATTATACCACTTATACTGAGTTTGGTTGATGCTACACGAAAAAGTGCCGCAAAAACGGCACTTTTCTATGGAGTAGACGGGAGTCGACAATTGTCTCAAATCCTTGTAACACTGATGGATACTGGATTTGTGCCATATTCAAAATATTATTGACCCCAATTTGACCCCAATTTAGCACACTTTAACCATATTCATGGCTTTTGCCTCTTCTTCTTGTAATACGTGAATATATTTTTTCATTGTAATGGTGATATTAGCATGACCCATTATTTTACTTACAACAGCTATATTTACACCTCTTCTCAGAAGTGTTGAACCAAAAGTATGTCTGAGGGTATGGAGGGTAACTCTCTTCTCTATGCTGGTTCTTTTAACAATGCGGTCAAGACTTCTTTGTAAGTTTCTTGATGTGACCAACGTACCCTCTTTGGTGCAGCATATATTGTTGGAAACAATCCGTTTTCTCTTATCATATTCCTTAAGTTCATTTATATACCACAGTGCATTTTCATTTAATTTTATAACCCTGACTCCTGCTTCTGTTTTTGTGGATTCTTTCAATCTGTTATAGGTAGTATTTTTGCCATGTTCGCCATTAAAATTTGCTATATTGCTTTGTATTGTTTTATTCACATATAAAAGATTAGTTGAAAAATCAATATCTTTCCATTGCAATGCCAATGCTTCTCCAACACGAAGACCTGTATTTATCATAAGAAGTAATATAAAAACATCTCTACTGCAATATTCCCCTGTTGTTTTATATCGTTTTAATGCTTCTTTTTTAAATTCCGATATTTCGGAATCAGATAGGGAGAATTGTACTTTTGTATCTACTTCTATACAGCTTTCTTTTGGAATCAGTACACCATCGCATGGATTTTTATATATAAGTTCTTCTCTGACGGCATTATTTAGGCATGGTCTAATAAAATCAAAAACTCGTTTTAGTCCAGATAAAGATAATGCTTTGATTTTTTCACTAGGCGGATTGGCATACATATCGATCAGAGATTGTATATCTTTTGTTGTAATCTCACCAATTTTTTTATTTCCAAGATAGTTTTTAATTCGGCACTCATATGTCCTATATAATCTTGTATAAGAAGTTGGTTCAATTTTGTTCCATTTGAATTCTTTCAGCCAATAATTCGCATAATCATCAAACAGAATTTTTTTTGGCTCTCTGAAACCATTTTCTATTCTCATTAAATAATCTTTTGCTTTATTCTTTACAATAGATTTATTATTGCCATAAAAGCTTTTACGAATGCCATTAACTGTAAGCCTACCTTCAAATCTGCCATCACCACGTTCTTTTATTGTCATAGCATTAACCATTGCCGATACATTGTTTATTATAAGCTCACCTCCATTAAAAAACAATGTAAAGGTAATTTGAATTATTTATATTATATCAAATCCTTTACACTGTTTCAATTAGTAATATATTTCTTCTCCTATATGTTCCTTAATCCAAGTTTCCAAAATATTAAAAGTCGTAATGTAATCATTACCTATTTTAACTAATGGAAGCTGATTTGATTTTATAAGCTGATTTATCTTTGTTTTGCCAAACGGCAAAATATCATATAAATCTGTTTGTTTTAATATCTTATTAGTTCGTACTTCCGATTCCACCAGTTCTTACTCCATCAGCATTATCGTCTACAGTGATTCCAAATGGCACAAATACTGCCTGACAAATTCTGTCTCCTGCTTCAAACGTTACTGAATTATCTCCATCGTTTTTTAATGCAATAAACATATGTCCTTCGTTATCAGCGTTGTAATAATCACTATCAATTACACCAGTACCATTTAACAGAACACATCTCTTTTTAATGCCAACACTACTACGGACATATACTAACATGACATAGTTATTGTCCATGTAACATCTGATGCCAGTTGGAATCTTAATTGTTTCGCCAGGATCTAACTCCATGCCATATGGAATAGAAATATCATAACCGGCACTATGACTTGTAGATCTCGTAGGTAATTTGATATCATTATACATCCCTTCGATGTCCAACTGTTTAAAATCTTCCGATGTAGAAAGTAGATCATCTTTAAACTGTTCGAAACTTACCTTTTCAAACTTTGCAATTCTTTCTAAATTCTTTTCAGTACTAGCTTTTACCATCTTGTCTTCTCCTTCGTAATGTCTAATGACTTTTTCCAATTCACTTGATGCTTCTTGTGATAACTCTACATGATCATAATTTTCTAAAATATTATCTGACCTATGAGAGACCACACACATCGCATAAATAATAATTGCAATAAAGGCTATAAAAGCTAATACTGCTATTGTTGTTGCATAATGTAACATTCATATCCTCCTGTTCTTCCTTTCAGTATTCTCCATAATCTGTTTCTGTTGAAAGATCCTTCGGTTTATTATTCTCCGCTTCTTTCACAATTTTCAGTGCATCTTTACGATTGTGGAAAACAGTTTTATCGATTGCATTGTATGAGAATAAATAAGCATGTTTATCACGCTTATCCGTGCCAACAAAATATGTATCTTCTATTGTTCTGATCGATAATTCGCATACTTCATAGATTGATGTTTGTGGAATAATTCGTGCGTAATAGAGAATATCTTTCTTTTTTAGATTGTGTGCATTAGTCACAATAGAAAACCACCTTTCCTTGTTCAAGAGATTTCTGTACGTCTATAATACGTTGATTGCTACTGCCACACCACTTGAGCGTAATATCCGTTTGATCATCTATGTATTCTCCGTCTACAATCACATCGCACATAGAAATTATTTCCCAACGGTTAATTGCTGAATCTTTCCATCTTGACTGTAACCACTCTTTTGATTTTCCAAAAGCATTTCTGATTTCTTCCCATGTGTATCCTGTATAAAGCCAAATTGTTTTGTTTGGAAATAAATTGCGTTAAAGATAAGACTTCAGATAGATTGTTTTCATGAAGAGGATCGCCGCCAGACAATGTTATACCAGAAATATAATTTTTTGATAACTCATTGAAAATTTCTTGTTTTGCTAATTCATCAAATGGAATGCCACTATCTGGATCCCAAGTTTGAGGATTTTGACAATTAAAACAATGATGAGAACAGCCTGAGAGCCATAATACAACCCTCAAGCCATCACCGTTGTTCATATCATCATGTGTAATATTATGATAGTTGATATGAATCACACTCCTTTTCTCCAATAATAGCCACCAGAACGACAATTATTTTTTATTGCTCTACATATTCCAGGGTATTTTACATCAACATCTTTTGCAGCTTCGCTAATACTGTCATAGGTACATATAACATTTTTGTTATTGTCAAGTTTTTCAACTTTAGTTTTGTTATTATCTACGAATTCAATTTTTTCGCCATTAAAATCATTCAACAATCTCCACAAAAAACCACCTGCTCGTTTATGATCTTTACATGATTCAGATATATCCCCTATTAAAATATTTAGTGCTTTGCTTGCCTCAGTTATGGAATTCCAAATTTTTATTATGTTGCCATTAATATCAAATTGAATAGCTTGTTTTTTATTTGTATCTTTTGTCTTTATTGGATAATTATTAGATAAATAATCTTTGTAAAAACACCAATAATTTTCATTGGCGGTTTCTCTCATTCCAATGCAACACATAGATATATTTCCTTGAGAAATATTAAGTTCATCGGATGCTTGCTTTGATGATTTCCAAGTTTTTATTAACTTTCTTTCTTTTGATATTTGACAAACATAATTCCTTTTAATCATAATTTCATGCTTGTAATTATTTTTGTCTAAATCTTTTTCATAAACCCAGTAATAATTATTTGAAGTTTTGTAAAAATCATTAATCGCATCATAAATACTAATATTTAATATTTTTTCTGCTTCAGATACACTATCCCATATTTTTACAATTTCTAAAGAATTGGCATCAATTTGAATAGCTCTATCTTTTGGCATTTGTAATAATTCACCACCTATTGTTGCATTATATCCATTAGAATTTTTATACTTATAATAAGTTTTATACTTTTTAATATAAAATTTCTCTAACTCACATGCTTTTTCTAAGGTGTCAGCTTTATCAATAATTTCTCTAGTAAAACCTTGTATTCCATATTTTCTAATTGCTCTTTTGAAAGGCGAATTATAGCATTTGTTACTTTTATTTTTTGATTCGTATATATGGCTCGCTTCTCGCTCTTCTATCGAGCGAGAAGTTATACCAATATATTTTTTATAGTTAGTTTTATTTGTATAACAATATATTAAATACATATTACATAGACACCCTATCATTTATCTCTGCTATTTTGCTAGAATTATATCTTGTTTCTCCATGCACTCTTGTAAATCCGAGGTATCCGTTCATCCTGTCGATCTTTGTAATCATTTTACTTCCACACTTTGGACAAATATCCATTTCTACTTGTTGATATCCACAATCTTCACAATAACACATTGCAAGGTTTACTCCTTCATAGAATCCCTTATCCATTGCTCTAAGAATCAATGTTTTGATTGCTTCCTTGTTATATCCGAGATTATATCTACAATACTGGATTTTCCCACCGTTAAACAAATCCCAGTATCTACCTTCTTTATCCTGCTTTTCAATTGGAGACATTTGTTCTGATACGTGACAGTGAAAAGAATTACTTACATAAGGTTTATCAGATACATTTTCAATGATTCCATAAATTTTACGGAACTGTTCCACCTGAAGACCACAAAGGGATTCTGCTGGTGTTCCATAAATTGCATACAAAATATGATCTTCTTCTTTAATTCTATTTGTATAGTTATTGATATACTGCATTACTTCTAATGCAAATTGCCCATCTTCACGAATTGATTTACCATTATAAAGCCTTTGTAATTCATTTAATGCAGTAATACCATAACTCATCGTCATTGGAGGAAGAATAGGTTTAATCTTGTCTTCTGGTTTTAAATTGCCACCATATAAACCACCCTCACAAAATGCAACTGGATTTACACTTGCTCTAAGCTCTCCGATATAATCATATGTTCTCTTATGCAATCCACGGATTAATTCAAGATAGTAATCAAGAACATCATAGAAATCTTTAGATTCTCTACGTGCTTTTGCTAAAATCATAGGTAAATGAAGTGAAATAACACCTAAATTGAAACGTCCTTCAAATACCGGTTGATCATTTTCATCCGCAGGATGTATACCACCTCTCTCATACCATGGGGACAGAAAGGCTCGGCAGCCCATCGGACTAACAACTCTTCCATATTTCTTATACATTTCCGCAACGTATCCCTCACCAGTTAACGATAACCAATCAGGATACATAGTCTTACTACTGCATTCAATACCTGCATTGAAAACGTCTGCACTAGGATATTTATCGGATCCGTCTCCATGTAAATTTTTATCATACAAAAATACAATTTTAGGGAATAATACTGGACGTTTAAAACCATCTTTTCCTTGTCCGTTTGAATGTACTTTAAGAAGTGTAATTGCAGCCATTTTCCCAAATTTTGATGTAGATAATCCAATTGTCATCGTGACAAAAGGATAGTCCCCTCGACTTGACCCAACCGAATTTAATTTCATTTCAATTCCTTGCCATCCCTGTTCAAAGTCACGTTGAACTTTGTTTGTGGCGTATTCAGAAGCTTTTTTAGAATGAACTTCTAATACTTGTTCATATTCAATATCATCTGCAATATCCATATATTCCTGATAATATTTTTTATATGACTTTTCGGCATATGGTTCCAAAATTCTGTCCACTTCTGGAACAGTAAATCCACCATATTGTTGTGCCGCTGTGGAAAGTATAATATCTCCCATTACATCAAAAGCTACATCTAAGGATTTAGGTTCATTATACCAAAGGTTGCCCATTTCGAATCCATCCTTCATGACTTTCCCAACTCTAAATAAGTCGCAATTGATTGTGTCAAGTCTTGCACTTCTATCATGAATGTAAATATATCCATCCTTTGCAGCTTGTTTTTCATCGTGTGTTAAAAAGAATTTCTTATATAATTCACTACTCAATTCGTTATAAATGAGACTTCTTTTTGTTGCTACAAGAGCAGAATCTGTATTTGCATTGCTTTTATCTCCGATATATCTGATTGCCTGACTACGTTCATACACCTTGTCCATCATATGCACAAAGTCTTTTTTATAGTTTCTATATTCCTTATACATTTTAGCAACAATCGGAAATTCATCTTCTAATACCGATTCTACAATATTGTGCATATCATAAATTTGAATGTCAGTATCATCATCGTAATTTTCGCAGATTCTTTCCCATACTTCATTCACAATCGTAGCATAATCAGAATCAGTAAGTTCATACATGGCACGTCTAGCAGCTTTGTTACAAGCATCAATAATTTTCTGCTCATTGTATTCTTCTAAGGTGCCATCTTTCTTAATTACCTTCAAATTATCTTATCTCCTTCCTATTTCTCCCACGTTAAAATTACAAAATTCCAATCCTTTTTATCGCCAGATGGATATTCATAAGCAGTTAGTTCATGTGCAGCATCGCCCTCAAGCTCTTTATCTGCTAAAACCAATGCATCATCACGCATTCCATCCAAAATTTCTTTTACTTCTTTTACTGTTAAACACATATATGATTCTCCTTTTTAATTTCTCTTGAAATCAACCTTTCCTAACTAAATGCATTTCTTGAGGTTCATAAATTATTGCTTTTGCCTTATCATCTTTGGCAAAACGAACGATTGAAAAATTATCTAAAGCCAAAGCAAATGAACCATATTGTTGACTATCAGTAAATGCTGATATATTAACTTTCACATAAAATTTTTCGCCAACTTTAAACACATTACCATATTTCACTTCCGAAAGCGCAATATATTCATCATTATCCTCAATAATTTTCATCTACTCACTCCTTCACAAAATTTACGATCCTGCCATCATTAATAATAATTTCAATACCTTTGAGATCATATAACTCTTCGCAATCCTGCAAAGTAACATCATCAAGTTCAATAATCTTGTCGTAATCCATATGTATCGTCACCTCACTCTTTACACAATAAACATAAATGTGTTCTCATTGGAGAATCGTTGTAATTCTTCTCATGTCCAATGCTTTCAATAATATATTCTCTATTATCACCTTGAATTTTCACTGTGATAAAATCATCTCCATCTCGATCTACAATCTTTTTTAACTCTCTGATCAGCAGACCGGCATTACCAATACAATTCGTGTTCATCACCTCTGTTCTTCATAATATCCAATAATATAGGTTATCGCTTTTCCCATAGCATCTTCACCAGTTTCAATTCTGTCAATCTGTTCATATTTCCATGGATGAACCATCTCTTGTACTTTTTCCTCGCTTAATACATCCTCTGTTTCTAAGAATCCAATTACAGGAATTCCTCTCATATACGCATAGAAAATCTCATCTGATGTGCCAAGCGATTTGTCCAAATCCTTCAGATTAACAAGGACTAAATCTGCTTCTCTAACCTTTCTGAGATCAAATCGCATAACTTCACTAGGATTTTTAGAATCGTCGCTGCTAATGCTATAATAGTCCACAGGACTGATAATACTACAAGACTCACCCCATCTAAAAAAATATTCTTTAGCTTTTTCACGCCACTTTTTCGCTTCATCACTTTCACTTCCATAACACGCCATTGCTCCTGCTAAATAAATTTCCATATTAAATCACCATATCCTTACAGTTACCGTTTTTATCCGGTTTGAATTTTTCACTTCTGCGTACTATTGTGTTGTATGGAGTGTTGCAGTTATGTCGCAAACACTCCGTATGTTCACACTTTCTATTTGCACAGAAGATAAAGTCTTTGATTTCCTGGTATCCTTCTTTATGCATTTAAAATATCACTCACAACATCTTTAATATTTCTGTTGTAGTTATTGTCAACTACTAGATTTACTTCTTTGTCCATACCTAAAAACATGCCGAAATCTCGATCTGTTCTTGAACACAACTCACTCTTATCGTCGAAATTGAATTTGTCTAATCCAACTCGATTGATATATCTCAACATTCTGGTTCCCAAATTTGCTTCAATAAGTACACTGTAAATATCTGCATTAGGTAAATTACGCTTAAGCTGGCGAATACCATTTGGTGTCAGAACAGCAACATTATTACCTTCTACATAATCAGACTTTAATGTTCCATAAAATCTTCCCTGAGAATATTCTTCATATTCAGCAAATAATCCTTCTTCAAGCATATCTTTGAAAGTATCTTTTGTGACAAACCAGTAGTCCTTACCATTCTTCTCACCATCTCTTGGCTCACGAGTTGTATAAGATACAATTTTTCTGAAGCCATGGTTATTTAATTCATTTTCAATGGTAGACTTCCCAGATCCAGAAGCCCCAATAAGTACAATTGTGCTCATTACATGAATTCCTCCATGGCTGCATCAAATCGTCTCAATTCATCAACGTTATCAGAAACAAGCTTTACATATGTATCTTCAGACAAATCAAGTGCATAAACTCCCATGATACTCTTTGCATCAAGGACTGCGTGGTCAGTCATAATGTCTACATCAGACATAAATCCTCTTACAACCTGAATAAATCTTTTTACGGTATCAGCATTATGTAATCTTACTTTAATTGTCTTATCGTTCAATTTGATTTTTCTCCTCTTCTCTATAAAAATGATGACCAATCTGATCAGTGAATGCATAGTTCCATTTATTAAATGTCTTGGTTTTTTTGTTGCTGTGAAATCCAATACAACCATTTGTGGTATCTACGATTTCAAATGCATACTCCACTGCAAGTTTTGTACTATTAGAAATAATTTTTCTTCCATATGCAAATTGATTTTCAGACGTAACAACATTTTCTACAGTAGATCCGAATCTCTGATCAGGATCTTCTATACGATTGAGAATGACATTCGCCACATGACATTTGGAATCGAAATCACCATCAAAACATTCTGTTTCTACGACTCTCTGAATTAAATAAATTTCATCATCTGTAAAGTAATCATATACTGTTTCAGGTGGATCAATTATGTATGAATACTTATCAATCACATTTTTATAAGCAATGTACCAATCCATATTGCTACTTGTGATATCTTCGATTCGATCCATATCATTCTGCATATCAATTACAGCTTGTTCAAATTCATTTGATTCAGTTTCTTCTGAACTAACAGTTAATTCTTCTTCGATTTCAGATAAGGTCATAATGTGTGATTCATCTATCTGTGCTATCTTAGGTTGCGGTATCACAGGGATATTCGCTGTAATAAGCGACAGACAGATGAACCAAGTTGCAAAATTATAAAACATATTTTATCCTCCTTTTAATGAGGATACCGGTATCATAATTATTCGTGCGTCCACGAAGTAGCTTACCGCTACAAATACTTATTCTCTTTTTATTGGAATAAATTTTTGATTATCGCATCATTGCGATTAACTGATTTTCAGAAATGATTGGAATACCTAATTCTTTGGCTTTTTTATTTTTGCCAGATGTGGATTCTATATCATTATTTACAAGATATGATGTTTTTGCACTAACACTTCCAGATACTTTGCCACCATGTAATTCAATCTCTGTTTTAGCCGCATCTCTATTTTCGAAATGTTCAAGGCTGCCGGTAATAACGAAAGTTTTACCTGCCAATGATTTAATATCATCCGTGGTTGCCAAGGAAATAGGTTTTTCAAAAGTGAATTCTTTTGATAAATCATACATATCCTTGCAGTGCTTTCTGAAGAAATCGTTCATAGAATACACAATACTATCACCAATGCCAGGAATATTCTTAAAATATTCTGCACCGTATACAGATAAAGTGCGCATGAACGCATCAAAATCTCCACCGACTTCATTTGAAATATCTTTGCTTGCTGATTTTCCGACCAATGGAATTGACAGAGAATATATAAATCTCTGAAGTGAAGTGTTACGAGATTTTTCAATAGAATTAAGAAGCTTTGTAACAGATCGTTTACCAAATCCTTCTAGCATACTCATTTCTTTTTCATTGGCAGATAGATAATAAATATCTCTAATAGATGTTAGCCATCCAAGATCAATAAATTTCTGAATTGTTGCTTCTGACAGTCCATCGACATTGAGTGCATTTTTGCTTACTGCATGGCTGAGTTTCCCAAGTAACTTACCTTTACAATCATCATTGGTACAAATAAGAACTTCTGAATCATTATCCTTTACGATTTTTGTAGGAGAACCGCATATAGGACATTTATCAGGAATAGTAAAATCACTACTTTTATCGATACTGTCATGTACTTTAGGAATAACCATATTGGAACGATATACTCTAATTCTATCTCCGATTCCAAGCATCATATCTTTAATATACGTAATATTATGAAGTGTTGCTCTTGTGGTAATAGCTCCATTCAAATCAATAGGTTCGAAAACTGCTACTGGGTTAATTAAACCTGTTTTAGAAGTATTCCATTCAATATTAGTAAGCTTGGTTTCAAACAATTCGTCTTCGTATTTATATGCCATTGAATGTCTGAAGAATTTGTCTGTCCGCCCCATAGAATCAGCTACTTTATAATTATCTACAGCTACAACTGCTCCATCATATGGAATATTGGCTTCTTCTGCTAATGTTCTTGTATCATCAAGAAAACTAATTAAGTCATCTTTTGTATGGCCTTTAGAAAATTTCACAAATGGTACAATTTCAAATCCATTTTCTTCAGCTAAAAACAAATCGTAACTTGGATTTTTATGTTCAAATCCTTTAATTACTCTCCATCCAACAAATCTCATATTTCTGCTTGCAGCTTCTTTACTATCTAATAATTGTAATGAACCAGACACTAGATTTCTTGGATGGCTATATTTTTTGTCAACAGGCAAATCATCATTAATCTTTCTAAAAGTATCCCATCCAATAATTGTTTCGCCATCAATAATCAATTCATCTTTATATGGAATTTCTTTTGGAATATTATTCATAGTTAAAACATTTTGGAGAACATCTTGTCCTTTTTCACCATCGCCACGGGTTTCTGCCGAAACAAGTTTCCCGTCTAAGTATCTTAACGAAGTTGTTAATCCGTCACATTTAACAGATATAAAGCAATCATTATCTCCAATAAAATTGATTAACTCATCAACAGATTTTGTTTTATCGAGAGATAGCATCTGATGGTTATGTGTCACTTCCTTTAATTCATCTGCAACTGAATAACCAACGTTATGCGTGGGACTATCTGCTAAAACAATTTCCGTAGTATACTCAAGTGTCGATAACTCATCGTACAATTTATCCCATTCGTAATCTGACATAATTGGAGACTGATTATAGTAAGCATCAGATGCATTATTAAGTGTATTAACAAGCTCTTTCATTCGTTCAATCTTTTCCATGTTGTTATTACCTCCTCTCCGCAAAATTCTTTTAAATATGTAAGCATTTCATCTTCTTCAGGGAAGAACGGATCCCGTTTCTTTTCGCTTTGAATCCATACTAAAAAATTCATCCAAAACTGACCTACTCTCCAGTCAGGCATATACGTCATATGTAATCGAGTTACCTCGTTATAAAAATCATATAATCTATTTGGATCTCTGATATTAATCACCTCTTTTAAAATACCTTAAGTGCCTGTCCGCACCTATCACAATAATGTTGTGCTGGCACATTTCTATCTATTGCATAGTTACACATAGGACACCATTTCTTACCGTTTACAATTTTCTTCTGCAATGGTATATTCCTTCTATTTAAGCATCTAAGTTCAGATTGCAATTTTTCATTTTCTTTTAATAATCTCGTTCTCTCATTAATAAGCCATTCTTTATTATATTCAACTTCTGGTTTAGAAATCATTTTCTTATACTGTTCAAGATCGTAGCCAGTTAAAATAATAGCATCTTCTATCATATTTTTATCTCCTGTTGAAATAAACAATTACTTGTGTACTTCATAAAACCATTCATTGTATAAATCATATCTATTTTGAATATTAAGCCAATTTATTTCCTTATTATTATCATTTGCCCACTTAATAAAATTAGCAATCTTTCCACAACAACTAAATTCGGGGCAACCTGCACGATAAATACAATTAGGAACTAACACATCTGATTCATAAGGATGTGTCTTATGTAATTCAATTTTGAAATCTTCTGCCAATTCAACTGCTTCTTGTGTAGCATTGCCACATAATCTTTTTCTCCAACTATCAATAAGGTTTTGCATATTAGCATAACCATCAAAATTAACCAATGCATCTTGTGGTTTCTTACCTCGTGGAGTATCATCAACTAATCTATCATCTCTTTGTGAACTAATAAATTTTTCAAATTTATGTCTCGACCACTCTGTACTCAGCCAGTAATAAATACTTTTCCAAGACCAATCAAACTCAAGTAATCTAATTGGCGAATGTTCTGATATAAGCAATTTCTTTTTAAAAGTATCCGTTGGTTCGTTCTCTGTAAAATCTTTGTTATCCGTGGTTCTACAATGATTCTTTACTCTCTTCCAATCATCCCCAAACCAGTTAAAAATTGTTTTCAAAATTAATCCTCCTATTTTTTAATCCTATGAAAGTCCAATTTGGTTACGCTTTACTATTTCTTTTTCTGCTATATGCTCTATCATTCTATCTGTCATATCAATAATTCCAGAGACATAACTATTGTCTACGTCTTCATTTTGGTAATTAATGGTAGTTCTTAATACCTCAATAGCTATTTTATATACATCAACTTCATCCATTAAATTTTCTCCTTATTAGTCCACACATACTCAGAAAACTTGTCCCAGTTCATCATTACTTGATCATAAATATCAATCTTAATATCATCTGCTTCTCCAACCCAAGGTAGGATAAGAACTTGATATTCTGATTTTGACCAAAAATAATACATCAAACTTTTTCTAAGCTGCTCAATAAAATCATCTTTGTTTAAATCAGATTTTAATAATTCATAAACTTCTTTTCTAAAACTTCCATGTTTAAAAATGTTCCATTGAATAATTTTTTTTGCGTTTGAATCATGATAATATACATTCCATTCCATAAAATGATTATCACCTCACATTTCTTCTACATATACAGCAATATATGGATTAATTTCTCCACCACATTTAGGGAATACAATTCTTACATCTTGAATAAGGTATTCTTCTCCATCTGTGTCAGCAATATCTTCTGTATTTATTTCTAGCGGAATTTCGTTTTCTTTCATATACTGTAATGATTTGATTAACTCACTAATATTGTCAATTTCATCATATCCTTTTAATTTATAACCTTCGTAGTTATTACTAAAAGCAATAATTCTTACGTGCATTATTTATACATCCTATATTAAGTTATTCTCTATTGAAAAGTGAGCGAATTGCTCTAAGATTTTAGAAGTTTTGGTTATGATTGATATCTTTATCTTATATTTTTTAATAATTTAATTGCTTCATCGCATAATTCTGCCCAACTGTATATGTAAAATTCTTCATATATTAAATTACAAGAAGAATCTCTTGAATCCAATTCTGTTACAATCTTTTTTAGCTTTTCTATTGATATTTGTATAATATCTTCTTCCAATTTTTTCTCCTTACGAAAGCGCAGTTTCATCTGCTAAAAAATGTACTTTTGATACTCAAAAGCGTCCATTGGTCTCAATTTAAACAAATTTTTTTCATGCATTGAATCAATTTTCCTTATAACTCCATGTAAAACCTTTGCAAGTTTTTTGTTTACCTGAACAACATGCTTGAATACTTTGATGACTTACACCTAAAGATTTGGCTGCTTCAGTTATACTTGTCCACTCCTTAATAAGATTATTATTCTTATCTTTTTGGAATATTGTTACCGCCCTCGTCCTATTTGGTGTTGTCGCTCTTTTGATTATTCCCTCAACATCAACATTCTTGCTATTATATGCCCACGCAAATCCACCTGCCGTCTTACAATTTCCTTTGCAACAATCTGAAATTTGACCAGATGATATTCCTGTCGCTCTATAAGCATCTTGTATACTATTATATTCTCCAATAATATTCTTATTGTTGATGTCCATTTGTACGACTTTTCTCTTGAAAACTCGTTTATTTTTTATTTGTAAATCATTCTTGATTTTTTTAGAAGAAAAAATATAATTATCAAACACAATGTTATTTTTTAAACATTTTTTATAAAATCCCTGTACTATTTTTTCTTTCGTATTAAAATTAGTGTATCTGATGATTAATAACGGAATATTATTTTCACTACAATATTTTTCTTTTAATTCGTCTAATTTTTTTCTATGTAAGAAATTCTCTTTCTTCTTACTATCCGATTCACTATTAAAAGTAAATGGAAAATAATGTTGCTCTCCTTGTAGTTCAACCAAAAATAAAAGTTTCTTATTTTCTGGATGAAAAATTGCAAAATCAAATGGTAATCTTCTTTTATATTTACAATCGTCAAATTTATATTGCGTATCAAATACAATATTTTCATCTGTTAAAAAATTGCTTAGTTCAAACTCTGCCACAGATGATAAACATCCGCACGATTTAAGTTTTCCAGTTGTTAAAGAAGTACACGAGGCATCAATTCCACCACCGCAATCACAATCACATCTCCACAACGACTTGTGATCTTTTATACCAAGGTATTCTTTTACAATTAATTTTCCAAATCGTCTTCCAATTAAATCCTTTATAAGTCTAGTTGAATTTTTATTTATACAACCACATGATTGTGTATGTCCAGATTTTAAATGCCCAGCAGCAACCAGAATTAATTTTGGATTGCCACAATCACATTTGCACCACCATCGAACATGACCACTTTTATCATTGTCTCCTCGTTTAATTGCTGTCAATTTCCCAAACTTCAAATTAGTTAAATCTTCTGCCATATTAGTCTATATGTCTCTTTAAATTTGTTTTATAATATGGAATAGGCATTCTTTTAAAACGATATTTTTCTACTCTATTATCTATTTCTCTCTTGATATTTTCGTTATCAATCTCTCCTGTTCTAATATACTTATCCATAATAGAATACTTAAATCCTAAAGCTTCTTCATCTGTACTTCCACATAATCCGTCAGACGGAACTTTTTCAATTAGTTCTTTTGGTAATCCAAGTTCATATCCAATTGCTTTTACTTCTTCAACTGTTAAATCAGATAATGGTGAAAAATCGCCTACTGCATCTCCCCATCTTGTTTCCCAAGATAACAGTGTCTCTGAAAGATTGCACGTATTCGCAACACGACCATTTACTGACTGAGAAATAGCATATAATGTAGCCATTCTGATTCTTGGTGGTAAATTAATTTTGGACTGTACAGATATGTTTAATTCGTCAAAACCTTGTCGTGTATCATCATAAACACCATAACGAATAGCATCGTACACACTATCTATAGTTTCTTTTATATTAACCTCAATACTTTTAATATTCAGTAATTCGCATAATTTATATGCATCCGTGATATCTGATTGATGTCCATTTGGCATAAGTACACCAATTACTCTATCCTTCCCAAGAGCTTCTACACACAGAGCAGCCACAACACTGGAATCCTTACCGCCTGATATTCCAATTACCGCATTACAATCCTTACCATTTTTATCAAACCAATATCTGATCCACTGTACTACTTCGTTTTTTACAATCTTTGCATCAAACATTTATATATTCTCCTCCTTACATTCGATTCATCACATCATAAAATCGAACTAAATATTCATATACATTTTCAGGAACTAATTCCTTTACTCTATTAAATTCTCCTTTTTCACACAAATCTCTTACTAAACTGGATGATGTATGATTTTCTGGAATTTTAATCTCTGTAAAGTGATCTCTATAATTAGTCAAATTAGCATCTTTCAATGCTTCATTCAAATTTTGCCCTTCTCTTACACATGCGACAAAATTATATTCGTTTACAAATGGCTCCCAATTATACCAACTGGTTAAAGTTTTGATGTTATCCATTCCAAGGCAGATATAATATTCATTGAATTCATAATTCTTTTCCGCTTCTTCTCTTAACTGAGAAATTGTATTATACGTTCTCTGCGGAAAGAAACTTGTTGTCTCAATATCTAATGCATGAATATTATTTTCAGCACAATTATCCATGGAATTGATCAATTCAACTCTACAATATCCAGGAATTAGTGTTTTCTTTTTAGCTACATATGTATCATGAGCCGGTATAAAATAGATGGAATCGGCATTAACTGCCTTTTTAGCAGCTAACGCCATATCTACATGAGCATTTGTAATAGGATTAAAACTACCAGGAATAAGTAAAATTTTATTCATGTTCCATTCTCCATTTAATACATCTGTTTAAATAATCAACATAGTCAGGATTTTTACACATACATTTACCGATAACATCTGAGATTTTCGCTACATCCATTCCATTACATTTAGTTGTCTTCATTACAATATTTAAAGCCGGTACGTCGGTATCATTGCTCAGATACGTGCCAATTCCAAATGCTACGTTTACTCTACCGTTAAAATGTCTAAATAACTGATCAGCTCTTTCAAAATCCAGACTGTCGCTGAATAACAATGTCTTTGTTTTAGGATTAATCCCCAAAGATTCATAGTGAGCGATCATCTTTTCTCCCCATTTAAACGGATCGCCGCTGTCATGTCGCACACCGGAAAATAAAGTTGCATATGTTAATTGGAAATCTTTCAGGAAGCAATCAGTTGTAATTGTATCTGTTAAAGCAATACCATTTAATACTCCATACTCTCTTACCCAGGCATCCAGTGCATACCAATTCGAATAAGAAGGATTGTGTTTGTGATTACCCTGTCCAGTACACATAATCCATTCATGAGCCATGGTTCCAACAGGAGTAAGATTATATTTCTTAGCAAGATATACATTAGATGTGCCTATGAATCTTGAAGAGCAATGAGCTGTATCATTTAGATGAGAAAATTTCTGTACTGCCAATTCTTGCGCTTCAGCAGATAGTCTACGTCTCAGTCCAAATTCAGAAAATGTACCTGCATACCACTTTCCACTCTTAAGATTTTCATACTTCTGGTCGAGTCTTTCTTTGAAGCTGTTAAGCAATTCATCGTAGTTATATGCCATTCTAAAATAAACTTCATTTACAATCGCTAGTGTAGGAATCTCATACATTGAAGTATTCAACCATGTGCCTTTTGTCTCAATAGATAAACCACAAGGAGAATTTGTTGTAATCTCAAAATCCTCGTATCTGGGCTGCCACAATCTCAGAAAATCTACATATGATCCTTTCATCCACTTAATATTATCAATGTATGTGAGTTCATCTTCTGTGAATCTAAGACCACAGTACATCTTAATCTGTCTTCTGATCTCCTCTACCATTGCAGGTGTAAAGAACACACCCTTATTTCTACACTTAAAACTCCAAGTGGTCTTATAATCACTGAACTGATGATAGATTGCTTGTCCCATTGAAAACTTATACATGTCATTTTCTAATAAGCTGTTAATAATCTGTTTCATATCATTACTCTCCAATCACATTAATCTGACAACTCTTCATTACTTCCATAGCTGCCTTATGTCTTTCTAACGAAGATCCTGCACAGCAACTAGCGTCTACAGTTACCTCTACTTCTGGATATAATGTTTTTATAATGAGAGCGTTTGTAACTACGCAAATATCTGAATCCAATCCACAAAGTTCTATTTCAACATTTGGATAATGACCACAGATATAATTTCTTAAATCATCATCCCAAAATCTGTTTCCAAATGTATATTTATCGATAATTTTATAATTGCTAGGAATGATTTCAAGACCTATATTCCATCCATGTGTTCCTTTGATGCAATGTTTAATAGGAAGTTTCTTTCCTTCAGGTGTTTCCAAATAATCTTCTTGATGGGTATCTCTTGTAAAAATAATGGTGTCTCCATTTTTCTGATATTCTAAAATCTTGTCCTTTACTCTAGGAACGATGGCTTTTGCTTCTTTACTTCCAAGCTCTCCATCAATAAAATCATTCTGCATATCTACTACAATCAAAATTTTTTTCATCATTCTACCTCTCTTTTAATTTATAATTTTCTAAATGAAAGCCGTATTTAGTCTTCTCCAACATAAATTAATCTGTCAATATAATCTCTGCCTTCACCTTTAAAAATAGGAATTTCTGTATCAATAACCCATTCGTTTTCAGATTTGGATGTATTTCTCAATTGAGCTGTTACTGTTACTCCATCATTATTATCAATAATAATCTTATTTTTTACACAGCAACTTCCTCTCTTCTGATATGTAGGTAGATTATTCCAGTTAATTCCTTTTTGAGTCATCAGCATATCCTGAATATCATTACAGGATTTATTCTGTATTTCCTTATGTGAGAAATTAGCCTGTCCAACCATCTGAATTGAATTTCGAGTTGCATCAAGTTGCCTCCAGTACACCAAATTCGTTACTTCTTCTTTAGGAATATTGAAACAACGAGCATCAAACATTGCACCTTTTTTAATAGCTTTTTCATGCACTAGCCATAAATTTCTCAATTTTTTATTTTTGTAATTAGGATTGAAAGTTTCATCATCTAACCACTCATCGGCAAATGTATGGCTTTCGGCTTCTACATTATTAGCAAAAGCTCTATTAAATGCTACCGTAGCCATACTTGCCGCAATACTACAAATCTTCTGCACTTCATAATTAAACCAAGCTGAAGATGTAAGTTTCTTATAATCAACAAGAATCAATGTAATCTCATCTGACTGTGTGTAACCAAGAACACAGCCCTGAATATTCTCACATAAGTATTTCATTGTTTCCTGCATTGACTTAATTAACACTTCATCAAATGGCTTATGAAATCCTCTTGTGAATGTGTGAAACGCTTTTCCATCAATGCGGATAGCAACTGGACATCTCCTCATTAACTTTGTCTTAGGAATCTGCTCATAAAATGTTTTCATACGGCAGCCTAAATCATCATGTACCGGCATAACTTATTTCTCCTTTTCTTCTCCAATATAAATCCACAGTAAATCATCGTTATCACAATGAACATTCATCAAATTCACATATGAAAAATAGATTACGCATGGATATTTATCTGGTATATTTTCAAATTTACCGCTTCTGTTATAATATTCTCTTACTGTCTCAAGGATTTCTCCTGTTTCTTCGTCCCATTTTCTTTCAAATCCATAATATGCTTCATATTCCTCTACGCAACCGAAAAAGTTTTCAGTTTTTTCTATAAATTGAATCATCTCTTCTTCTGAATTAATGACATTTAAAGGATAAACAGGCGTGAATGCATCACACGAGTTACACCAACTGCATGGAATAATTTCATTTTTTATTAGGTTTGGTTCTATTTGATTTCTGATTTCACAAGTATGTAATCCAGCAATGTGATGGATGCATATATCACAACATTTTTCATCATTACAATTCGTTAACTTTATGATTTCATGGTTATTATTTTCAGCATAAACTGGTTGTAATTTGTATCCAGTATCAGTTTTTATGATATTCTTAAATCTATTGAGATAAAAATCTCTATCGTCCATTAAATATTTATTCATACAAAACCTCAAATTAATCTGTTAAAATAAAATGTACATACTGTCCAATATGTTGTTTTAGTTCATAATCCAAATTATGTCCACCAATGATTAGATCATCTACATTAAATCCTTCGATTGTATATTCAGAGTATCCAACATAATGTCACTGTGTTAGCAAATTTCCAGTTACCACATAACTCTCGAAATTCATTTGTGCTTCTTCTAAAGTACATTCTTCATCAGAAAACCAAATACTCAAATGTGCATCTTCTATAGTTGTTAACTTCCTTCCAAGTCCTTCATCTATTCTCATGTAATCGAAATAATCCATAATCAGGCAAGAAAGACTTTCGCAGTTCCAGCTATAATCATTCCTACTGTTTTTAAGTACTATATTTCCACAATTGGATGTGTCCAACCATCCTTGTAAAATTAATTCCATTTATCTCTTCCTTATTCGTTTTATTCTATATCAATGTCAAGCGGTAATCCTCTACGTCTACTCAACTCAATATCTCCACACTGCAATTCAGAAAGTCTTTCCTTACACTGTTCATCAGTTTCATATCCTGAACAGAATAATCTATCATCAGGTGCTCTCCATTTCCTTACTAAATCAATGATAAAATATAAAACTGTTCGTTGTGGATTGTATGGTTTTGTGCAGATAATATATCTATCATCTCTAACTCGAACCGTGTATGGTCTTTTCTCCCCTGGAATATATACTTTGTCTCCAATACTTACTTTCATATATTCTCCTTTTGAAACACAAATTTAGTTATAACTTTTCTCCTATTTCCGAATCGTTACCAAAAAGTTGGAGTATCTGGCTTTTCCAAAGAAATTACATAGTCTGCCTTGTAATGGATACCTTCAATATACCCATCAAATTCTTTATAGAGACGCCAATAATACGGACTGATACCTGTATTCATTTTATTTCTTAACAGCTCCATATTTCTTTTCCGCAGATTGATTTCTTCTCGTATCGCCATTTTTTGTGAATCCCATATGAGTCTGGGAAGTACATCTGTAAGATGCATATATATTTCCGTTTCTCTGATATAATCTCTTATGACTTCTATCATGATTGGCATATTATCCTGTAATATCTTGTCTCCTCGTAATGTATACTGATATACCGCAAGGATCAAACGATTATCACAATCTCTCGGATTTATCAGTTCAGCAACCTCAAATCGTGACTCATCATATAAATTTGTTTTATTCTTCATAGATATTTTTTCCGAAATCGTTATATTCTCTGCCTTCAATAACATTAGATAAACATTCTTTACATTTTTCTAATGCATAAGCATATGCGTTATTATAGATCGCCTGATCATGTTTCTCAGTACATCTTTCAAATATACTATCTATTGCAAAATCAATCCCATCTGAAAATCTATTAAGTCTTCCAAGAATATCAGATCCATCATTAAAAAGCACACCAGTAGGTTTTGAAATATTTTCAATATAGTTATTTGTGGCTTCCGATTCTTGTTTTGTAGCATTTCTCATAGCATATTCGAATGCTCTTTTTTCATCTTTTCCAAGCCATTTTACCCATGCTCCACAATCATTACAGTACAATCCAGTCGCACTACCTTTTGTTTCTGTATGTAAAGAGATACTTCCACACTTTTTACAACAGTTCTGATACATAATTATTCTCCTTTACTTCCAACTAATACTCCAATATGACTCATTCCTATAGCATTCAGTTTCTACTTTATATCCTAATTTTTTTAATCTTTCTACTGTCTCATGTTTAAGATTTCCTTCTCCACTAATTGAAAATTCTCCGTCTGCAATAGCTTTCTTTATTTTATCTAAAATTTCAGCCAAGTCTTGCAAAATTTTGTTCGCAATGTTTTCCTTTGTCATTTGATTTGCTTGAGATGCAGATGGAAGTATATCCATCTGAATTTTAGGAATAGATGAATCTACACAATAATTTTTATCCGAACATCCCATACAAAACTTATAACTTCTACTATCTTTTGGATATTTACAACTCATACCTCGTTATTCTCCTTTTTTACATTGCAATAACTCATTTATCAAAATATCTTCTATCCTATATAATTCTTGTCCGCTTATAATATTATTTTTAATACCAAGTATTCTCCAAGCGTGTTCACCAGCAGATTGGAACATATGAAAATAATAATCTTCGTCAACATTATAATTTTTGACATTGTATTTTTCTGCACTTTTTGGTGTAAGAATACATTCATAAAATTGTCTAACCATATCTAAAAGAGCAAGTTTTAAACGTAAGTTTTCTTCCTTTAATCCCATATTAATCTCCTTATGAAAGAATGGATTCTTCTAAAATTCTATTTTCTGTCCTACATATTTTTGAAGTTGATCTAACACATCAGCATGATATGTCTTAACAACATAATTCGTATCAAGAGTTATTTTTGTAATTACGTTATTATTATCTACATAAATCTCGCCTAATGTTCCTCCTGGTATTCGAATATAAATACTGTGATCACCAGTAATCAGAATATAATGATGCCAAAAACCATCTGGATCGATTCCAGCTAATTTATCTAATTCATATGTAAGATTACAATAATAATCTTTTTGAAAAGGTTTCGAATATTTATTAATCAACTTCATTTCAAATCTCCTCTCGAAATGTGGATTTCTTATACTTAGTTATTCTCTGTTTAATATACCCAATCATCATTTCTAACCTGAAATACATCACCACATTCTTCTATATCTGAATAATTGTACGTTGCCACATTCATCGCATATTTATCAATCTCATAAGCTTTGTATTTAATGTTAGTAAAACCCATCTTTTCTAAACAATATCTTCCTGTTGCAATTCCATCATATAAACTTAAAACTTCTATTGGATAATCTTTTGGTACATTTTTTAATCCTTGCTCCAAAATATGAATAATAACTTCTGCTGTCCACCCATTTCCAATTTGTTTGTATCTCTGTGTTGCGCTATTTTTAGGAGCTGCTGTATACCCATCTGGTAAAGTTTGTAATCGTTCGCATTCTAATGGAGTAAGTTTTCGAATGACATAATATCCGTCATTTAATTTGATAGGATATAATCCATCTTTGTAACCAATTAATCCATCTTTTACTAGATATATCATCTTGCCATCGACTGATAAGTTACCATTTTCAAACCATTTAATTTGTTCATATTTACTTAAATCGATTACTTGGATTTCTTCACACATGACATTATATGGAACGCCTTTATGTAGATTTGCTAATAGACATTGTGATTTATCTTTATTAGATATTTGAATATAGCCAAAATCAAAATGATTTCTACCACCAGCTACCGTTCTAACCATATACTCCATTTCCTTTTCAGTCAGATGTTTAAAACTATCTTCCGTGATAGATATTGGAGTCATATACAATCCTGTTTTCGCACCTTGTCCACCACCATTGCTTGTAAGATTTACACTCTTTCCGTCGGAACTATAAACTCTATGTGCTTGAGCTGTTGTATCAATATCACCAATACGAATAGGTTCATTAGCTGTCTGAATGACATTGCCAGATTGATGTTTCAATAAATAAGCATTTTCATTCTCTACGATTCCATATTCAAGTATATCTTTTAAGAATATATGTCTATCACTTGGTTGAGAAACATTAGGAATATTCGTACAATATATTCTTTTCCTTTGCTGTGCAGATACCATGGCACTATTGATATGTAAAAGTGGATAGCCAAGATCTTCACTAATTTGATTCTTAATCTCATCGGCTGCGGATTCATTATTTTCATATAAAAATATATCTGGCTTCCATTTTTCTTTTGCTATTACATAATTTAGAAATAATTCCCATCCTATGCCTTCAGCTTTTGTTTCACGATTCTTCCTCTGAGCAATAGACCAGTGTGTGCATGGAGAACCACCAATTAACAATTTTAATGGCTCTCCAATACTGATCTTTTCTCGCAAATTATTTTTTTCATCTGGTATAGGTAGACGTACCTATTTTAGATGGTTTTTGTAAAACATTGTTAAAAAAGAAAGGATTTAACAGTAAATTCTAGGATAAAATGATTGCGCAATCTCTGTAGATTAAAGCATTTTGACAGAGAACAATGAAAAAAATATTTCTTTGTATTTTAAGTCTTAATGACTATTCTAATCGTGTGATAACGGTAATTAGAAAAACTAATCACTTCACATGTTTGATATCTTTCATCATATTTATCTAATAAATGCTTTCCATCGGATAATATATAACTTCCTTTTTTATAAACCTGTAATAGATTTTTTAGAATCATTTTTTCATTTCCTTACAAAATTGTTTATATTTCCTGGTATATTCATAAGAATTGCCGAAAATATTATTTACTGCCTTATACAATTTAGGCTCATATTTTTCAATTACTTCCAGCTCATATTCAAAATCTCTTCCGAATGGACAGCCAGCGCAACCAGTTCTTTTTAATCCGTATTCTGTATAACAACTACTATGCTCGATTGCATAAGCAGCATCATAACAATCTTTATCGTTGTTCTTATACCAAAATAAAGGCCTGTAGTTATCACAGCCAGAAGCGTTTTCATCAAAACAAGATTTATATGCCGTAGCTCTAGTTCCACCCTCTGCTTTCCTAACTCCAATAATATTTAGATCATAATTTACTTCATTTATAAGCTTATGCATTACATTTTTCTTAGCATATAAACAACATTTTGAAGATATGTTAAACTGTGGCGGATATTTAACCATGTATTCCTTTAAATACTTATTTCTACGAATATTGAAAGTATCTGATTTCTTCTTATTACACCACCATTCCAATGCACTTTTACATCTCGGATATTTCTCATATAATTCATCGAAAGATTTATCCTCCCATTTGAAATTATGTTTCTGTAATCTTGAAATATAATCGCTGACTTGCTTTGATATGAATGGCTGACCATATTGTTTACATGATACTGGAATTGGTTTTATTGCTCTATATGAATAAATTTTTATATTGTATTTTTGTTCAAGATATTTTAAGTGATCTTTTGTTGCTTGATACTCTAATCCAGTATCAAACCATACATATGTGACTTTATTATATTTATCACATTTCCAAACAATATCAAGCATTACATCGCTATCAGATCCACCGGAAATAGCACATGCAATTTTCTTATATTTATCACTATTTATTTTTGACCATGCTCTTATTAAGTTGTCTCCTATTACTGAATTCACAGGACAATCCTGTAATAGTTCTTCAATTGTATTAGCTTTCTGTACCAATATGTACTTTCCTCACTGAAAATTATTTCATTTCCGTGAGGTAAAGCCATACTTAGTGAGTGTCCTTTTACGTCACTATCACATTACTTTTTCGATTTATATAAACCAATGATTCGTCTTATAAATCATCGTGACAACCTTTGCTAATCAAAGGTGTTAAATACATACGGTGATAAAAAGTTAACCAATCGGCAGCACAGCCTCGCCTAATAAGTCAATGCTGTTTATGCTACACTCTACCATTTTGTGATTAGGATTGTCTCTGTTATAATCCTGTACGAACATATCAATCCAAAAATCTACATATTCATCTTCATCTTTGGAGTCCATAATGGCATATCTATCTACCGTCTTATAATTATTTTTCTCAGTCATATAAGACAAATTAATCTTATATACCGGTAGAGTAATTTTAGTTTTTAGAAAATTTTTAGGATGAATACTCTTTAACTTATTCTTCAAATCGTCATCGTAGATTTCTAATGTATCAATTCCAGTTTGAATTGAACAGTTATCAAAAAATTCACTTGGATGCACTGCTTTCACCACCTTTCTATATATTTATTCTCCATTAAAACAAAGCGCAACCTTGATTCTTAAAAGTATCAATCTGCTTATTCCAATCATCAGAAGTCCAACCAAATTCTTTCATAAGACATTTTTTACAATAAAATTTATTGATATTTCTGCCATGCAGTTTCAAATTCATTGATACAACTTCTTTATGTTTTATTCTCTTTTTACAACCACAACATTCCTTATTAAAATATTGAACTGCCACTTCATGATCCAGTCCATTGTACTCTGCAAATTCTTCTATTACTTGATCAGTCGGTTCATCTCTAAAAGTCCCACCACTCCAAGCTTGCGTAAGATATTCATTTATACTGCAATTCATAATTATCCATTTCTTATTATTGATGAAATCATCTCTTAAGATATTTCTCCATCTATTGTAAGCATATGGATACCAATACTTATCCAGGATCCATGTTGACTTCGCATAATATGGGCATGATACGTGGCATCCGCAGCGAGAATATCCTTTTTTATACTTTGGATTTATTTCAATGTCTTTCCAGATTGTATAAAGCCATATATCCATTTCAGTCCATTTTCTTATAGGCAAAATGCCTTGCCAACACGTTTCTCCCCACTCAGTTTCATTTATCCATTCATCCTGATAATCACTACGAGTATTGGATTCCTCATTTCTCATTCCCATCCACATTAGATACGGATGGTTGTGATCAAGCTGTGAAACCATTACTCCAACTTTGAATATACGGCAGCAAAAACGACTCATTCTTGATGGTATGATATTGTCTGACTCTATATACTGATAAAATCCTCTATCGGGATTCATGATCTCACAATTATGAAATTGTTTAGCCATTATATAAGTGTCTGCACAATCAAGTGAAGTATTGTTAAATATAGCCTTCGTGTTTGGATATAGTTTTCTGACAAGATGACAGGTAAGCATTGAGTCCTTACCCATAGATACCGGAATGATTGGAGTGAAGTCTTTGAATTTCTTCATCTTCTCTCTAATCAGATTTAGAGAATCAGTTTCAAGCTGTACTAAATGTTCTTTTTGTAGGTCAATTAAACGCTCCCAGCTCGATAATGCAACTTCTGATACATTGTCATAATTCTTCAGTTTTACTACTTCTACTGTTTCCAAATCATCGGAAACTTTTATCCTATAAAATTTATGTTCCTGACCTTGTAAATCAAATCCTTTTATGATTTGTTTATCAAGCCAAAAATAACCTTCTATTAAATCAGGTAATTCCTCACCTGAAGTATTTCTCAAAAATGTAATATACTCATCGTATATCGGATTCATACCAACCATTTACCGAATCCATCGGTGAATGGCAATAGAACAATCGGCTTGGTTTAGAGCCACTCCGTTTTATTTTACGTTATGATTCACCATACTAATCTCATAACAACCTAGTTTCACTAGGATAAGGTACTCTCCTTTCTTGTTCTTAAAATTTTCATTTATTTGTTTCCTCTTGTGTCATACTAGATAAATGGAAACGGATTAACATACTTAAGTATTTCACTTTGAATTTTACCGCTTTCATATAAATGTTCAGCCATATCAATCCAATTTTGCGCAGATAAATTGAAATATTGCCTTACGCAATTCTTCCATCGTTTATATTCAAATGATTTATGTGTAATATTTTCAATTCCATTAATACATTTATCATATGTTCTTTTAGCATTTGCATTAGAAAGTGACTTATATCTTCCATAAATAAACGCTTCTGTTGGATCATATGGGCTTCTCATGTCTGTTAATGTTCTGTCATATAATTCTGTTGATGCATTATATAAACAATGGAATTGGAAATATATATCATCCTCATTCGACTTATAATAATTTATGCTACTTTGTAGCAATAAATCATACCTTATTTTATTCTGAAACATATTACTCCTTCGGTTCTATATGAAATTTTAGTTTCGTTATTTAGTTTTACAAACCAAAATTTCAATATCTGTATCAGAAAATACATCTTTAATAATATCTGATACTTTGCTCCACTCTAAGCGATCCAGTCCACAACCAATAACCGGCATTGCAATTTTCTTACAATCTAATGGTAAATGTATTCTGGCAATATTTAATGCTTTTCTTAAAGTTTCGTATGTTGGCTTCTGCCAATATCTTTCTTTTGTTATAAGATTTATAACTCGACCTTCAATAAGTGCTATACCGCCATATCTATAATGATGGTAATCGTTAACAAAATTAGGATATTTTGTTTGCAGTTTATTTTTTATATCAAATCGTTTATTAAATTCTATGACTATACCTTTGCCCATCCCGAAATCTGCGCTAATGCAATGTGCTAAATAATAATCTTCTGACACTGAAAATAAATCTCTTACTTCTTCCTTATATATCATTATGTTCCTCCGTATATTTTATAAATCCATAAAATACGACTTCATATACACCATTTCATTTACAGTACCATTTTTGTTTGTCTCTGAGTATTTGAAGCTGTAACTGGTCACATTTGACACGGTTCCTTTCTTATGATTATTCTGAAATTCTTTTGCAATTTTGTCCATTTCTACACCTTCTTATAATTTATTAGTCAGAGACCAAGTAGCTAATGTTTTTACCATGTTTTTTCGCATATTCAATTTATGATTTTGTTGACTCTCCGATATAACCGCCAACATTAATTACAAAAATTTCATCAGCCATGTCAATTTTTCTCTTATGCATATCATCTAGCATTAACTTCTGTTCGTCAGAAAATATATCACCGGCATGTCCAAAACATCCCACAGAGATAACAATATTTTCTTCTAGTGTTAACTTCTTTTGTACTTCCATAAATTGATCTTTAAATTTCGTACTTCCACACAAAGTAATTACTTTATAATTTTCAACCATTTCTACACCTCACTCAAAACAACGCTTTCATCTTAATATTTTGACCAATCAATAACCACATACTGCTTGTAACTAGGATAATATGTAGTAGTTCCAGTCTGTTTTCTACACCAATCATCTAACAGTTCCTGTAAGGATGCTTCGTCACACTGCTCATAAGCATCTTCGTGTAAATTTGTACAAGCGTCTTCTATCACATTAGCTGCGTCAATAAAAATCTTTTCAACAGAAGTAACCCATAATCTCTCTGGTCTATTATGGATATCTTCATCTGAATAGTTACAACAATAATCTTCAAAGAAGTCATCCACCGTATCGTAATATTCGTCGAATTCTTCACAATACAGCATAGTGTTAACATCTCCTTCGTTGACTTCAACAGCATTTGCTACTTTCTCATTCCATTCATTTATTCTATTTTCTTCATCGGCTTTCTTCTGACCTTCACAATCACAATGTAAATATGCTTGATTTTTATAAGGCCGTCCACAATATGGGCATAAACTCTGTACTCCGTTATAACAACTTCTACAAAATGATAGAGCTTGATGTTTATATGGAAAACGATATTTTCTACCAGCTTCTGAAGTATCACCTTTAATGCCATATATATTGTCTTCTATTCTCATACCAAGTCCATTACAGACAGGACAGATTCTTTCATGTTCAGTAAGGTTTTTAATAAGATTTTTAGAAAAAGATTTTTGAATTGTTTTATATAGATCCACTGTTTCTGTACGTATCAATCACACCACCTGCTTTCACAATATCAATAGCGTCTTCTTCATTTACAACATCTCTTGAACTTAGGGATGCACTATCATCTATTCTATATGTAGCTTCTTTTAATTCTTCAATCACTCTATCTACATCATAAGCGCATTTCTGCTCACAAATAATCTGCATTACCTCTGATTTTCTAACATAACCCATTTCAGATTGAAGTCTGGATAATGCTTTGCGTAATACCACTTTATCAATTAAAAAACTCATATTAAATTTGTCACTTTCTATCTTCAACAGAAATAATAATATTAATATTCGTTAATATTTGTAAAATATTCCAAGGTCGTCCTTCATATTCCTTATCAATTTCGATAAACCTTTCAACAAGTTCTTTGATTGGAACCGTTTTATCAGTATCCATCATTTTCTCTTCGTAAAATAGAACTGTTCTTGGGTTATCATCATTATATAAACCTGTTGATAATAAATACTCCTTCATCTCTTCTTTTGTCATATTATTACCTCATTCTTTCGAAACCTGCGATTCATTCAATATCTAAAATTTCTTTTGGACAATAGATAATTTGTTTTCCAGCTTTCTGAGCCTTACGGATTGTAGACCATACACCGCCAGATTTATTACCATCCCAAATTGCTAATAATACGTCACAATGGTCAACCATATACTGATCTCTTACATTGTCACATCCTTTATAAAATTTGTCAGATAACTCAATCCATTCATCTGCTTCATTTTTCAATTTACTATAATATTTATTAGACTCATTATAATTTTTACATGGCAATACACAATGTAATTTTAAATCTCTATTTTTCTCCATTTCTGGTGAAATTTGTCTATAACTTTCCTTAATGACACAAGCATTTAATCCAATTAAAATATCAGAGCCATTTGCCATACCACAATAAACATCTGATGCATTAAGAATTTGATTAAAAATCCAATGTCCAATTTTCATCCACTGAATGTCTAATTCATCGTCTGGTAGTCCTAATCTCTGCGGTCTATGTCCTGTTAATGCTACTCTCATATAAACTCCTTATTCCAACCAATTATTATCCAAATAATAAAATCCATATACAACGACACAAATAAAAATAATCCAAAATACCCAGAAAATAACAATTGCAAAATTAGATTCCAAATATTCTATTGTCTCGTCAATTGTCGAATTATTATAAAAAGGCGTATTGTCTGAAATGGTTTTATTTCTTAAATCAGTAAAAATTGTTCCTTTATACTCTGTACCAATGCCATAGTATACATATCTTACATGGCTTGATTCCTTAATTGTATCGATATAATCTTCACTTGGTAAATTAATTTTGTAACTTTCAAAAGTCACACCACAGAATGAAATTTCTTTACATTTAATATCTTCACTTCCAACTCTATCCCAAGTCCAATATGTTTCTGTCCTTGTATGAGTTTGTCTTGTTTTTCCACTGCCCGTTGTATATGTAGCAACTCTTGTATGCATCGTATATCGCTCTTTGACTTTTTCTACATACATATATTCTCCACCAATTTCAGGATATGTGACTGTATCTACCGCTTTTAAATCACCATATACAAACGCATTACCAACATTAGTATCCATACCATACTGAAACAAATCCTGACTTTCTATTTTGACAGCTTTATTATATATTTCGTTCTGATCCATTTGGTGTTCAGAAATCTTTGTAGAAATCAGAACACCAATAAGAATCATGACAGCAATAATTGAAATGCTGGCTAAAATCTCACGCTTAGTAATCTCAAAATTTCCAAGATCAAATCCTCTGCTATGTTTATATGTATATCCCATATTTTATTCTCCAAAGATATGCTGCGGCGCATCAACAGGCGCATTGTAGTCCAAATACTGATATTCTTGAATTTCGTATCCTAAAATATCAAGAAACATTCTTGTAGGGAATTTTCTAACGTATCTCTTATATTCCTTAATTTGCTTATTATAATTACTACGGTATTCAGCAATTAAATTTTCAGTCATAGATAATTCATTCATAAGTGTCTTATAATTTTCATTAGACTTTAATTCAGGATAAGCTTCTGCTACTGCCGTAATTGCCGTTGTGACATTTTCAATATCACCAGTAGATCCTCTGCCATCTACAATAGCCTTTAATGTTTCTGATTCATGGTTATCATACTGTTTTACACAATCAGCTAGGTTATATACCAAGTCAACTCTTCTCTTTTCCTGGATTTTGATATCAGACTGTGCGGTATTAACCTGTTCCTCAAATGCAATAGCTTTATTTTGCGAACTCTGAATTCCAAATACAATCATCAAAATAACTGCTAAAACTCCTACTACAATAACTACAGGTACTTTCCAATTTGTGTTATTTTTCTTCATTATTATTCTCCATTAGTATATTTACAAAACCATCCAAATGTTTATGATCCATTTTAGAAAGTGCTTTTAGAAAATCATATGTATTCATATCTACCACACCAGATGAATAACTTGCATCTTCAATTGATTTTCCATTTAATAATAATTCCGTGAACATTTCAACTTTCGTCATATAGTATGCCTCCTCTTGTTTAAATAATTGTTGTTTATTTTGTTCTGATAGTTCTAAAAGTTTACACCATTCTGCGGTATAATTACCTATTATTTCTTCTCCGCTAGAAGAAATTTCGAATGGTATATTATATTGCCTAGATATATTTCTTAACTCATTAATTGTTTTATCCAATTATCTTAATCCCACCTAATTGCAACGTTTATTGTATAGTTTTCGAGACAGATGAAATAACGGCTTCGTTACTGTATCCCAAATAAGTCATGCAATCACATTTCAAAATCTAACTTCATAACCCTAAAGTAATAAATATGTGCATTTCCATCAATACTACATTCTTTATTGTTAGCATAAATTTTTGTAACATTACCAGTTGCTAAACTAGCATTAGAATTTTTGCCATGTACATAAACGACTGAATCTCCAACTTTTAACTCATTACCTTTACAATCTTTCATATAACTACTTTTGCTCCTCTATTTTTCATATAAAGCATCTTGAAATTGTTTTCTAAACTTCTTATATGCAGAATCTCTTTGACTCTCTGTCAACACTCCATGAACATAGCAATACTGAATGCAATGTAATAGTTTCTGTAATGACTTTGCTTTGTCTCCAAGGGTACAACCCTGTTTATTTACATATTTTTCTAAATTATCAAGTAGTGGATCAAATCCACTCATGTCTATTATTTTTGCCAATATATTATTCTCCTCTTGAAACGAAAGTTTCATCTGTTCTTCATTTTCACTATTTTTTGTGTTGTTATCCTCGCAAACCCTTGATTTATAAGGTTTTCAGAGCATTGATTTTTATAAAATTCGGCAAATCATTAAAAATGCCGTATTTTACTCAATTTTTACCGGTTTTCAAATTTTCATGCTCTGTAACCATTGATTTTACTAGGGTTACAGAGCGAATGAAATCCGTCTTTCATTGTCTTTTTGAGTTTCTGAAATGTCCTATTTATGGGCATTTCAAAGACTCAAATTATTTTTCTACTATATTATTCTCTGTTTCTAACATCATCCAAGTGTTTCTCTTATTATGACTTGTTCTAATGCACTGTAAAAATGCTTCTGGTTCAGCTAACAATAAACATCTCTTCTTTGCTCTAGTCAACAATGTGTAAAGCATACAGTTATCAAGAAGCTGATGATGTGTATTATCAATAATGCCAATTACCGTCTTTCGACCAGCTCCTTGTAACTTATGTACTGTCATAGCATAAGCAAGATCTAAAGCAGCTAATTCTTTTTTGGTATATTCTATAATTTTATCTTTCCCAAAGATATCAGTGTAAGTTACTTCACAATATTCTTCTTTTTTCTTGCCATCATATCTTTCACTTATTTTTGTTACATATCCAATTTCACCATTGAATACATTCTTATCATAATCATTAATTGTTTGCATAACTTTTGCACCAAGTTTGAAAGTTGTATCAAAACCTTCAATTCTCTCTAAGACATCACCAAGTAATTCATTTTGAATAACCTTGTTAATTTCATTTGTACTATTTAAACAATCTTTTCTACGAGGTACTGCAATAACTACATTGTCAATTCCATCTGATGCAACAGATTTAATGAATGTCTTAACAGCAATATTAAATAATGATTGTCGATTTGTACGGAACATATAATACATATCCTGTAACTCACCATGAATAATTCGTGGCTGTAATTTCTCAGATATAGGATTTATATTCTCACGAATCTTATTTGCATCAACAAGAATACCTGATTTTTCAGCCTGTCTCATAGGTTTTACTAGCTTACTCACAACTGAATCATCAAACATTTCAATCAGATCTGAGAACACATTACCAAATCCGATAGGTGGTAACTGCTTATGATCTCCTGAAATAATAATTCTTGTATTATCTCCGATTGCTTCAAGCCAATGTAAAAATAAACTTGCATTAACCATACTTCCCTCATCGAGAAATGCAACATCTGTAATCAAATGGTTATCCTTGTTGTATGTAAAATCATTTAAACCCTGACATCCAAGTGTTCTATGAATAGTCATTGCAGGAAATTCTGTTGCTTCTGTAATTCTTTGAGCTGCCATTGCTGATAATGCTGAAGCTGTCATCATATAATTATTCTCCATATAAGCCTTAACAATTGCTCGCATTATTGACGTTTTACCAGTTCCTGCTTTTCCAGTTATCAGACTAACAGTTCTATGTAAACTCTTATTAATCGTATCTAACTGTTCTACTACATAATCAAATCCTTGTTCTTCTTCCGCATGTTTAATTGCTTTATCAATCGCTTCATCAGAAATATTGATTGTTGTTTCAATATGAGATTTATTCAGAATCAAATGATAAATCTGCATCTCAATGTCGTAATAATATTTCAGACCAATTCGACCATTATCAATATAAAGAAAATCATTATTTTCTAATAGCCAATCAATTTTATTGCAACACTCGTATATATTATTACTTATGGCTGCCCTTAAAATTTTATCAGAGCACCATGTATGACCCTTATTTTCTCCTAAGTCTTTGAAATAATATTTGATAAAAGCTACAAGTCTTTGTGTAGAATCAATAAGTTCAGGTTTTAATTTCAGTGCTAAATCATCACATTTACGAAACCCAATTCCATCAATTTTTGTCATGATGTATGGATTCTTTTCTAACTCTTGCTTTAATAAAACTGGATTTGGTTCTTCTGAAAGCAATTTTTTAATCATTGCATAAGTGACACCAATTGGTTTTAGCATTGAGATAATGTCAGAAATGAGATAGTTATTTATGATTTTTTCCTTAATTTTATTCCAAGTAATTTCTCTAACACCTTTTACAAGACTATAATCAATAGTTTTTAATGTACCATTCGCTACATCATTCACTATATTTGGATATGCATTTATTAAATTATCAGCCATCCATTCAGGAATCATTGATTTCAAAAATAATAACTGTGTTTCTCTGCTTTGTGGAATAATGGCGTATATGGCGATCGGTGTATATTGATCGCCATATTTTTTATCTTTTTTATATTTCGCTTTAACTACATATTCTCCACCAACAATTAAATGTTGCATCTTTCCTGCCAATTTACTCATTTTTTTATCATCAATATCATTTACAGAATTATTATCACCAAACGGATCGAATGTTTTTGTAGGTTTTGTAAAGAATGGAATATCATCTTTTGTTAAAAATCCAAAGACACCCCACGTTGAATCATCCGAGTAATATTGCTCATATGTAATTATCGCTGTGAATTTATAAATCTCATCTTCATCCAATTTAGACTGATACTCCTTTCTTTCTCACATATTCAAGCCATTTGCTATATGGTTTTAATTTTTCTACAATTACTTTTTCTTCGCTGTCCTTCTTACAAAGAATTGCTACTTGCTGTCCCTTTTTTACTAAATCTTCATATTCCTTTAATTGACTATGCCATACAATTCCTTCAACAAGTCCAAAACTTGAATAGATGTTTATATATGCGAATTGCTTACCATTCTTATCTTTCTTCTTTTGAACCTTTGCTATAATTCCAACTAAAGTACACTTCTCACCATCGGGTACATCCTCAAATAGTGTTAAGAATGTATAAGCTGCATCAAATGGATTATCATTGATAAATACCTGTAATGTTTGAAACTCCCAAAACTGTTCATCTTCAAGATATTTTTTGTTATCATCTATGTACTTTTGGAATCTTACCTTCTGATTTTCTTCAAACTGTATCTTTTTCAATCTGTTATATTCAGTAAGTAGTCCTTCCTTGTCATATACAATTCGTTTTCCAGATGAAGGAATTACGTACTTCTTTAAGTCAATATTCCAATCTTCTTCGAGTTTCTTATAGGTAGGCAATGATTGAACTTCTGAGAATTTTAATGGTTGGTACTCTGATTTAAGATATGATATAAGTTTTTCACGCTTATTTTTACAAGGAATTGCACCAGATTTTATCAGTGCAATAACAGATGCCTTACCTAAGGAAAGTCTCTGAATCAAATCATTAAACGATTTGTATATACCATTATTCTCTCTTTCTTCGATAATTTGCTTAGAGAGTGATTCACCAATTCCACCAATAGCAGATAATCCAAAAAGAACTTTATCTTTATCAACTGTAAAATTCATTCCAGAATGATTTATATTCGGTGGCATAATATCCACATTAAAATACCTTGCATCAAGAATATACTTATTAATTGCACCTGCTTTATCTTTATTCTGATTGAACAATGCTTTGAAAAAGTAAGTTGGGTAATGAGCTTTGAACCAAGCTGTCTCGAAACAAAGAACTGCATAACTGTATGAATGCGATTTATTGAATAGATAACCGCCTTTTTGTGATAATTCATTCGCAATTTTATCAGCAATTTCTTTAGAATATCCATTTGCTACAATTTCACCACGAAGAATTTCTGACTCTTTCTGTACTAATTCAACTATCTTTTTTCCAATCGCCTTACGGAATAAGTCAGCACCACCGTATGTTCTTCCACCAAACTTCTTAACAATATCAAGAAGCTGCTCCTGATAAATCATACAGTAATTTGTGTCTTTTAAAATTTCATCCATATCTGGATGAATTGATGGTGGTCTACTTCCACCTGTTGCCATTTCAACATACTCGTCAAGTGCTCCCATACTATCAGGTCTATATAATGCCAAGATGACAGATATAACCTCAAAATCTAGTTGTTCAAGCTTTGGTTTTAATCGAATAAGCAAATCTTTCATTCCTGCTGATTCAACCTGGAATACACCATTAGTCTTACCACTTGCTAATAATTCATATGTAGCTCTGTCATTCTCAAATTCTGGATTATTGATATCATAATCCCAAGGATCTAAGTGTAAATCATCCTTAATTTCCTTCACAAGATTAAGTGTTGCTACTCCAAGAAGGTCAAACTTTACAATTCCAATGTCTTCTACATAATGTTTATCAACTTGAATTACATGCTCGCCCTTAGTTCCTATTTTCATTGGCATATAGTCATTAATTGTTGTATCAACGATTCCAACACCACCAGCATGAATAGAAACTGTTTTAACACGACCACTTAAATGCTTTGCAATATCAAACAAATCAGCATATTGTGGATTGTCTGCGAGTAAATTTGGATTTGCTTTCATACAGTCATCCCATTTATCGAATGTAAATTTCTGTGAAAGTTTTTGCATCTGATTATATGGAAATCCAAGTATCTTACCAACGTCAGTAATTGCAACTGTTGGAGTAATATACGAGTAGTTAATAATCTGACATACTCTTTCTTCTCCATATTTGTCTACAAGGTAATCAATGATTGCATCTCTATTACCAACATCTGTATCAATATCAGGAAGTCCTACTCGTTCAGGATTTAAAAATCTCTCAAAAATGAGTCCATATTTAATCGGATCAATATCTGTGATATGACAACAATAACAAACTAAAGAACCTGCTGCACTTCCTCTTCCCTTACCAACTTCAATTCCAAGTTTTTCAGCAGCCTTAATAAAGTCCCATACAAACAAGAAATAACCATCGAATCCCATCGAATGAATAATACCCATCTCATAGTTTAACCTAGTTCTTCTTACTTGCTGTTCATCTTCGCTAAGATTGTCATATCCTCTATCTTTCCAACCTTGTCTAACTAAATGCCATAAGAATTCATTGTTATCTCTATATCCATCAGGTAATGGAAATGTAGGTAACTGTGGTTTCTGAAATGGCATATCCACATTTTCAATTAAATCTGCTACATTATTAGTATTCTCCAATCCAATACATACATTTTCATATCCAATCTGACTATCCATAATTTCATGGATTTCATCTTCAGATTGCATATAGCAACCTTCATATACCTCACTATTTTCGATAGCATTTTTGTCGTTGTTACTACTTTTTCTACCAATCTGAATAAGCTTGTCCTGATAATACAAATCTTCTTGTTTAGGTGCATGACTATCTGTTGTAATGATAAATGGGGTATTTGTTCTTTTTGAAAGTTCTAAAATTTTCTGATTATATGAACACTGATCTTGGTGAGAATGCGACTGCATCTCAAGAAAAAAATGAGGAAAAGCTTCTTTATATTCATTAACATATTCAATACACTTCTCAAAATCTGACTCTCTCGCTAACTTGCTTGCTAAACAAGCAGAAGAAATAACAAAATTCTCAGCATAGGGTTTAATATCTTCTACTGTGCATCGTGGCTTAAAATAAAACCCTTCAAAGTTACTTTTTGTAATAACTTTATTTAAGTCTTTTCTGCCTTGCTCATTTCTTATCAAACAAATCAAATGAAAATATTTATTGTCTTTATCTTTAACAGTAATATCTTCACATTCGTATAACTCACATCCATATATCATTTTAATATCTGGATAGTCTTTTTTAATTAAGTCAAAATAAATATGAGAATATACATTTCCGTGTTCAGTTATAGCAAATGCCTTTAACCCTATTTCTTTTGCTCTATCCAACATTTCTTTTGGACTACCATATCCATCAAGTAATGAATAATATGTATGGTTATGTAATGAACTATACATAACTCACCTCCTACCAATCATCGTCTTCATCGTTACTATTTGTACTAATAACAGCTACATCTTCGATAATAATCTGTGGTGTTCTAATACCGTTATATTCGTTTATTGAAGGTTTTCCGACAATATTAAATGTAATACTATCGTTATCATCCCATGCGTTTTGAAGAAAATCATATAGCTGATTACCTTCTTTACATTTGAACTGAATGTATTTAATACCATTCACCATAAAACTAATAGTATCCTCATTCTTGCCAAATACTTCAAAACAATCTCTTGTCAATGATATATTCTCTATTACAAGCATAGGTTCATCAATTCCTTGACAAATAATATCTTCAAACTGTGATAACTTAATAATTAAAGGGATTGTGACATGATTAATGTCTAAGATAAAATCTACACGATATGTAGAATCATATTCAGTATTTTTAAGAATACTGTTCATCATATTAATTGCTTTTTCTTTATCATCAACTGGTAAATCTACAATACCAAAAGCATTTGCATGACCTTTACCATTAATGAATCCTGTTGAATTAACAATATCTTTAAAACTATCAATTGGACTATTATCAATATTTCTTGCACTACCACCAAATACAGTTGTTTTTGTCTTTTTATCAAAATGTTTCTTTAGCAGAATGCAAGGTTTATTATATTGCTCTGCAATTTTAATTGCTACAACACCAGTTAATCCACTATCAAGTAAGTCAGATACATCGACCATAATAACTTTATCATCAATTGGAAGATTATCTACAACTTCTGAAATGGCTTTTACGCCTTTTTCTTTCATTTTATCTTGTCGTGATTTTGCATTTTTACAAAGTCTAGCAGCTCTATCATAAATGTTTTCCCGAATTGTTTCTGCTGGTTTATCCTTTGTGGCTCTTTTTTTATATTCAAAGAACTCATCTTTTTCAATAAAAGCTCTAAATAGCAATTCTTTTTCATCACTTGAACCGATACGAATCATTCCGTTTAAAATTGGCGTTATGTACCACTGTATATTATGAATATTAATCTTGCCATTCATACTGTAATCTTGAGCTTTAACAAGTGCTTGTAAACATTTATTCTTAATGTTCAGTAGTCCAAGATTTGTAATATATCTTGTCTCAAATGAACGCATATCCATAACATCACTTATATTTGCTAATGCACACAAATCTAAATAGTCATCTGCAAACTCATTCCATGTCTCAGCATCTAATGCTTGTAAAAACTTATATACAACACCTGCTCCACAAAAATCCTTATTGAGATAATTGTCACTCATTTGATTATTTACAATCAATGCATATGGATTTTCTTCTTCTGACTCATGGTGATCAAGAATAAGTATATCAATGCCCTTTTCTGAAAGCTCTCTGCACTGTTCTGTGTCATTTGTTCCAGCATCAGTGATAATCAATAATTTTGTATCATCAGATATCACAATGTCATCATCTAGCCCATGTGCCTTTGCTCTTGCGTGTAATATGTAATTAACTGGATAATCGGCATTCATTTTTTTAATATAAGAATACATCATAGCCGCTGAACAAAAACCGTCTGGATCTTCATCAACAAGTATTTCAATTTTATTCTTGTTATTAAAGTGTTTCATAAATAACTCTACTGCTTTATTCATATTGTCCAAATTTTCATATGGAATTAAAACGCTTTTATCTAAGTTGAGATATTTTTCATAATCGTCAACTCCTCTATTTTTTAAAACTTCCTCTAATACATTGGAAGTGTTATTGTCGCTATTTTCATATAATTTGTACTTCAAATACACACCTTCCTATCTTAATCTATATATATTATTCTCTACCAGATGCTTCCATTTAATAGGATCATCTGTTGGGGATTCTTTCTCGCTAAGGATATTATCTTCGTCAAACATATAATAAAGTGGAACACCATTGGGAAATCTTTCTGCTAGTTCCTCTAATTCTTCTTTTTTTACATCTTTGTCAAAACATAAAATTATATCTGTACCAAGTCTAACTAACATATCAATTTGATATTGTGAAAGTTCCTTCCCACCTGTACCACCAGTGTTTTGATAACCATAACTCCATGCCTGTTGTACAAATTTCTCTGCTTCACCTACATAAATACGTCCTGTTCTTTTTATATATGGAAGAGTCTTATATAACCCATATAGAATCTTCGACTTTGCACATGGCTCTAAATAAATATATTTGTTCATTCCGTCAGGTACTTTTCTGTCAAAATATCTTGCTTTAACACCAACTAAATCTCCCAATTCTGCTCGAATAGGAATTGTGTATCGGTTGGTTTCTTCATCAAATCCTATTTCAAATTCTCTCTGTGTCTCATAATCAATATGATCCTCGTAGAATAAATCGTTGACATATGGTTTGTAATACGAAAGAATTTTTTCTGAAATAGGTTGTAATGGTTTTTCTTTTTCTTCTGATATATTAGAATCCATATCTTCTAACATTTTCAGTATCTTAAAACTATCAGGAATGTCCTCTTCAAAATCATGATAATAAGACATTCCTATTTCTGAACATATTTCCTTTAACCCTTCTGGAAATGTAAGATTTTTTATATAACAAACGAGGTCAATAATATCTGTCTGTCTACTACCTTTTATCATTTGACGAGTTTTATTGAGACAAATAAGTGATTCGTTATTATATAAAATAATTGCTCCTTTGTTATCTCCATCTGGATTACCTGCTGTCCAATATGCTCCAACTGAATGATATTTGATATGGTGGCAACCAACGGATTCTAATATCTGTTCAGAATAATTATTTTCATATATGTAATTCTTTAATTCTCTTACATCCAAGCTGCCACCCTCCAATTAGTCACTATTTTTTGGTTTCTTGATGATATAACCTATATTTCTCCATATATTCAAATTCAAATCAATCTCGAATAACATAATCTTGTCCTTACTACCTGCTCTATTCTTATCTGGCTTAATACAAAAATATTGTTTACTTAAATCCAAATCTTCTGTTACAGGCTCTCCCCAAGAATCACATTCCAACACAACTTGATATTTATGGTATTCTTCCTTATTAAGCTTCTTACCAATGTTTAGAATATCAGCTACATGCTTTATCTGTTTAGCATTGGCAATATTGTTACTACTAAGACTAAAAATATCAGTAAATACAGTATCATCACTTAACTGGAATACTGCATAACCACTCATACGAAGTTCCTTTGTCAACTCCTTCAGTTTTGTTGCAAACTGCTTGATCTGTGACCAATCATCTGTGTTATACCCTTTTAATGTGTCATAGCCGTAATACTTAATGTTCTGAACCATCTTTGCTTTACGCAACTCAAACTCAATTCTTTCAGGACTATAGTCATCTCCTACATCCTTGAACATAACCTTGCCTTTACGGTCACTGCTATCAATCCAGTCTGTTACTTTCTTGACATTCCAATATTCTTCTGATGTATCTTTTATTCTCTTTATGTAATCCGAATTACTTTCAAGATACACGCCATTATCATCAATTTTTCTTCTGATAATGTTCCCAGTCTTATCGTGGTACACACCTAACACAATTTCTTTTTCAGGTTTCGTTAAATGGACTCCATGTAAGTCCTGGAACTCTTTGTTATTGATAACAGTTGTAATCAGACAGCTACGAAGATCCTCTTCGTCCATCTCATTACTCATAAGAAAAAAATTCTCATTCTGTACAAGTGCAACATAAGCTGCTAATAATACAAGTTTTCTTGTTTTACCTTCATTAGAAAGGAATCCTTCAAATAATACCTTTGTTTCTCTAAGACCAAGAAAATATTCATTATACATATACCAGGGGAAAGGTAAGCCGAAATTTGGCTTTTCAAGATATTTATCAATCTGAGATGAGTTTTTGTCAGTAAGTTCTACTGCTTCTTCACCAGCATTTATTACTGTATTTATCTTATCCGCTTTTGTACGAATAATTCTGTAAATGTCATTTGGTGACATTTTATCGAAATTTCTATGAGATAATATTTTTTCAACTGGAAATCCATTTCTTCCATATTCTCTAACCAATGAATATTTCTTAACAGTATCAAAATAATTTTTCACATCATTTTCGTCTGCTAAAGTCATATATCTTTGAAGAGTTTTCCATCCCTTATACTGTTTGTATAATTTAAGTCTCTCCTCATTCTGACTCATAAATACATTCATCTTTATCTCGTCAACTGTTTGAGAAAAGGTAAGATAATATATTTCAAAACTATCATAAAAAAACTTTGTTGCAGGATCAGAGAAATCATATTTACTTCTCATAAAATTGCTATAATTTACAATCAAATCGGGAGATTTTAGTAGCGCACCCACAAAACATATTTCTGATTGTATATTACAATCCTTTAATTCATGTTCATTGTCCAATATTTATCTCCTATCCAAAAATATCATCCACCAAGTCTGAAATATCATCTGTGTTATCATTAGTTTCTTCCTTAGATATATTTGTATAACCAATTGATTGACTAACAATATTCTGTGATTTTTCTGTTTCTTTCTCAGTTTCAAGTATTTTTTGTTTTTCTTTCCACCTTAAATAACTGTCATATTTATTTACCAAAATAGATAAATCATACGAAAGTCGTTGTTCTGGCTGCATATGAATACCTTTTACTTCATTCTTCTTTGCAATACCATTAAGCATATCTATTTTTCTTTGCCACATATCAAATAAATCTGAAGGTGGAATACCTACAGACATCCCTTTAAAAGTTCCATTGTAAATGTTACCCAACTTCTGCCATACGGTAGTAGGGATAGTTGTCAAATCATATGCTTCTTTAATAAATTCAAATATCTCGTCTTGCTCTATTGCTACTGCGAGATGCGAATATGTATCTTTTTTTATAGAATCAATGTGGTCATATACCCAAGTCCATTTTGCTGATACGTCTGCTCTTTTATTAGCAATACGTTTCTGACATATATTGATAAAGCAACTACTATGATATGTTTTTTTATCATAGTAGATTGCATCGCCAATATTATTCTTGTTTATATAAAGGTTTTCTCCGCAACAACCACATTTTCTTTTAACACCATTTTTGTTATTAGTTATGTATCTTGCCATAATCGTACCTTTACATAATCAAAACTTAATCAAACATTGCTAATACTTTATTAAGAATCTCAGCATCAGTCACATTACTATATGCTGTAGGAAGTCCTGCTGCTTCAAGCTTTTCCTTCATTGCTTTCTTCTCTGTAGGCGGAAGTGCATTTCTCTTAGCAATAATCTCTTTCTTGATTGCTTCAATATCTGCATTGTTGCCATTATCAGATGTACTTGTTGTCTCCGAATTATCAGGCTCTCCGACCTTGCCAAGAATCTCCTTACTGTAAATATCCTGTTCAACATCAACTGCCTTTGTTAAGTCATTTTTTACAACAAAAGCCTTCTTATCTGCTGTCTTATCAATAACTGACTGCCAATCAAGTAATGTAGGATCTTCGATAACAGAATTATCTTCGTGTGTGTGTGTTCTATCCTTTTTAACATGAGCACATACTGTTCCTTCTTCATTTCTGTACATACGAATTTCAGTCTTAACATTGTATGTCATACCTTTGAATCCATCAGGAATCTTTCTACCAGTTACAACACTCATAGTTGAACCATCAGACTGCTTAATTGTTTCTTTTTCATCAGTTTCTCTAGCAGTTACAATATAGTGAGCGCCAGATGCCATAAGATCAAGAATCAAATCCTGTCCCTTAAAGTTAATTGTCTGATAATCTTTTAACTCCATTCCTGCTCCCTCAATCTTAACAAGTCTGGCATCACCAACAAGTCCATCCTTATCAGCCTTGACCTTGTTTCTCTTTTTAGAGAATTCTACTAATCCCTGTTTTGTTGTTAAGTTAAGAATTGTAGTACCATCAACAACAATTGCATCTGCTCTAAATGGCTCTCCATCTGCGTCAAGAACTATATTGTCTGTCTCATCTCCGTCATCATCAAGTTCATAGAAATCTTCTCCATTCTTAACTTTTGCAATATACTGTCTTACTTCTCCAAGTGACTGAGTATATACAATATAAATATTTTCAAGGTTTACACCATTTGCTTCTAAGTCACCTAAATAATCATCAATTGAACCAGTCTCAGGATCAAGATATAAAACTCTGAAAGGCTTTCCATCAGGACGCTTAAAGTACGCAAGCTGCATAGCCATTGTTGACTTACCTGTAAACTGCTCTCCATATAAAATCATACCTAACTTACTCTGTGTGACTGACGCTTTTCTTGCTTTTGCCATTAAATAATTCCTCCGTAATTCTATAATATTGATTTATTGGAACGCCATTTCTGACGTTCCACTTAGTTATTTACTAGTTACCAAATGATTAATTCCAAGCCTCGTCATCATCTGATCCATCAAGACCATCAGCACTTCCCCAATCGTCATTATAGTCAGAACCAAAGCTTTCTTCTGCCTTATTTGCGTTCTTAATCTTTGCGATAGCCTCTGTTACATTCTCCTCTGTATAAAGTTCCTTGTCGATTGAAGAACCCTTTGCTCCTGTGATAATAAACTCTCTCTTTGTAGGTGCAGATACTTTCTCTATATTGTCCTCTTCACCCCAATTATCATCATCATCTGTTGCAACTGTCTCTGTCTGAGTAGAAGAAATCATATGTCCACTTACCTTAATTGCATTGTAAGGATTAAGGGACTTCTTAAACTTATTAGCGAGAGCCTTATCCTCGATGATAAACTGAACATCTTCAATGTTACTATATGTAACAATCTTAGCAAGAACAATAAATCTACCTGTTGGCTTATCGCCGTCATTCCTTTCCTGTTCGATACCCATAAAAATAATTACCTGGTTGAAATCATTCTGTTTCTCAAACTTCTCATCATCAAAGTTGATCTCTGAGCAAAGTGAAATCTGATTTGGAACAAGCTTTGTAGATGTTCTCTTATTACCATTGTCATCTGTGAAGCTGCTATAATCAAGATTTCCACGAATAAATACACTTGCACCGTCCTTCAGATTCTCCTTAACTTCCTTACAAGCATCAAAATCTGTAAGAATCTTCTTGTCATTAACTGTCTTACCCTCAGAATCAACCTTCTTCTTTACACCAATATTCTTACCAATCATGCGATAGCCTTCACGGTTATAAGAAAATCTATCAGCCCAAGCCACTTTTACAGTATCAGCCTTTTCACCCTTCTTCTCAGCCCTCTTAGAAAAATAAACATTATCCTGCTCCATACCCTGAAGATTTATATATAATGTTTCTCCACTAAGGTAACTTGTACCAAAATTAAGCATTCTCATAGGCTTACCACTCTTGGTCTTAATCTCTTTAAATGCCGTATCCTTCTCCATACCAGACACAACTCCCTTTAACTGGAATGCACCCTTTGTCTCAGGTAAATCAAATAATCTTCCTTTTTTCTTTGTCTCTGCCATTTTTAAAATATCCTCCTAAAATAATAAATTTATAGTTAATTTGTTATTAGAACTATCTATTTAAACGTCCAAATTGACGGAACATAGAAAATAAATTTATGATAAATCTATCCTCAACAGTGATTTTTGAGTATAAAAACCCAAGGGTATGCTGTTCTTCCACCCAAACATGAATGCTGTTCGCATCGATTTATTCTCTTTTTCTCGATTTTTTATATGATTTCGAGACATTTTATTTTGGAAAATTTTGAACTGATTCGTTCAAGACTGATTAGATATTATCCAAGATATTCCCTGTTACTTCATACATATCTAAAGCGTATAATTCGCTCCATGATTCAAAGTCATCTCTCTGAACATACCAGCCAACATTCATTCCGAGAAATTCATTCTCACCATTTCCATAAGAGACTATATTATATAATTCTCCGTTTAGGATATCGTTTTCAAAGATTAACTTTCCATTCTTATCATGACTACCAGTACATCTACACAATGTCTTTGGATCTATTTCTTCAAAACCATCGGTTTCACCATGAGAATAGAATACTGTTGTAGGTTCAAATATCATATGAATTTCTTTGTCATACATATCTAACCCTTTTACGTAATATCCACAAACCCATTGACCATTACTAATACTCTTTGCTTTACATAGCTGTGTATCCAAATTTTTCATTTTCCACCTCTCTATTTATACAGTAATTCTTACTTTGATAAATCTATATGATTGATAAGCATTTGGATATTTTTCTCTATCCACTTTACTGATAAACATATCATATGATCTAATCCATACTCTCTGATCCTTTAAGCTCTGATATACAACCATTTTTTCTTCTGTTTCTGTATTAGTTCCAATTGCAATAATCTTATAGAAACCACCTTTAAAATGTTGTGCTGTATCTCCTGGTTGAAAAGCTCTATCATACATGAATAAATCATCTACACCATTTGATTGCATGTGTCCTAATATCTCAACATTTATTGTGATAAATTCGCCATGTTTTAAAAGTTCGTCCTTTTCAACAAGAGCCACCTTATCAACTAAATAACCATACTCTTTTTCTTCACAAGCAACTATCTGACCTGACTTCCAATTATTTGCAAAGTCTTCATTAAATCTAAATTCTGCCACTTTATCACCTCCTCAAAATCCAAATGAAACAGTGATTTCCACTGAACTATTTCACTTACTTATTCTCTATTCGATTTTCATTTTTATTGGAAATTGTGATTCGAATGAATCATAGATTATAAAACAATTCTATATGCAAGTTTCTTCGTAATAAAACCTGATGGATGTAAAACCATACAAGATAGATGAATGTCATCATATATCAAATCTGTCATAGTGCAATTCGATAAAATACTGTTGCCAGGCATAGTCTTTGACTTGAAATAAACAGCTTTGCCATTGTATTCTTCAAATGCTTTGCAATATGTATGCCAATCTTCAACTTCAACAATTCGTGACTGATGATCTCTTATGATATTATCTTTATCAATACTCAAATTTGTCTCAATTACTTGAATCACTTTTCCACCTCTTACTTTTATTCTATTATTTTGGGAAATTGTTAGCTGAATCGCTAAGACTAATTATTCAAAAAATTTCTAATGTCATTCATCATCTGTTCTGACTCATCAAGATAATATCTGTGTGTATCTACGCCATCATAATATTCAAAATACGGAATTGGCTGCTCATCTTTATCATACATCCATCCAAGTTCTGAATACGCATCAAAATATACTGACACATGCTTTCCATTATAATCAATTACAAATCTGATAATCGCACCTGCAAATGGTGGAATAATTTTTACATCCCATTCTTTATCAAAGTGAAAAGCAGGAAGTTTTCTTGCCCAACCTCTAAAATCATGCATCTGTTCCACCCTTGATAACATTAGTGACTTATTTACATTTTCCTGTAAGTTCATTTGTTTCTCACCTCCTCTAATTATATATTCTCTGTTTACTGCAACATTTCTGGATAAAAGTCATAAAGGTAATCTCCAAAATCCCCACTTCTTTCTGAACCTGTTTGGCTCTGCCAAAAATGTTTCCACTCTTTACCTCTCTCTGTCTGAACAAACTGTTCGTATTTAGGTCTTAAAGCTTCTCTATCTTTACAAATATCACTCATTCTGTAATTCTCCTTTAAAATTGCACCAAGAAATGTCAGTTTCTTTCGACTCTATCTCTTCACTGTTACATTGAAAACTGACCTTAAAATACAGATAATCAACCAAATACCAGTTGCAATAGACCATTTAAATGTCAAACCAAAGCACATTGTAATAAGCTTGATTATTCCACATGTAACAATCCAACTAAATCCATAGCAGAATGCCAAAGTTGTAATGACAATAACTGCTGTTACTCCACCTTCGGTTAATTTTTCTCATTAAATTACTCATATGTACCTCTCTTTCTTTACTTTTATATTCTCCAAATACTTTTTCTTTTCTGCTTCAACAACCTTTTTGAAATCAAAATCGTTAATTCCATCATTATATGCTTTATAATTTTCGTAACTGTATATCATATTTTCCGCTTTTACTGCTCTATCTTTGTAATTCTCAACATCTTTTTTTAACTTACGAATACCACTATTGAGTCTTTTGATTTCATCTAAATCAGAAGCATTATAATATTTGACCATTTTATAATACATAGAACGAATCATACTCTCTTTCAACATTTCTGATTGTTCTTGCGATATATCCTGTTTTTTACATTTTCGATAACTTCCAAGAGATGATCCTAAAATCCCAATATATTTTGGTGTATTTTCAAGTATGTAATCTTTATGCTCATTCCACAATTCTTTACCAACCACCAAATAATTGTAGTGCCCATACCATGATTTCTTTGCATCAGATTTAAAATCCTGAATAGTAACTTTTATCTCATAACATTTAATAATTCCTTTTGAATCCATTGTCATAAAGTCAACTATTTCATTTCCATAACCATTGTTATAAAAACCAATTGTTATTTCCTCACAACCATATATTCTTTTAATTCGTGTATCTTTTTGTAATGCGGTTTCAATATCTAATGTCTCTTGACGTTTTGACAAACAGTCTCACCTCCGAATATAATTTTTCATTCATTATCCTTGGAAGCTATCAATATATCCGTCATATATATGCCCATAACTTTTTGGAATAAATGTATCTTTTCTTTTTTCTCCACCACAATCATCTTCAAATATATAATGTTGATATCCCAAATGTTCCATTTTTTCTATGTCATCTTGACAAACATTTATAAATCCAAGATATTTTCCATGACCACAGCAACATCCGGCTGTTCTAATCCCTTTATTCCATAAGCTTTCTATTTCATCTGCTAAACACTCATCAACCAAAATATTAGTTTTGTATTTTTTTCTGTCGCAATTATACGTAATAAAATTTTTAGGTGGATATATAATTCTCTTCTTACAATTATATATCATTATATATTCTCTCCTTTCACTCCAAAGAAACCGATAATTCCTACTACTATTCCTCATCAAAACCACAAATTTTGCTAATATCTTCAAGAAACTCTTTCTCATCAGGAAAATTACTGTTATTTCACCACACTTTCCAGTATCAGTGGGGTACATTACTTTTGAATTGTTTTGTACATCACTTCTTCCATCCAAGTCTCTCCACATATTCTTTGCGACTACCATTTCATACAGTCGCTTGGGCTTACGATCTCATTGTTATGAATTAAATCACCTCTGACTATTACATTTCCGTTTGGTGTAAACCCTATAATCTTACTACTTCTTGTATAACTACCTTTAGGTGCTGTGCAAGTATAAAAGGTTACCTTATCGCCAATATTAAGTGGCTTACCAGTTCTGTCTCGCATCTTAATATCTCCTATCTCTGTTTAACTCACAATCTCTGGGATCTATTACTTCCATAGGGCTATAGCGATCTTTTCTAACAATTATATTACCAGTAGGCGTAAAGCTCATTACTCTACTTTGTTTAGTACCGTACCCATCTGAAAATTGCACCTCATCGCCAATGTATAGTCTATCGTGATTTCTATCGTACATATAAATTACCTCCATTTAAAAATTATATATTTTATGTTTATTTCAACAATGCTGCGATCTCATCAATTTCAAGCTCAGTCTTTTTATCATCAGATAACAACTTGTCCAGCTTACTTTCCATTCTATTCAGATCAGACTCTTCTTTCCTTAAACCAGACACCTCTAATTTGCTCTTAATATCATTGATCCATGCGGTTACACTATAACCTGAAATTTCAAAATCGTTCATCCCAAGATCTACGGCTGACATCAAATAAGAATTCAACCTAATCAAAAGTAACAATAGCGCATCATCTGAACAAACATTAATGTTAATAGTCATCCCGTCCATATTGAGAACACAATTTGTTTCAGGTGAAAATCTAATCTTTCTCTCTGAAATCGACTTTTTCTTAGCGTCAATCTGCTTTTTTAATTCTAAAATTCGATCATCATTCTTACTCACGTAATTCATACTCCTTTTCATATTCTCTTCCATTTGCTAAATATTTCTGTTTAAACGCAGGCCTTAATTTTTCAAAAACTTCTTCAATAGATACTGGAATCATATGTGTTTCAATTTTCTTTCCATAACAATTATTAATCTCTTTTTCTTCTGTCGGGAAAATATCGATTGCTTCTATCTCGTCCATCCTCCCATTGTACTTATAAACAATATATTTTCCGTTGTCTTCCGGTTCGTATGAAGTCTCCATTTTATATTCAATATATTCTCCATCAACATTTACAAGGAATTTCGTATCTATATATTTTAATTTATTATTATTCCAATATGTGCTAGTTGATTTTTTATAAAAATCCTCGAAGGAAAATTCAAAAAATTTGTCTTTAGTATCGTCTATTGGAGAAAATTCCCAAGATGATTGCATTAAATCATAGATTTCAGAATAATTAGAAATACATTTATCGTTTATACAACTAATAAATTTGTTTTTAGGAATACTTTTAAATTGTTCAAAACAATATTTATCATTATATAATATGGCAAACCAATACATTTTTCCATATAACAAATTTTTTATATTTTTATATGGCACCTTATTATAATATCTATATGCATTTCGTTCATTTGGAATTTTTTCATACGATTTTACTCTTTCAATTTTACCATCTTGTTTAAATTCGTATCCATAACCATATGTATCGAATCGTCCCATATAAATCCAATTTTCATTATTCTTAGATAAATATGTAGCACCAATTATTAAATCTTTTGCTTTAATGGATTCATTATTATGTATGATTTTACTATAAGCTTCAATTGCTTTATAATCAGGAGATTCTACCGGCATAAGAACCAAGTCTTTACCATCCCAACCATATATTAATTCTCCTTCTATGCCCTTACCTTTGATACAAGAACAATTCTCCAATATGTATAATAAATTCTCTATAGTAATTTCAAACTCAAATCCTCTTGGATCATATACTCTACAATAGGCTTGTCTATGATCCCAACCTGAAGAGTAATCACCCACTTTTTTATTAAAAACAAAACCTTCAGTTGGAACATTATCAAACTCAGTATTAGGAATATCTTTATCTCGCCATCCATTCCAGGATGTTTCTTTTCGTAGGACTCCTTTTTCGTCATAATAAATTACATAAGCTAATTTACCAGTATATGTATCTAAGCGATTTTGATATCCAACATTTATTCTTTTAGGAATAAAAATATTGTTTTTCAATTAATTATTCTCTCCTTCCGTTATTTCCACAAGAAATAAATCTTTACTTCGATTCCTTATTTCACCGTAAACAGCTCTATAGTTCTCTCAGATACATGACTTTCTCTCGCTATATCAGGTGTCATAACAAATACACACCAACCGCCTGACACTATATATTTACCAGGATAATTTTCATGTAGATATTCTGTAACCTTTTTAATAAATTTGCCTTGCGCTTCGTTAATATCATTATGAGAATATTCGTCTTCGTATTCTGACTCATGAATATATTTTCCAAATGTCATTGAGCCATCTGAGATGTCTTGTAAGAACTGGCTATATTCATCTTCTACAATTTCATACATATAGTTATTCTCCTATTCATAATCTTCTGGATGTTCTTTATAATCGTCTACCACTTTACAGCATCCTAACTATCTGTTCATACAAGCAAATGTCTTTATCATTAATAGCTTTATTGACATGCATATGACCAAACAAATGTCTTTTGTATTCCGTCTTTGCTTTTACTTCTTCCAAATAATTGGTGATTTTATCTGGTTCATACAATCCTTTACCGCCCATAAGATACAGTTCAGAGGTTGATGGACTATGTGATAAAATATAATCCACTACATTATTATTCTCCTTAAGCGTCTTTAATCCATACCGCATCTCCTGATCGGTTGGCATCTCTTCCTCCCACCAGGACAATCCTTTAATGCGATACATATACTTACCTTGCTTATCTAGTTTTTTAGCTTTTTCTCTCCAATCAGTATCATCATAATCGAGAATTCCGTCCTGAATATCGTGGCTACTTGCTCCACCAAAAGCGAAGAATTTCTTGTCTTCAATTGTAAACAATTCTCCTCGCATTAGATGTAGTACATGAGGGCGAATCACATGAACTTTACCACCGTTCCATTCTGAAACAGGGTAACTGTAGAGTCTTGGAAAGCATTCGTGATTGCCATCAACAAACACTGTTGTAAATGACTTATCTTCCAACCAGTCTAACCAATATTTCTCTTGTTTATCTTCTCCGTTGCGATTCCATATCAGTCCGAAGTCTCCAAGAATGATTACTGTATTTTCATTTTTATTTCCAGAAAATTCTTTCTGCTCATAAAAATTTTCAGTACTCAATCTTATAGGATTTCCATGAATATCGCCAGTTACCCATACACTCAAGTCATTCACCAACTTTCTAAAAATTTAGTCAATTACAGTAGCTCCAATCACAATACCAACATATCACATCGGATTGTAATAATAATCTGTTATCTGTCATTATATTTTTCTCCTAACTTTCTTCCGCACCATGGACAATGATCAATATACTCTCTCTGATGCACATAGCCATCGTCGTATTCATCCCATTCAGAAGTCTCAATATCTAAATAATACTCTCCGTCTAACGGATCAATAAATATACGATTATCTTCTGAATTATAATTACAATACCTACACATACTCATCCCCAATCTGAATGATTTCTTCTAAGATTCTCGGAGTATAGTTCATATAACTTTTCATACATCCAACATTGAACATATTACAAGGTTTATCATATAAAGTTTCCATCTGATACTTCACCTGCTGCATCATGTTATCCTCAAAACTTGTATGAACGTGACCATATAACATATACCAACCATAATAATGATTATTGAAACATGGAATAGGATAATGACAAAGTACAATACCTTTACCATTTCCAATATCCAATTCTTTGTAATCGGTGATCTCACAGAATCTACTTTGTAATTCTCTATTTTTGAGCAAACGGTTGTCGTGATTACCCTTGATTAAATGTATATGCTGGCTATTTAGTCTATTAAAAATCTCAATAGTTTTTGTGGCGTTATGCCATGATATGTCTCCAAGCAGATATACATCATCATCCATGCCAACTACACTGTTCCAATTTTTAATTAAAGCCTCATCATGCTCTTCAATAGACTTGAATGGACGATTATCAAAACTAAGTACATTAGTATGTCCTACGTGCAGATCACTTATAAAATAATTCATAAAATTCTACCTCGCTTTGTCATATTCATTAAAATCCAACAACATTTGATATTTATATTCTCCAAATCTTTCCTTCTACCGTTGTCTTGTTTTATCGTTTGTCCAGTTAAAAGGCATCATATGGTAATTAATATCGCATCCGATGATATGATCACTGTATTTTCATTGTTTTCTATGATTTAAGTGGCAACGGTTGATTTTCCGCCGCCACTTAGCCTACACATAACCTATAGCGTAGGTTTATTCATTATAAAACTCCTATCCATTATGCTTTAATAAATACTCACGACTAACATTTTTGAAACTCTGTCGTCCATCCTGGGATCTATATACAAAACCCTCTCTTTTAACCTTTGAATTTAATTCGCTATATCCGTCAGCTTCAAGCTTCATTTCTTCCATTGTCTTAGGCAACTTATAAGCAGTATCAATAATTGGTACACTTGTTAATCCATGACTTTTACAGAAATCAGCCATTTCTACTGTTCCAAGTCTTATACCATCAATAATCAAATTGAATACATACAGCTTATTTTCTGTAAATTTATATGGATTCCCCTGAACTGAGCCAACTCCTTCGCCCTGTAGTACAACTCTGTTATAATTATTCTCTGTTGCAAACTGTGTAAGAATTTTTTCAATATCATATTTATCAGCTAATTCCCAATAAATATTTGATTCGTGATAACAAGCCTGTTCTCTATCAGCCTGTCTTACATTCCTACTACATACAATAAAATCAAATTTGTTCTTGTTTTTCTTTACTCTATCAACTGCAAATGTGCAGCTGGTTCCATCGCATTTTTCAGTTTTGATCCATTTATCCGTACTCTGAAGATAAAACGGTGCGTTTTCAATTCTTGTTTCATCGGTTTTAACAATCCAATCTGGGAACTTTTTAGGATTATCTTTCTTTCGTCCAAATAAAAGAAACATAATTTTGCGACCAAAACTATATTTCATAATCTTTCTCACAATAGGCTTAGAAAATAACTTTGGTCTTCTATTCGCCATTGCTTTATATTTTGCGTTTGGATCGATTTTATTTGATTTTCTTGCTGCGTCATCTTCTGACGCATATGTAATTTTTAGCTCATTTGTTACATCATCGCCAATATTTTTATTCTCTAATTCAGGAAAAATAGTAATTGGCAACGCTAATCCTTGGCTAATTACATTAAATTTGCCAAGCTTCATTGTTTTTACTTTGAACTTTTTATTTGCAAGAAAAGCAAATCTTTCGTCTGTTTCAGGACACTTGCTATCAATTTCTATATAAACAGCAGTATCTCCCACTTTGAATTCGCCCTTCTTTGCAATACACATCCATCCCAATACTCCAATAAGTTCAATATTATCAGCCCTTTCAATAGGTCTGATCCACTCAATTTTTTCTACATGTGCTAATGCTCTTTCTTTGTTATCCAAGTTCCTCTTACCTTAGTAAGTAGTGCGCACTTTATCCTATAGGAACTTTTCTAATTTTTCCCTTTCTTCTAATTTTTGAATTTTGTTGGATTTTACATAGAATTTGTGTATAATAGATATGCCCTATGGAAACACAAGTCAGAGTCCTTTGTATATAAAATAATATTCTCATTGGCATTTGTATTATTTTTGTTGACTTTATTACTCTGACTTGCCTACCTGAATGATAATCCCCATCCACAATTACCATTATGAATTCCTACGAATTCGCCCTAAGATTTAATCTTCTGTCTTGCTTCCTTTTGCTTTATTACAAGGTTCACACATGGTTTGATAGTTACTTATATCATCACTACCACCTTTTGATTGTGGTATAATATGATCTTTTGTCATTAATACTTCATTCCCATTATCATCAATAGCGTACAAGTTCAAATGGTAACTTCTATCTTTAAAATGTTTCTCTTTTGCAAAATATTTTCCTTCAATGCCGCATCTAGTACATTTACATCCCCTTGTAAAAAATGTTTGATATCTCTGGCTATTTCCTTTAATCCAATCTCCATCAAATTCTACCTTTGCAAGTCGTTTATCATTTTCAAATAAAACATCTTTTACTTTTTGTCTTACATCATCAATTGAATAAGTTTCTTTTCTAATCAATGTGTGTTTCGGAGCAGCTTTATGCTGTTGTATTTCTAATTCAAAAACATTATCTGTACTTTCATTGCTCAATAAATCTATTAAATCTTTAAGTGTAACAATATTCCATGATTTTAATAAATGTCTTTTATACCATTTAACATTTATGATCTTTGTATCAAGCACTGGTGACAATGGATTATCGTTCTTTGGAAATCTTGTGTTTACGAATTCATCTATTGTTTTATATTTATCAAATAAAGGCTTTCCATCCACGTAATAATTAAATGTTAATCCTTCAAAATGTTGTTTCTTTTTAGGCATAAATAATACATCTCCTTTGATATTTTATTGTCACCGTCTTATTCTCTCTTTAATGGAATTTTTGAGCAGAAATGCTCTTAGATTTTTGACTCTAATCTTTTTTGAATAATTCACTACAATATGGACTCAAACTTACATCATTTGCAACCTGGTTAGCCATCCTACCAACCATCCGAAGTGATTCTCTTATAATAGTCCCATTAGGATACGGGTGTTTGTCTCCCTCCCAATTTTGAGCATATTCTATCTCGTCTTTTGCAACTTCAAGAGATTTGATCATATAATCTATTTTATCTATCTGATTCATTTATTCTCCCATCTGATCTACAATGCTCTGTAGATTATCAACAAATTTTTGTGCCCTTTTCTTATCTGTACATTGCTTGATATTGGAAGGAACTAATGCCAATGAAGCTTCGCCAAAAATTTTATTATCAGCATATGAGTCCATAAATTGATACATCGTAATCATATCAATCCATTCTATATTTGGCTGAAAACAAATTACATCGCCTTTTTGTGGATGCAATTTCCGAACCTTAATAAGTGTCTGTTTGAATAATTTCTTTTTCTGTCTCTTGTTCATTTATTTTTCCTCAAAGCTTCTTTATAACGTTTGTCCAATAATTTTCTATAGCATTTCGATTCATATTCACGAAATAACTTTTCTTGTTCATTCATATATTCTCTTAAAGCTTTCCAACGAATAACGGCAGGATGTTTAGGATGTAATCCTGAAATAAGATACCAAAGTGCATATTCATCTTCTCTATTTTTAAAAAATTCTTTTAAATTATCTCCACTTTTTGTAGCCAAAGCCCATTGATAAATATCCATTTAGTTATTTTCCTCTCTACTCGTACATACCTTTCAAAATAGTTACAGGACAGTCATAATAACCCCACGACTGAATGATTTCTCCGGTATCAATATCAATTTTTATTGTTACAGCTTCATGTGGGAAACCACCGTTAAATCCTCTAATATAAATATAATTGTCGCTTTTCTTTGCTCCAATAATATCTAACTGATTTCTATAACACCATTGATCAGCTAATTTATGTGCCAAATCATATACTTCTTTATTCATATTTCTTATCCTCAAACAATACTTTTATAGGCTTGTCTATCATCGAAATTAAAAATACATTATTATCTCCTATCTGATTATTAAATGATTTAGGAATCTCAACAAATGTATATTTCTTTGATCTATCACTGCCTAACCATTTTTTGATTTTTTCAAGATTTTCTTCTTCAGCAAATACAGTACAAGGTGCTACTTTATCCACCAATTCATAAAATTTTTGCATTTCTTCTAGTGATGTTCCTACACTGTTATTCTCCATCTTTTATCACCTCAAACTTAATTGGTAACATAGCTGTGAATCTGCTATTCATCCACGGCTTTTCATTTGTAGTGAATCCATCACTAAATTCTTCTGCTAACACAAAATCTCCGATTGTATAAACGATAGAATATCCAGTTAAATCTTTTGGAATATTTTTGTTAACATTACAAGTTTTAAGATGAATTAATTTGTTTATACAATCACGCATCACATCTTGAAAGAATACAAATGAGCCATCGCAGACACATCGTTGCATTGTGAAATACTCAAAATCTGCATCAGGATTATATTTAATAATCACATTGAAATAAGGCTTATTATCCTTATGAAAAGAAACATTAGCTAAAATTAACTCATTATCTTTGGAATAATGAGTATTCTTAAACAACTCTCGTGCATCCCACTCAATCATAGATTCATATTTATTATTCTCCATCCCATTACACTGACTTAATGCAATTCTTTCTTTTACAAATTCTAATGATTTTCCCATAAATTTTTCCTAATTACTCATTCTATCTTTATCGTATTCATACATTGAACAAGCTTCACAGTGCAAATCTTGTTACTTGCAATCTTCACAATCAAAACATCCACCATAAATGCCACCATTTTCGTTCATCTTACAGGTATTACATTTACAAGATTCACATGATTTATCCAAATTAATCGCCCCCTCAAAAGAAACGTGGTTTTACTAGGCTTGTCCTGAATATTGTATAGGTTTTGTGACAAGCCAAGAAACCAAAATTCATATGCTTTTAGTAAAATGCTTCCGACATTGAATCTCCGAGTCTTACAAGATTCTCTACTTCCTTATCAGACATAGAATTGATTTCTTCAATCGGAAATGTTTCTTTAATTGCAAAATATGAATTATACCAATTTTCATCACAACCCATACTATTTCTTGCTGTGGTCAATACTGGTTTCTTAATATATTCTAATAATTTTTCTTTCTCAGTCATTTTTCACTCCTTTATACTCAGAGACTCTCTTACTTCCAACCTCAAAAATATCCTTATCTTTCTCAAAACATATGTAATTCCTACCTGTGTTCAAAGCTGCAACTGCAGTTGTACAACTTCCTGCACATGAATCAAGAACCAAATCTTCTGGATTAGTGTATGTCTTAATCAACTCTTCAATCAGTGCCACAGGCTTTTGTGTCGGATGAAGTGCTGACTTTTGAATATCCTTTGCAAATGTCCATACCGACTTAGGATATCTTTCTGTGCTATCATAGGCAGTAAGACCATGTTCTCCATAATCAGTAGTCTCTTTACAGTTAGTCTTATGTTCTGCTTTGCTAACTTTTCTTGGATGTCCAGTTGTTTTTTGTGGATTATATGTTGGAAGTTTCTTATAGAAAATACAGATATCTTCGTGCGAGCGTAATGGCATTTTCTTAGCATTTAGAAATCCTGTTGGCTGTGTTTTCTCCCAAATAAGATTATATTTCCAAAGCTTACGATTGCTTTGCATTAAATCTGCAGTAAACATACCATTCGCAAATAGAATAATTGCACCATTGTCTTTAATGATTCTTTCATACTGTTCCCATAATGGTTTAAATGGAATAACTGAATCCCATTTATTTCGTGAAGTTTGTCCTTAACCATATGGAAGATCAGTACATATCATATCTATCGTTTTATCTTTTATGTCTTTCATTAAATCAAGACAATCTCCTAAATATATATTATTAGCTTTGATTTCCATAAAAATTAACACCACCTTTCTGTGAAATATTTTTCTCTAATATATTCCCATTCATCTGGCATAAAATTATATTTTGCCCTATTTATACACCATGGAATAATGCATAAATTTGATAACTCCCATGTGCCTCCTTTGGACAATGGAACAATATGATCTAATGATGGCTTCGCAAATTGTTGTTTATTTTCATTTATCCAATTATCATAAGTATGATTAAATGTGTTATCATAATAAAAATATTTTAAAAATTCTTTGTATTGTTCATCATTAAAATTTTGTGAAACCCTATCTTTATTAATAATTGACGTGAGACATTTTAATTTATCAATATTTTCAAATGATAAGAGGAATTCCAAAGAAACATTTCTATGTAAATGACCAGCCATATTTTTATATAAGCTCATTTTTGGCATCTTTTTCCCAAGATTTGTTTTTCTTCCTTTTGCGGATAATCCAATATTTTTTCTATGTTCTTCAGTAAATGGTTTTTTCTTATATCCTTTTCTTGATGTTATTGTTCTATCATCATTGTTTATTTTAATTTTATATTTTTCTAAAATTCTACCTATTCTATGATGATCCGTATGATATATTTTCGCTATTCTTCTTAACGTATACTTTTGTTTCACATATAATTGGACTATTTTTATCTCTTCATTTTTTGATATTTCTATCAATTATTTATATGTTCCTTTCATTCTTACTCAGAGTAAATCCAGATTTAATGCTGCAGCAAATCTCTTGCTCCTCGTATTATAAAGTAGTAGTGTTTATAGACCCTCTCCAAGGTCTATATGCTATACTGTTGGAGATACTGTGGATTGTTTTTTTGCTCCTACCACTTGATGGTTTTTGAAAGGCTACAACCACAGTCTCTTTGTATATTTGTTAATCAGTTAGATACCGCATGACGGTTTATTTAGAACGAGGTTACAATTGCAAGGAGTACCAGTGGTTCTATAAACAGTATCAAAATATTTACTCAAAGGAGATTTTTATGATATACGCTGGAATTGATGTTGCCAAGGACAAACACGACTGTTTTATTACCAATTCAGTTGGTGAAGTATTATTCAAATCTTTCACCATTCCTAACAATCGTGAGGGCTTTGAAACCTTATTTCAGAAGATTCAGTCCGTATCAGATGATTTAACCAAAGTAAAAGTAGGACTGGAAGCCACTGGACATTATAGTTACAATCTTCTGGGATTCCTTCTTGATAAAGGTTTGCCGACCTACGTTATCAATCCGTTACATACCAATCTTTATAGAAAAAGTCTAAGCCTTAGAAAGACGAAAACGGATAAAGTTGATGCCCATACCATTGCTTCTATGATCATGTCTGACGTGAACTTGAAGTCCTACTCAGATACATCTTACCACAACGAAGAGTTAAAGTCATTAACCCGTTATCGTTTTGATAAGGTAAAAGCACGGGCAAAACTCAAATCTTCTGTTTCCAGGCTTGTTTGTATCCTTTTCCCTGAACTGGAAAAACTTGTTCCGACTCTTCATATGGTATCTGTTTACTCTCTGTTATCTGAATTTCCGTCTGCTCATGCCATTGCGTCTGCACATCTTACCAGACTTACGAATCTGCTGTCTGAAAGTTCCAGGGGCAGATACGGTAAAGATACAGCTATCTGTTTCCGGGATGCTGCCAGAAGCTCCATCGGATCTCATATACCTGCCAAATCACTGGAACTGAAGCATACCATCCGATTTATTCTTGAGCTGACCTCCGAGATCGACGAAATCGAAGCCGAAATTAAAACCATTATGGATGAAATCAACTCTCCGATCCTTACCATCCCCGGAATCAGTTATAAAATGGGAGCCATGATCATTGCAGAGATCGGTGATTTCAGCCGTTTTGATTCCCCTGACAAGATACTCGCCTACGCTGGAATGTCACCATCTATCTACCAATCGGGGCAGCTGGATAACTGTTATGCCCATATGGAAAAACGTGGTTCCCGTTACCTTCGATATGCCCTTTACAATGCCACTAAATACGTCTGTCACTGGGATGAATCTTTCGGAACATATCTTGCAAAAAAACGAGCCGAGGGAAAGCATTACAATGTTGCCTTATCCCATGCCACAAAGAAACTGGTAAGAACCATTTATGCAATGGAAAAATCGGGTCAGGCATACACCAATGCTGCGTAATCTTTTCTGAAAGTATCAGTATGACACGTTGGTATCCCCTATTTGAGTGCCGATAAAGACACTCTATTCGTCATGCAGTTTTCAAGGTACAAATATATCTGAATGCATTTCTGCAATTCATTCAAAAAACTTTTATTTTAGACTTGACTTTTAATAGTTAGTCTTTCAATGTATTATTCTTTGTTTCCAAATAACTATTGCTGTAATAAATCACATAAAAATGCATAAATTTCATCTCTTCGACCTATATAATATAGGTTATCTTTTGGATAAAACCCATGGAAAGATACATTTCATTATCTTTCTAAATAGGCTGACTGGCTATGACACCAGCCAACCCAAACATATTAACCAAGCTCTGCAATAGCTCTATCCAGATCCTCATCAGACAGATTTTCCAACGCTTCATTCTGTCTCTTAGCCTTGATTGCAAGAAGTCTCTGTTTCATTTCACGGTTCTTCTTCTCATCTTCCTTTGCTTCCTTTTCAGCAAGCTTTACCCCAACAATATACTTAACGATCTCAATCTTATTGGAGAGTTCCTCATCTTCCTTACTCTTAGTGTTCAGTAAGCTTTCCTCTTCGGATTTCTTTACCTCTGCATTCAGTACCTTGAATACAGAATCAAGGTTTGTAAGAGACAAATCCCACAGATCAATCACATTGATCAATCCTCTGAACGGAAACTGGTAATTATTACGTGTTGCTACTTCAAATAAATTTACTTCACTCATGTTAATATTCTCCTTTTTTCATTAAAATTTAATCTTCATGATACGTTCTGTTGCACCTTTTACTTTAACAACAAGTTCTGCCCTCTTTGTCATTGAGAATCCAATACCAGAAAGCTGGTCGTCAGTGTTTTCTACATGACATTTTGCTCCCAAAGCCTCGAATACTCTCTTATGCTTTTCTAAATCACTTTTTAAGAACTCGTTATAATATCCATTAGGTTCTTCGCTATTTACACAATCCTTCAGGAAGAAGAATAAATGTCTATGACCAATTCCATCCTGTTCATCAAAATAGTTCGGGCTATAACTGATCACTGATACAGGAACAAACTGATTTGTATTTATTCCCCAAATCTCACGACTTGTCACGGAAGAAATTCCAGAAAGTTTTTCAGTGATTGTGAAATTACCATTCTTATCAAGAGTAACTTCTGCCACCAGAACATTTCCACTTACCGGCTTATTATATTCAAATGCATAAATTTCTCCGTTAAACTCTACCTCTGCTTTGAATCCCTTACTTCCTCTATTACGGAACTGATGTACAAAGAACGTGTAAACGCCTGGCTTCATATGAGTCATATCCGCCCATGTAATATTTTCTACAGAAGGTTTTCCTCTCATCTGTTCCATAGGCTGAGTAATATCAATATCTAACTGTCCACCACATCTTGAAATCATAGGTTTTCTACAATTACCAAAATAGATTTCATTTCCATCAGGCTCTAAACAATGTGCATCCAAATCACTATTATCATTCTGATCTTCGTTCCACATAATTGAGAATCTAAGTACTCCGTAAATATTTCCACCAGCTGCTTTTACATTCTGTTTCATATCAGAGTCAGTAATGTTTCCTGAATAAGCCCAAGATAATCCATTATTCCATTTGAACATTGTCTTAGCGTCTGGATTAACAGGTGCAATCATAGAAACAAAGTTCTTCTCATGTATATTCTCTACAAAAGCTTCAATCTCTTTTGCGGTAGGAAGTACCTTATCAATAAAATCCTGCGCAGAGATCTCTTCAACCTTTGAAAATTTCTTAGGACTTACAGAAACTTCTTTCTCCATCTGTCCAAAAATATCATCTGCACCATTCATTCTTCTCGCAGCACTCTTATTAGAGAACAATACATTATTGACTGTAATATCATTCAAAGTGGCAAATCTTCTCTGCAATGAATTCATATATCCCAGTTCAGTAATTGTCTTCTTTGCGTCCTCAAGCATCTTCTTTGTGAAAATGGCCTTGGGTCTTTTATAATTACTCGGAGCAGTAATCTGCTCATACTTCTTAACGGCAGTATCTAAGTCCATATCTTCGCTCACATTTACAAGAAGTGTTCCAATAGAATGATTTCTAATTCTGCCAATTGCAATACCTGCTGTTACAGACTTCTCCCAAGCGTACAATTCCTTATCAGATTCAGATGTCAACTTATCATATTCTTTCTTGTACTTCTTAAACTCTGTGAGCACGGTCTTCCATTCTTCACCCTTATATAAAGTGTTTGAATTAATCAGCTCAAGAATCGTATCAAGAGCATCCATTGTGATTTCATCAAGAGAACGCTTAAATACATTTCTTGTATCTCTAAACTGTCCCTTAATTTCTTCATTAGAACTGTTACTTCTATTCACAAATTTACTAGGAAGCTCAAGGAAGAAATGATCCCAACGATGAGATCTACCGTTAATTTCTTCAAAGTTAAAATCGGTTCCCATCTTCGGAAATGTAGTTGTGTAAATATCCGTAACCTTATGTGCTTTTACAAAAGCATCAAGAGCGTCACATACCGGCTGATATGTAGAATCATTAAGTTCAAGTTCCCAAATCGTGTGTACCTGATTGTCTTTAATAGTTACAGCGGCTCCAATATTTTTGATAAACTGTCTACAACAGCTACAATCATGCTCTCTACGTTCTCTGAAAATGTTATTAGTACCGGCAGGAAAACTATCAAGATACGTATTCCATAGCTCATCCTTATCAACATCTACTTCAAATAAATGTGTTACATCTTTCTGCATTTCGTTGAAGTGATTCTGTAATGCTTTCTTGAATTTTAAAAATCCATCCATTTTGTATACCTCTTCTTTCTTTTATTGTTCTATATGGTTATTCTCCAAATGGACTAACAGACTGCGACATCTGCTAGTCCTAAAATTATTTATTTCTACGCTTACCTACAATAAATCCAATGCCAAAACATACACCAATGCAGATAATAAATACTCCAATGTTTAACACAATCATGCTGTCACCTACTCAATAATCTTGAAGGAAACATCAGTACGTCTATTCATTGCACGATGCTCTTCGGTGTCATTGTCAACAACAGGATTGCTAGAACCATTTCCAACAATAACAATTCTATCTGCGGAAATACCATTCATGATAAAATAATTCTTAACAGTCTCTGCTCTCTGAAGAGACAGTTTCTTATTATATTCGTCCTGCGGATCAGAGTTAGGATTAGGATCGGTATTACCTGCAATCTCAATAATTGCACCATCCAGAACCTTTGCGATTTCAATAAACTTATTCAGCTCCTCAGATGCACTTGCGGAATCAGAGAACTTAGCTGTATTCTTGACGAAAGTTACAGATGCGGATCCACTCAACAGAGCTTCAGTATCCTCAATAGTCTGCTTATTCTCTTCTGTTACCTTCACAACATTTGTATTAGATACTTCTGTTGTACTGAAGTTATCAGCAATAGCCTGAACATAGGTATCATCAAAAATACTGTCCACCAGATCTGCATTTACACTCTCACCAATAGAAGTCCATACCTTGCACATATCAGAATAAATAGTTTTAGCAGTTCCATTTAACAGATCAGAATTATCTTTCCAAGTGGTTAATCTTGCAGTCGCTGCGCTTCCAATAATATCTTCATCAGAAGCCGTATTGAACATAGGCATTACTTCTCTAATTGCAGAGAATTCAGTATCATATAAACTAGAAGCCTCAAGGGATCCTTGAATAAACTTTTCAACCACATCAGCATGTGCCTCTGCGAAATTCTTATCAAATAAAATGCCATCCATTACAAGATTTGTAGAACTTACTGTACTAAATAATACATGTGCATCTGTCATATTCTGAGCCTGAGTAAGATAAGGTTCCCATGTAGCTGCTACATCAACCTGTCCTGCGAAAAATGCCTTCGCAGTATCATCTGCTGTTGCAAACAGGACTAGATTATCAATAATTTCAGATTTCTGATCATCAGACAGATTAGAGTTATTTACAAACCAAATAACCAAAGTCTGTGCCTCAGAGAACTCAGGTACTCCAATTTTTGCACCAACCAAATCATTTACTGATGTAATAGAGGACTTCGCAATAATACCGTCTCCACCATTAGAGTAATTGGTGATATAAGGCATCACAACATCTTTACCTGCTTCAGTAAATTTCTTAGATAGAAATGCGGTTCTGTTAATTGTATATCCAGCTGCATTTAAATCACCCTTGATCAAAGCATTACTGGACTGTGTAGCATCATTAATAACATTGATGTTTACATTAATGCCAAGTTTTCCATAAATAGAATCAGGCTGAGTTGTAAGACCACCATTAGCGTCAATTACAGACTTCCAACCAATCCATTCATCAAGAGATAGATTAATTGTGCCATCACTACTATCCGTCTTTTTAGCATCTGTCTTTACATCAGTAGAAGTATTTACATTAGAATTCGCATCATTATCTGCCACAACACTATCTGTCTTAGTATCATTCTTCGTCTTAATAAAACCAGTCTTCAGTCCTGCTAAGACTCCACCTCCAATTAATGCTACAATCAAAATCATAATTAAAATCTTGGAAGCCTTTGTAAGTCTAAATCTCTTTGTACTCATTTTCTTTATTCTCCTTATTTGTTATACTTTTTCATCAGACCATCTAAATAATCGTTACTGCTTGTCTTTTTAGCCTCTGCTTCTGCTTTGGCAAGTTTAGTTGACATCTTATTGTTATGTACCACCTTGGATCCCTCAACAATAGCATCCAGATCTCTATTTTTATCTCTGACAGAATCCAAAAGTTTATCAGTTGCAGTCACATTCTTCAGTTCATCCATATCGTCATAGACTTCCTGTAACTGTTTCTTCACTTTCATATTCTCTACTACTTCCTTACTTTCTCTCTTCAACTTACGAAGATTCTTTTCGCACATTTCCTGTGCTTCCTTGGCTGTATTAGCAGCATCCTCATATGCTTTGATTAGCTCAGAATATCTTCTAATATCAGCTGCAACCTCTTCTCTTTCTTCTGCTTTTAATCTGGCAAGGTCAATCTTATTTGCTTTTACAAGAGATTCACATTCAGCTTCTACTTTTTCGATTCTTGCCTTCAAATTTTTCATATCTTTCTGAGCATTACTTAATTTACCGGCAGCAACCTTATATGCATTGTCTGCTTTATTATAAGCATCCTGTGCCTGTTCAATCTTCTCACCGTAAATAGCTTCTGCTCCTTCAGGAGTAGTTGCCATATCCTTGATAAATAGTCTTGTAAAACCTTTAAATAAAGATCTTGCTTCAGGGAACAATACAAAGATTAAAACAACTAACACAATTGCTACGATAATAATAATGTTTCCAAGTTCCATTTACTCGTTTCCTCCTTCAATAAACTTAATAAGACCTGTAATTCTACCAATCTCTGTATTGATATTATTCTCCGAAGTCTTCATTTCTGTCTGCTGATCTGCGATTTCTTTCTCTAAGCGAGCAATCTCTTTCTTGTGATTTTCAATCTCAGTTTCCTTTGCACTAACAGTGGTATTACCTTCGTCAAGAATCTTATTCAATACATTCTTCAGTACTTCAACCCTATTTTCACCATCAAGAGAAACATCTGTAACAGTCAGTCCAAATACTCCAAGGGTTGCTAATACAGATCCTCTTTTTGTCTCTGTAACCATTTCTTTAGGAAGAGAATTGATAAGCTCCTCAATCTTAAAAATTGACTTGGACTTATCAAATAACTCATTCTGAGTATAGATATCATCAATTAATGTATCTGTTCTTACCGCATCCAACTCTACAGGAACTGTTTCCTCTACATCATAACTTGTTTCCGTTTCATACTCTCTCTCATCTGGTACTCTTTCAACGAAAAAATCCTTTAAACTCATTTTTTACCTCCATATAATTTTAAAATTCTATAATCACGTCACACATTTTATTTGCTTCTTCTCTACTATGTGTAACCATAATTATCGTGCTACTTGTTTCTTTGTGTTGATTGATTATCAAATCCTGCATTCTTTCTCTTGTCTCAATATCTAATGCGGATAAAGGTTCGTCCATAAGAATAATTCCAGGATTCATAAATAATGTTCTTGCTAAAGCCAATCTCTGTCGCATACCGCCTGATAACTGTTTTGGATATTTATCTTCATTATTTTCTAATCCTACCAGCTTCATCATTTCTTTAGCTCTATCAACATCACATTTGTTTATTCTCCCTTTTACCTTCTTAGCTACGAGAATGTTATCTAAACATTTCAGCCAATCAAAAGAAGTATAATTTTGGTGCATCATATAAATGTTATTTTTACTAGCCTTAGTAATTAATTCTCCATTTACACTGATAGTTCCGCTTAAAGGCTTCACAAGACCTGCAATAGTTCGTAGTAATGTCGTCTTGCCACAGCCAGATTCTCCCAAAATTCCATATATTTTTGAATCAAACTGATAATTGAAATTTTTAAGTAAAGGCTTATCTCTACTATAACCAGTGTATAATTCACTTATCTCAATCATTGATGTACCTCCATTTAAAAATATGTTTGACTAACCATTTCGCAGAAAAATCAAATATTACACTTATAATCATAATTACGATAATTGACATAAATACCAAATCTGTTCTGCCTCTTGATGAAGATTGTTGGATAATATATCCCAAGCCGTATTTAGCGTTAATAGTTTCGCAGACCGCTATATAGGTAAAGCCTATGCCGTAACACATAATATAGCTGTTCAATACACCAGGAAGCGATGCCGGTATTTGTATTCTCCATATGGTTTGTAATTTACTCATACCTATTGTCAGTCCTGTATCTATGAGATCACCATTCACCTCATCAAGATTCAAGATCACAGATGGCATCATATATACGAATGTTGCAATAAATAAGAAAACAATTTTCATAAGTTCATCAATTCCAAACCACATAATTAAAAGAGGATAAAAAGCAGTAACTGGAATATATCTCATGATACTGATAATAGGATTTAGAACGTCCTTTGCTATTTTTGAGTTATAAACCAATAATGCTATTGGAAACGCAATCAAACCTGATATAAGAGTCGCAACAGTAATTCTCAAAAAGGAATATCTTATTGCTTTCGTTAACTGTCCTGTTTGAAACATTGCAATCATATCAGTGAATACAGTCTTAGGATCAGGCACAAATAAATGATTTACATGTTGTGCAGTTATATTCCACAGTATTAAAACCGCAATTGACAATGCTATTCTTTTTATAATAGTTTTCATTTTTATTTTTCACCTTCATTGTCTTTATTCATGCTATTAGCATATGACCATTCTTTGAAATATTTATTTTCAGCTTTCTTACGTACTTCTACTGCATCATTAAAATCACTGAATAATCCCAAATATTTTCTTTTCCCATTTCTACTAATATAAGCTTGCCATTTTTGAGTTCCTTTATGAAATGACACTCCTGTTACGCCAGAAGTATTATTTTTTAATTTAACTCTATTGGCATTATTATCCGCTATTGTTCCAATACGTAAATATTTCTTCCTATTATCGTATGTATTATGTTTTATATGATCTACTCTTTCATTTGCTATCGGATTCATTATGAGATTTTGCATAAATATTGTTTTCTTACCATCTGGTGAACATGTAACATAATCGCCATTATCATACCAATGATAATCTTTTATTTTGTCATAATCCTCTAAGTCAAAATAAAACTCTTGACCTGTATTAGTAGTCCAACCAATCCCATATTCTCCTGCTAAATCATAAATATTATCTTTAGAATTTTCTTTTCTGATTCTCCTAAGATTATCAACACGTAGGCATCCACAAGATTTTACTTTTCCTGATCTTAAATTATCTCCTATCACATTGATAATAGTTTTATCATCACATGTGCACTCACATTCCCATCGCACATATCTTCTTCCTGTTTTACTATCTACTAAGTCATCAATTCTTCTTATGACTTTTAATCGTCCAAACATTTTACCAGTCAAATCAATTAATTGTATTATTATCACCTCCACTCTTTTATTCTCTTTTTTATTTTGGAATTTTCTGAACAGAATTGTTCTATTGAATCCTGATGAAACGTGAATTTAGTTAGAAATCAAAATCTCTTTTAATACTCTCATCACTAATATACTGTAACATTATATCTCGTTCAAAAATTTTATCTCCGATTTCGCCTCTAATTCTTTTGTTATTTTTTCTAATTGTTGAAATACAATTATCTATATTATTTTCCTTAATAATCTTACACATGTCATATGCCAAATCTAATTTGTTTTCAATGTCATTTTTATCAATTAGATTTCTTGCAATATCAACTAACGTATCAATTACTGCAATGCTTTTATCTGACTCTTCCTTAATCTGATTCCTTAATTTACAAATCTTTTCTTCGTAACTATGTATGATTTGATTTCTGACATTAGTTACATCTGAAATAGGAACGATCCACGTCTGATTAACGTCTTTAACAATGGATCCACAGTCTACGCAAGCTATAGCATAATTCCCAGAACTTTTTCTCTTAAGAATAACACCCTTCATGTACGGTGGTTCATTTTCTCTAACTTGAAATAATACATTATCTCCTGGCTTAAAAATCATATCTTTATCTCCTAAAGCAAAATTTAATCGTATAAATCTATAACTTTTTTGATACTTTCCTCATTAATATTTTTTAGTAATCTATCTCTTTCAGATATCTTATCTCTAATTTGCCACTTAATTCTTCCATTTTCTTTTCTGATGTCAGATACACATTCTAATTCAATCGAGAAAATAGCTCGTTTCATTTCTGCAATTGCTTTTAGTTTATTTTCAAAGTCTTCAGAATCCTTATAATTAATAAGATTCTTCGCAGTATTAATAATCCGTCGTTTTAAATCTTCATATTGTTCAGCTTTATCGGCATCCTTTTCCTCTTGTGTCGGTTTTCTAATTTGACTCTGTAATTCAGAAATCTCTTTTTCATATTTTGAAATAATCTGATTTCGAATATCATCAACCTTATCAAGAGAAGAAATCCATTCCAACTTAACATCGGCATATACGACAGGCTTCATAGGTGATAATGTGTATAAACAATAATTGCCGTTTTCTTTACACTTTAGAATTATTCCAATCTGATTTTTAAAACTTTTCTCATCCTTTTGGAATAAAACAACATCACCTGGCTCAAATACAATTGTCTCTTCTTTTCTCATAATACAAATCTCCTTATCACAATAAATATCTTAATCCACTTAAATACTTTTCTTTTAATTTGTCGGTAAGCGTATCTGTTAATGATAAATGATCTTTCATATCGGCTAACTTTACCCAATAAGCACATAGATAATCATTTGTATTATGCTGTTTAAATCTCTTGCAATATTCATCATATGTAAGTTCTGATGGTTTAGTTAAAATCAGTAATGCTGATTGGAAATTTTCAGGTAAACCTCCTGGATTAAATTCTGTATCTTCTAAAAGATCATGCATAATTGCCAAGGCCACGCACTCATCTCTTAAATGATATGGAATAAATCTATTTTCTGCGACATATATGGCTACCCTAATAGCGTGATTTAGTTTATCTTGTGGATAATGCTTTTTTGCAATCCTTAATGCATCGCTTATTTTTACTGGATTTTCATCTAATGTCATATATTCCTCCTGTCGAAACAAAATTTTCATCGAGTATTCTTAAGCAATTCCGCCAAAGGCTTTTGCGGTTCATTAATATACCTACTTAATATTTCAATATTCTCTCTTGTATTTTTGATTACACTTTCAGTGACATAATCATCAAAGTCTTCACAGTCATCAAAATCATCTTCAAGTCTACTTACCACATCATCGACATAAGATGACATATTTCTAAGAATTGTACTAATCATTTGAAGTCTATGCAATTTTTCATAATTTTCCGTAATATCTTTCATTGTACCTGTCATATATTTCCTCCTATCGAATACTTAAAACAGCTGGATTAACAACGCCATCGCCATCATAATTATATTTTCCATTGTGCCATTTTCTAAATAATTCACCATATTTCAAACATTGTGAAAGAATGCTAACGGCACAACCATACATAAATCCAGTGATTCCTTCCTCATCAGCTTCATAACTCAGTTTGTCAGCATTATCAACAATAACTTTCATTACATCATCAGAAGACGCTTCAATTTTTTCTTTCATCATCTCAGCCCATCTCTCTCTGCATATGTAAAACAAGCTCTACTATATCCATCGCTGTTCTTATCGTACCAATCCTTATATTCTTTCTCTTTTCCTTCTATAATTTTCATATGCTTATTCTCCAATTTTCTTATTCTTCTTATAATCCTGCACGAGGTTGCCACAACACAATGGCAATTCCGCCTTTGCAGCAACATCTACAATAACTTTTAAACCACAGCTCTCTACTTTTTCTTTGATCTTATTCATATTTTCCCAATTCCACTGGATAGCATCTTCGAGTCCATGTTCTTTGGTAGCTGTTGTAGTATTAAGTGGTGTGATTTTTACACAGAAGACATTAGGATCAAGACCATATAGCTTATTCGGATCAAGTTCCCATCCTGCTCCACAAATAAAATTAAGAGTAATAAGCCTATTATTATTTGGCATATTATTGAACTCTTTCTTCATTTCCTCAATGGTTACAACATTAGCTCCTCCAAATAAATACTTTCTCTCATCTTCATTTGTACTGTTCGTGGAAATCTGAATATGCATAAATCCATCCAGATATTCTTTTACAGGCATAACCTCATCTTTTAGAACATCAACTGGACTTTTATCGAATACCTTTACTTTTGGTAGAATCGTGTTATAGCAAGGTAAAAATGTGAATCCTTCTCTATAAGTTTTCATATCTCTCATTACCTGTAAAATATTCTTCCAGTTATATTGTGGTTCCCCCATACGTGCAAAACCTACTTTAATCTTGTCGCTCTTTGCAACCTGCGGATGTTGATCAAATACAAATTCCAGCTGTTCCCACATCTCTTCTGTAGAAAGATTACCATGGAACCCTAATTCTGGAACTAAACAAAATTGACAATGCTGTGGACATCCATACTGTGTACTGATTGCAGTCAGCCACTTTTCCTCAAAAGGCACCAGATTCTTCTTAATCTGATCTACATCATCCGTCATAATGATTTCCTGAGATTTTCCTCTCGTGTTTACATCCTGCATGGAAGTTGTCTCGATATAAAAATTCTTTTCCTTATTATAGAGGACATAAACGCTGCCACTTGGGTATGTATACTCTTTTACCAATTCAAAATGTTTCATTTTTAATTCGCTCCTTTGTCTCATACAAAATTTTATAAGCCGCACTTAATCCAGCTCTATCATCCAACAAAATATTGTAATAGATTTTATTGCCGGTAAAAGGAATATAAGACGGAGATTCATTTATGTAATCAACATGAATTCCAACCTCTATGCATTTATTTTCCATAAATTTGAATTTTGATTCATCACAGCATGTACTAAGAATTAGTGTACATCCCATATCCTTACATTCTTTCAATAAAGCAATTACTTTGTCGTATGTATAACCTTTGTCATAATAATCAAAGATTGTATTATCAAAATCAAAAGCAATGATTATTCCTTTATGAATTTTCCAATTTTCAACCAATCGGTCTATACACATATCATCATCAAGATATGGATCACCCACAATATTGTTCGATTTCTTCATATTTATTCATCCATGTTTTTCTATCATTTTCCGTATAACCAAAGAAATATGGATAAAGCTTGTTATTTGTTGTGAAATAATAATGATGATATTCCCCATCTGGCAAAAACATAACACCTGGAATATCAATAGTTTCTTTGATTTTTAAGAAATTCTGATATGCTTTTTTATTACCAAACATCTGGCGGAAAGTCACTTGCTTTACACCGATATCATGCATCTTATTTATATATGTAAGGCAGTCCTCTGTAGTCATTCTCTCATTTAATACATTGATGACTCTCAGTTTCGTAGTTTTTTCAATTTCAGGTAACATCATACGTAATTGTTCCATTGCTTTTGTATCATAGGATTCTATACTTAAAGCAATCTTTCGGAACTTCAAAATCAAACCCATATCAGTCGGCAGGATTCTGGTATGTATATCCAATTGTTTTCCATATTTTGTAGCCAGCTCATACATCCGGTTATAAAAGTCGATATTTTCCTGCCAATGATAAAAAGGATCTCCACCACCAGATAAATTCACAGTTGGTGCCTCCGATGCAGCAATACACTTTTCCAGATAATCCAAGTCTATTTTACTTTTATCGGTTACTGCATTTTGCAATATTGGGTGATGTTTTGTAATACAATATTTACAATGACAATCACATCCAAAATTTGTTATCACAGTAAATCCTCTATTTTGTTCAGTATACATAACGAAATTCTCCTAATAATGTAAATGAAACCGTAGTTTCCTAATCTATTCCCATCACATATTTATATGCATTTATTTGATCCTCTGTAGCAATTAAGACCTCATTAAGCAAATATTCTCCACACCATGAATCTTTATATCCAGAAACCATAACAAGATGATCATCTTCTTTATTATCAACACATTGATAACATGAAATAGTTCCAACTCTACCCAATAATGATTTTGGTTTTGATAAATCGATTCCTTTATAATCAACTATTACAAATGTTCCGATATCAACAGGAAATGTTACTGTGAATGCCATAAATAATCTCCTTTCAAATCCAGTTATTAATATCATGGAAAATGTCGCCAAACAGAATCATACGGAACAAAATGCTTTGCACTAACATATTTCCATTCTCCATTTTCATAAATTAAAAAATGAGGATACCCGCAATTATCATTTCGTACATCATATACTTCTCTAATCTCATCATGATCTTCTTTTTTAACCACTCGAAAAACTTCTTTCATATGTCCTCCTAAAACAAATTCTGAAATGTAAATTCTTCAGCACAATCTCCACATTTAATAGTACCAATTACGCCAATGCTTGTTGGTGTGAATACATATTGGTATCCACCACCAATCGTTCCACATCGAGATAATCTTTTTATTTTTCCTTTCTATCTAATAAGCATGTCGAAAAATAACTGTTCACACATCACAAGCATAATGCAAACACAAATAATCAATATTGCTTTACATATTTTCTCTTTCACATTTCACCTCTCGAAATATCAGTTTCATCTTTGACATATAACCTTGTATATTTAATTTTTCTCTCTAATTCCTGAACACAAGCATCATACGAATTCAGGATTTTTCTAATTATATCTTCTTGCTCTCTAGTTTCTGGTATACCAATTTCATGTAAAATCAGTTGATACTTACAAATGCATTTGGAATATAATTTGATAGAATCAACGATATATTTATCTGTTCTGATTCTAAATATCATCCCTTTTAATCCTAAAGGATCATTTTTAAATAGGCTTTTATTTTTCCAAAACTTTTCCATATGTTATCTCCAATCAAATTTCGATTTCATTTAAAAATCAATCATTAAGACTCATATAAATCATAAGTTTTACAAATTAGTACTCATCTTGGTTCTACATATTTAAAAACAGCTTTACCATCTTCGATATAAACAAGTATTGGATTTTCATATTCTTCATATCTTGTATATCCAATAAAACCCTCTGTTTTAATATATGGCACTAACCAATCCAAGAAATGTTCGATCTCAGAGTTATAATTTTTCAAATTGGCTCTAATATTTACTTTCCAAGTCTTAGAAATTGCATCAAAAATCATCTTACTGTTAGTAGAACCATCAAAATAGTAACTATCGCAACAAGCAACCATATACCATCTATCACACTTAAAAAATTTATGTCCTGTTAACACATCTGGTTTGTCAGTTCTATCAATAAGACTATGTAAAATATCTATAACTTCCTTTGATGTATCACTGTATAAGTCAAAACACACATTAATATTATGAATTATTCACCTTTCTAATATAATACCTTATTTTCTCTCAGAGATAATTTTCTGAAACATGTCGTCAACAGAATCCAATAAATCATATCTCTTATCAAATACAGCTGTTGAACTCCTGGCAAATTTACGCTCTACCATATCGATGTAATAAGTCGTGCTCCCATCATCGCCCATATAGAATTCGTCCCATTCTTCATCTGTCATCAATCCTTTGACATATAATTGATCAATTGCAAGGTTATCAAAACTAACTACTTTAAATTTATCAATAATATCTTCAAGATTTACATATAGCCAATTTTGATTTGCGACAATATTCTCATGATCTTTTATGTAAAAATCATCACCACGTCTAAGATGTTTATAACCAAGAATCAGCATCTTCAGATTATTATTCTCTAAAACTTCTACATCCGATGGCTTTAATACCCCGTTGATTACATGAATAACCGCATTTGGATATTGCTTAATAAGTTCAATAAATCTTTTTGTGGGATTTACAAGAGATACACCAAGACCATAGATAAGTTTTTCATCAACAAGTCTTCTGATGAGTTCCTGTTTCTTCTCAAAATGAATCTGGTTTACAGTCATGTTTACAATAACTTTTCTATCTTTGAGTTTCTGTAAGAATGGAATTAAATCAGGATGACTTGTAGCATCTCCACCACCAAGAGCAACTTCCTGATACGGATGAAGCGTGTTAATGAATTTCTCATTCAGAATATCTCCAAATTTACCATCTGTTGTACTACCTTCGTGACAGAATGGACATCCCATATCACAAAAATTTGTTATTTTTATATCCATATTCTCTGCAAAAGCTGGAACAAACTCATCTTCATCTGTCTCTCTAATCTTAGTACCATCACTCAAGATTGTGGTTCTAAAATTTCCATTTATGTATCTTCCTAATAATCCCATTCTTAAAATCCTCCTAAATTAAATCAACCATCGTATCCATATTTACCAAATGAAACAATTTTATCTCCACTTTTACTTGTATATCTATATACAAATGTTTCAAGATCATCGTTCTGCCACTCCTCATAGGTTTTAGCATCATCGTCTACAATATTGTTTTCTTTTGCGTATTTGGTATAATACTTTTCTTTCGCAGATTCTGACAAGTCTGACCAATCTTTAGAAAATTCATCTTTGTGATTTTCATAGTCTTGTGCTGCATATTTCTTATCATCATCTGATAAACTATTTACTTTTACAAATGACCTAGAACCCCCATTCATCAAAAAGAAGCTCGCCATTCTTCCACTGTTCAAACTCTTCCTCGCTACACATTGTAAGTGAATGGGTGCTAGATGAGTTAGTTTCAAATACTCCACGTCTAATCTGTCTCTTCATATTATTAATTTCCTTTCATGTAAATTTCATAATTATCGAATTCTGGCTTTAAATCACCATAAGTTGTATAAGTACCCAACCTTGTTTTTTCTTCTCCTTCGTTTACATACATTCTGTCATCAAATTCATTTGAATTATCATTTCCTGTGATAATTTTTGAATCTCCGAATAAGTATCTAAATAATTTATCTGAATCATGTAATACATCATCAACAAAGTCCTCGGTCTCATCAGAATGATCAATGTATCCATAACCATCAAAATCATAATAAGATCTAATTTTGCCGTCATATTCCCATGATGCTTCTTTCAATTTTGGTAGGTTATATTCAATGTTATTATTTTCCAAAATATCTTTTAGCTTTCGTAAATAATCATCAGCCTGATCTTTATCAAAACTTAAAATTGCTGTGATTAAATATGATGCCTTACTATACAAATCATCATATTCGTTATTTTCCCAACCGAATTCACCAATAGTAAAGTCAATATGTTTTGATAAATTATAGTCGCCTTTTGCTATACAAATTGCATGTGTACTTGATGAATTTGTTTCAAAAACTCCTCTACGAATTTGTCTCTTCATCGCAATATTCTCCCTATAAACTCTCATATCTCTTCAGCATTTCAGCATAAACATCGTCTTTGCTTGCATAATACTCATCATCCAACTTCTTCTGAATCTCTTTCTTACGCTTATCAAGTTCCTTCTTCAGTTCTTCTTTCTCCTTACGCTGCTCCACACGCTTTTTATATGCAGAAATATCAATTTTTCCAATGACCTCTGCTGTAATGTTTCCTTTATATCGTTCTCTTGATTCTTCTACACTGATGATTTCATCAATTTTTGCATTAGGGTTATTATTGCTTAATGCTACCATATCCCCTATCTTATAATGATTTCCATCATCATAAATAGCAAAGCAATACTGTGTGCAATAACCCCATTTAATAACTGCTACCTTACTAAATCCTTCTAATTTTGCCATAATAATCTCCTCTACTTTTCTGCATCAATAACCAAATTTCCATAACCACTTTCATAGATAAGAGCTTCCGATAGCTTTACTGAGGCACAATTTTCGCCACCTCCATCGATTGTAATCTCAATATTTGGATTTATCTTTGCGATTTTATCCAAAATATTTATTACCTCATCAGCTGTGTATTGCTTTGTGTTTTTCTTATTAATCCATTCTGCGAACTGTTCAAAATCGTTCTTGTCCATGCAAACCTCAGAATAGTAATAATCCTTATTCCGAATAATCGCCCAGATTTTCTTTAACTTCTCTCTGAATGGACATTGCTCTCTGTAATAGTTGCCACTCGTATGTGTTACAAATGCATAATCTCCATCTTTGTAATCACAAATTGCAAAATGAATACCTTCATCACAACCACATTTACAATTGATAATCAGCTCATCATCTTTGAAATTTTTAAATACTGCCATGTTTAACCTCTCTCGTATTTCATTCTTCTCTCAACCTCTTCGTCGTTATCCTCGTCATTAAAATATTTATAAGCAAGCAACATAGGATAATTAGAATCTTTTGCTCTATTCCATAATAAATATTCACACCAATTCGGCTCTCCATCTGAATTTTTGTACCAGCTTGGATCTTCGAATAATGCACTAAACACGCTTCTATACGAATATTTCTTTTTCTGAATATTTCTGTCTTTAATAATAGTAGACTTATCATATCCTTTAATTTCTACAAGAACATTTTCAAAACCTACTCTCTTACAAAGTCTTACAAACCATTTCATAAATTCTCTATAAGTTTGTTTAAATTCTCTGTCTCTTAAAGCAGCATTTACAACAAGGATATATTCGTTCTGTGTTTGTAACCATCCTCTACTACGATTCTTATATCCGTATCTATCTATTAAATTATTTGTCACTTCGCCAAATTCATCACATGAGCATGAACTGTGATAACCCTTTTTCTGAATAACATATACATCCATATCTCTTTCAGATCCTGTTACTCTTGGCAAATGATCCAAAACCGTATCAAGTATATATCTCTTCTCAGCCTGAGTTCTTCCCATAGGACTAACTGTTACGGTTCCATTTATATAAGTCCAATATGACATTTTTACACCCTCCTATGCTACTGCTACCGTTTTCTGTTTTGAATTATCTTCTACATTTTTAACGAATTCATCAAAATCACGCTTCATGTATGTATAATTGACCTTCTGATCAGTACTGAAAGACGAATTATTACTTTCATACTTCTTAATCCAATCATCAAAACTCAGATCCTGATCAATCATACAAGCATAAGCCATAATAGCTACCAATGCAGTCTTACATGCAATGTAAACAGGAGAATCAATCTTTACACAGTCATCTACCATGTCCTCATAAAACGATACATCCTCATCGTCTACTTCTGCATTTACATTGTTCTGAACGAATCCAATAACAGTATCATTTGTAACAGTATCCACTTCGTTAGTTTTTACATCGTCCACATTGTTTTTAATCTGTAAATACTCATTCATCAATGCGGTATATGTATCAATCTTTGCATTAACAAGCTTTTTATCAGTAGTTCCTGGTTCCTTATCTAAAGAATCATAGCTACGTCCATTAATTTCTTTAGAATGTAAACTTGCTACTAATTCCTTCAGGAAATCTGCAAACTTAGAATCATCCATACCAGTCTTGACAAATTTATGAAATACAGCTAACCACACCGGAATATCCTTCTTCACTAAAATTGTCTTGCATTCTTCCCCACAAGCATTTTCGATTCTCTGAAAGTATTTCTGAATTATATTAAATTCTTCCATACTTCCATTATCCTCAAGATAATCACATACCTCTTTTGCTCCACGTTTATATGAATCAAAATGAAAAACATTCATAACAGATCTACATACTACCTGTAAATATTCTCCATTCTTTCTGCATGTATCAGAATATTCGATAGAATTTTTGAAAAATCCTTCTTCTGCGATATTTTTAACCTTACGTGCATATGTAGGGAGCCATGTTAATGCTCTCTGACTCGTATTCATACCTTTATGATTATTAAGCTTTCGCACAAGCTTACTTACTTTTTTCATATCACAATTTGGATATGTGGCAATTTTAATCTGATAATTATCAAATCTCTTTTTTAATTCATTGGGAAAGTCATCATATGTTTTGCCCTTTAAATCAAAGATTTTCTTTTCCCATAAAATATTACCATCATCATCTCTTACAATTTTTCCGTTTTCATCAATAACCTTAGTCTGATATTCAATTTCAGAGTCTTCCGTTTTGGCAGAGAACTTGTGATTTCCAAAACGAATCATTAACAATGCAGTTGTTCGCTGTAAACCATCAACAATATACTTTTGAACAATATCATCATTTAATGGAACCTCTGCTAAAATTAAAGGAGGCATATAATCCTGAGTTAAAGCAGTAACACCAATTCCATCTACAAATTCATCACTGCTACAAAAATAACGCTGCACATCCTGATTATCACTTACATCATTGTCTCTTACCTCGCTGATATAATTGATTACTGGTACATTTACCTCGATTACTTTACCCATGATTTATTCCTCCTATTAATTTACAATAATATCTTCACATTCTCATATGCCTGTATAGCAGCAAGATTATGTAAATACTCTTTAGAGCTAATATGTAATGCTTCTTTTATCTCTGCCGGTTTATATCCATCAGAAAGAAGTGACACTATTTTTCTTTGCAATTTTGATAACTTATTCAAATACTTTTCAATTTTGCTTTCATGCCAGCCACTATGCTCACAAGCTTCATTGAAAGTATTGAATTCAGATGGTATTAATTCACTAAGTTGTAGTCCATCTTCCGTTACAAGATTACTCATACTATCTATTTGCTTTACAGGAATGCGTTTGATCCTGTTGCGATCACGGATCTCAGTTTTAAACTTTCGTTGCACATTGCCAATAAGAAATGATCTGAACTGGCAATTTTTATCATCCTTATATCTAATTGCACTATCAGACAAAGCTTCTAATGCAATAGAATAAAAATCATCATAGTCTTTATCAGAAATTCCACCTATTTTAATAAATAATGGATAACAAATCTTTTTCAATTCAGCCATCTCATTATTACAATAGAATTCTAAGGTTTTATTTATGTCCATGGTTTTCTCTCCTATTAATAGCCTTATGTAATTCATCTTCGAATTTAATATCTTCTTTTCTAAGAGTCTTTGGCTTAGTTTCTTGATGACATTTAGGACATCTTTTGTATGTAGTAAATCCATTGGGTGAAAATGATATAACATTTTCCATTAGTATTCCACAATCCTTACATAGAATCATTCTGATCATCCTCCTCTACAATCCGATACCGGTATTTTCTATCAAACAAACCATTGATTGCTTTTTCTGTTCGTTCTCTACTAAATGCTCCTGGTTTTAAATCTTTTAATACATTTCCAATAATAAGCATCTCATCTTTCATTTCTCTTCTTAATTCCCTATTTTGTTTGATATTTTTATAAATCTTCCAACCTCGAAACAGATCAAATGGATTGCTAATTTCTATAGTATGTAAAATATCTATCATTTCTAAATCTTTATTATGTAATTCCTTTTCAAGATATCTAAATCTTTCAGATGCATCTTTAACCGTGTCATCACACTGTCCAAACATCTCGATCCATCTGGAAATATTCTCTGACGTTGTTTTTTTACCACCCTGAAGAACTATAAAATTCACTTTCCGTTCTTCATCATCAACCTTTTTCGGTTGGATATCTGGGATTGCTTCTACTCTAAATCCCATATTCCGTAAACCTTTTGGAAGACCTTTTAAAATATTACGTGCCTTTGTTTCATTAAATAAATCACGCTTTGCTTCTGAGCAACTAATTGCTGTACCGTTATCATCCAAACGGATATAGCAATTTCGATTATTCTTTATCACATAATCCATAATGAAATTTTCCTTTCTTCTATATTTGATAATGTGCCATGGTGGATTCGAACCACATTTTCTCTATTATGTAGAGCGTCTTACCAATGGACTAATGGCACTACCAGCAAAGAAAAATGTAAAACGTTCTGATCTACAACACTTGGGTTTCAATATGTAAATCAAAATTAATAGTTACAAAACCTGTGCTCAATGCTGTGCACCGACATCGAACAAATAATCTGACGAGGCTTCTTATTAACGTGACAAATTATTCCTATTTATATATGCTGCCTTAACATATACTTTCGGCAGGTTAGTACGGACGGTTGGAATCGAACTAACGGCAACTGCTTTATAAGAACAGCCCCATCACCACTTGGGTACGTCCGCTTAATGCACCATACGGGGTTCGAACCCATGACACCCAGATTAAAAGTCTGGTGCTCTACCTACTGAGCTAATGGTGCATAACGGGGCTAGTGGGATTCGAACCCACGCACTACCATCTCTGATAGTTAATGCAGCAGTCAAAGTGCTGTGTCTTACCGCTTGACGATAGCCCTATAAATTTATTCTCTATATTAAGTTGTATAATCCTTGAATTTCTTAGCAGACTTGCCCGAATTTTCCAGATGAAACCTGACTTTGATCAGTTGACATTTATTGGAAAAATATGTACAATATAATATAGTAGTGTGCAAGCACTGCTCTTTGGAGTATTCTCCGAAGTTGTTATGTAGTGCAGTCTAGTAGAAAGGTGCGCCAACACCGGTTGAATCGCTAGGCTGCATTTTTTATTTTGTTTGGAACAATTATGATTCTACACCCGAACATCTGTTCTGTCAACATAAAAATCGAACGTTTGTTTGTTTTTCTGTTCGATATTATTATTTTATTTATCTATGAGTCCTATTTTCAGGACTCATTAGTTGGTAGTCGCAAGAGTAAAACGTCATGCATAATACCTTTTCTAGCAATATTCTCAGGTGATTGAACCATGGAAAACAACTGCATATGAGGTACATATGAATCATTGTTCATAATGATCGTCTTTGATTTCTCAACCAAAATACATACGCTCTCAGGAGTAGTTACTTTATGAGATTCCAAATTCTTATCAAAATCGAATGTATAGATAGTAATATTACATTCAGCTCCACTTTCTTTCAATTTTTGTAAAACAGCGATTGCTTCATCATAGCTTTCTACTTTATAAGTCTCAGTATTCATAATACTACCCTCCCTTAAATACACATACTAACTTTAAGCGCATTTAATACTCTGTTGTTATCGTATTCACTGATTTTCCCAACCCTATCTTTTATTCTCTTTTTGTCGATAGTTCTAAGCTGCTCTAATTCAATTGTAGAGTCAACTTCAAGACCATTCTCTTCGCTACTCTTTAACAACACATGCGTAGGAAGGGATGGCTTCTCTTTAGAAGTCAGAATAGCAACAATAGTTGTAGGGCTATATTTATTGCCAACGTCATTTTGAATGATAAGCACAGGACGAATTCCTCCCTGTTCAGATCCTACAACTGGTCTCAAATCTGCGTAATAGATTTCTCCTCTTTTCATGTCGTAGTCACCTCTCCTTTCCTAGTATGTAAATCCTACGCATTTATCTTCGTGTCTCCCTTTGATAGTTCATACTATACACTCTTTAGATTATATTGTCAAGGGTATATTCTTAAAAATATATTTATTTTCTTAAGATTATGTGTTAAAGTATATAATGTCAAGGAGATAAATATATGAGACTTAATATAAAATCATTAGTTGATGCTAAGGGTATGAATCGAAACCAATTATCAAAAGAACTTAAAATAGGATATAAAGCAGCATGTAATTTATACGAAGGTAACACAGATCGTATTTATTTTGATACCCTTGAACAATTATGCAGAGTTCTTAACTGCACTCCCAACGATATTTTATTATTTGAAGATGACTCGAAATAGATATTTTATTCTATATCTACTCCACCGCCTTTCACAATCTCGATTGCTTTGTTTATGCACTCTTCTATGCATTTTTCATATGGAGTGTTTTTATAGTAGCACATCTCTTCATTTCCATAGTCCTCCAACTGCTCTACAATCTTGTTCTGGTCGTAGATCTTACTTTCTGTAAATGCCTTTTCCATCATCACTGCGGTTTCCAACTCAAAGTTACCGCAGCAGGTACCCATATCCGCAAGACAACGCTGGAAGAACTCTGCAAATCGGTCTGTGTTATAGTCCACTTCAAATGCCTTTGGAATATCAATCAGTATTTTCATCGTTCGCCCTACTGTTCCATCTCTCAATCATGTGTTGCACACCTCCGCTAACAATTTTCACATTCATAAATTCGTCAACTGCAAATACAGTTTCTCCTCGCATATGAAAACCACATTTTTCGCACCCTACTTCAGCACCTATCGAGTAACCTGTTTGCATATAGTCTCTTGAAACTACTTTGGTATATGCTTTTCCGCCACAAAACGGACACGGCTTAAGTTCCATTGCTTCATTCTCCGTCATGGCTACTCCTCCAACAGTTCCGGATTGTCAAATACATTCCCGACAACCTCATATTCAAAACCACTCATAGAAATATCATCTGTGCACTCATCAAGCGTCATTGGGAAATTGCAGCCCATAGCTCTCACATCAAATCTTGCCTTGCACTCATTCCACAGAACCAAACATCTGTAAAATGCCGCTCCACGCTTAATACTGCCATTTACAATATCATTCTCCCAAATCACCCTGCCGTTCTTATCCTTAAGACCTGTACACTGGCAGATGGTAGATTGATCGACCTCAACCTGTATTTTTTCAACAGGTGTCCCTAGGCTCAAATCTGCTCCTAATGGAATAATGAAATGGTGTGTGTGCCTACCATCAGTATGCGTCATACAAAAATAAAAACCTTCCTCCCATTCCCCATTATCCTTGCGTTTTGCCTTGAATAAATATCTATCCTGCATCTTCATTCCTCGCTTTCTTTCTGTAACCATGACAGACAACTCTGTTCACCCTCATATTCCTCACCAAAACGGTTGTCAAAATTTATAATAAATGCTGCCAGTTCCTCGTCCGTCATGCTACGGATTTCATCTGCTTTGGTCTGCTTATGTGGTTCACTTTCCCGGTACGGCTCCGGCAGTGGCATCCAAGCTGTGACATTTACGCTATCAATGTCATCACCGAGGACAAACCGTCCTCCCAAATATTGTACAAAGCAACAACGGTTTCGATATGTATCCCATCCAATTACGCTATTAAGAGATTCTTCCGGCAGTCTCTCGCTTACCGGAATCCACACCGGCTGATTCTCCAAGGCGTTGATTGCCATTTGTAATGCATTCTCACAGCAATGATCTACTCCAGTTTGTCCGTACATAGGACATTCTTCACAAACCTCTGAGTACCGTTCACTCTGAGCCTTTAAGCAGTAAATAGCTTCTTCTCTCTTCATTCCGCACCTTCCATTTCTGCCAGCTTGGCTTCGGCTTCCGCTCTCGATAAGAATACTTTTTTACCTATATCATCTAAGAAATAACAACTTTCACCCATTTTATCCATGACATCAATTCTTACAATTATTTTTTCATTGAAAAACTGCTTGATATTTATTTGTAAAACGTGTGTTGTAATAATCGGTTCTTTTGCATATGGAGTTATACGATATAATTTATCTCCCAACTTACACGGCAACCGCAAGAGCAATCCCTGCTCTTCGGCATCCTCATAGGCTGCTAATTTTTCCGTAGGACTTCCGTTACCATAATCAGGCAATCTCCAAATTTCCTCTCCACATCTTTCACATTCAAACGGATTCTTATACACCGCCACTCCTGCTATATTTCTAGTTGTCAGTCTCTCCATCCTTGCTCCTTTCTGTTACCTATTCTTTAGGGTAATAATCAGATCATCATATGTTGCCTGATTCATATACATGGTCATATGTACCTGATCTACAACCGTTTCTCCGCGTTTTTGCCAATCTTTGGTGATGTATCCATACCGCTTAATCCATTTTTTATTGATGCGCTTCTTTTTGTGTCTGCGCCGCTGGACATATTTGGTAGTAACTATAACGGTATATCCGGTATATCCGCCCATCAGATCGTTTATTTTACTTAACATGTCTATCTCTCCTTTCGTTACACAATTTTCCCGATATTTCAGTTTAAATTATTTCATATTCAAATATATAGAACTTAGTTCATCAATGATAATTTTCTCAGGGAATGTTAAGCAAGTAATAATGTTAAATGTTTGATATAATATAACGATAATTCCAGCAATAATCATACAACCAGTGATAACTCCAAACAGAATTGTACCAAAATCGTAATCTGAATATATATCTTCTTTATACTTGCTCCAAAAATATTTTGTTTTTGTAAATGTATACTTAGAAAAAATTAAACATAATATACCAATTACCAACCACGCAACACTAGTAGCAATTTCATAAGTAATATACTTACTGCACAACTCTTGTAAATACGGAATTACATTTGTTGACGTCCAATCAACAGCTACACCGAACCTTTCAGCTAAATTATCTAATACTTTAATGATTTCTTCTGACATTTTGTTTCTACCTCCGTTAACTTTCAGATTTCCACTCTTTTCTCTATGCTTTATCAGTTTCCATTTAATACTCTCTCTGCGGAATAGTTGCCTTTACGTTAATCTTAATGTCAACAGCTTCGCTGATTTCTTTCTTAATTGCCGCCCGCATCATATCATTAAGCTCATATGAATTGACTTTGCTATATACAATGCTATTAATGTTACTTTGATTGATGGCGTTCTTCACCTGTTTCTCAATTTCTTCCCGCATAACTTTTTCCGCCATATTGCGTAAAGTGTTTTTATTAATTCCTGCTTCGTTAAGCATCTGCCTGATTTCCTGTCTCAATGCAATTTCTTCAACTTTCATCTTCTATTCCTCCTAAACTTTAATCAGTTTTAATTTAATCATTTATTATTCCTTGCTTCTTCCATTCCATTTAGCATTTTCGCAACACCAGCTTCTGCCGATCAAACCAAAACATCCTACTATCACAGCAGGCATCAAGTATTTTCTTCATAGTCTACCTCCACTAAATTCTAAGTTAGTTACATACCTGTACACTGATGACTTTCGATTGATGTTCCGAACCATCTTACTTGACGCAAAGGAATGTGTCTATTTGTACCATCTTCTAAGCGCATCCACAACAAATCAGCACAAAACCGAATTTCTATACAGCGAAAAATCTTCTTTATAACCATCAAACCATCTTACTGTCACTACATTAATTTTCATATTTTCCATAACATTTCCTCCTTTATTGTAATGGTTTACCTAATCTACTTCTCCAATAGTTGTCTTCGCATTCTTGTACTCTTTGTTCCCATTCTTTTTTAATTTCATATTCTTTTTTGATTTTTTGTTTATTTTTATACTCCTGTTCTAAAAATATTTTATTTCTTATATTTTCCAACATCCATCGTTTTTCCCATTCCTGTCGATTCATTAATTCATAACCTCATAAATACACTTTCTGTATCTAAGTGTTTTCCACACCACGGACATTTACAATACATTTTTCCGCCAAGATTCAGCATAGAATATCCATCAATATCACTATGCCATCCAATCTTACAAAATAATTTTCTCAGTCTTTTCAGCTGAAATCTTTTTGCTAAATAATACAACATGGTATTATATTCTCCTTTCCTATTACAAAACACGTCTTTCATTTGCCATATTGATTGCAGCCTGGTATACCTCTACAGGATCGTTACCGGCTTGAACATTTTTAATAACCTGCTTAATTATTCCTCCAAAATCATCAGACTTTAATGACACTACCGGCATATTCTTTACAATCTCATCTCCATTACCAGCCAATACATTTCTAATAAACTCTCCATGGTCGTTAATGTATTGTCTATTTTTCTCTTCTGTTAATCCAATATAATTCATAGTAGTCTGAAGATCTGTGTGATTGAACAGCTTCTGAAGAGATAATAAACAATCAGGATCGAATGGATGAGTTTTATGGATCCAATAACCGAAAGATTTACGCAAGCTATGTGAGCTTACGGCATATTGGATGTTGGCTGCCTCTACCGCCTTCTTTAACTTCTTTCTATAATCATCGGTCTGATGCTTTACAACATCGTTATACTCAACAACATAATGAAGATATTCACCAATCGTTTCGTATTGTTTCTGCTTTTTGTAATCTGAAATAATATTCTCTCTTCTTTTATCAGAAAAATCCTTTTGTAACGCATCACACCAAATCTCTACATTTCCATATATACTAGAATTAACATCCCTTTTTAACCAAGTTGTCTTAGGATTATATTCGAAAATATAATCACTGTAATGTTTCATCGGATCTACTTCTGTATGCTGCAAATAATTATCAACTGCTTCCCATACCATATTACTTACTGGAATGTTCGTAACTTTGCCAGTCTTCTGCTCTTCAATGGTGCCAATCTCATTCTTTCGATTTCCATTTTCATAATACAGATCCGACCACTTCATCATTACAGTATCCCCAATACGTCTTCCAAGAAGAAGCTCTAACATAGTAATCAGATATCCATCCCATTCATTATTATTTTCAAACCACTCGACAACATTTTTAATATCAACCATGTTCCAAAAAGGATAAACTTCAGTCTTGCCTTTTTTCTTTGTAGCGTATCTGTTCTGTTCCATAACCAAATCCTCCTAACTACTTATTCTCTATTTCTTTCTAAAATTTTTGTAACAAAAAAGAAGCAGAATAATCTGCTTCTTAACGTCAATTATAGTTGACAAATATACTGTTTTTGTTAAATTTAATTTACATCCGAAAATATTCTCCTGATTTAATCCTTTCTTCTCTCCGTTTTTTCATCTTTTCAATTTCTGTTTTTTCATAATCATTAAACTGATTATAAGACATGCCAGTTACTAATAAGTATGCATCATCAATAGTCATAGATGATGTAAGCGTTTTCTCATTAAATTCACAACAATACTCATTACCATCTTTTGATAACTCATACAGTTCTCTCATTGTATCATCAAGATTGCAATTATATAATTTTACACTTTTCATCTAAAACCTCCTTATTCTGGTACATTCATATGCTGTCCAAAATCCTCAATATACTCGCCATGTTCCTCTGTGATAATAGAATGAATAATCCGTACATTCTCTTCTATAACATTGACTGCATAATAAATACCATGATTTTTCTCATTCTCTTTAATATTCCGTAATTCTAAATTTGTTCTTAATAAATAGCTAAATCCCTGCAGTCTGCTACAAGCTCTCTGCAACATTTCTACTTTTTCTTTTTTCATCATTTGTTATCCTTGTTCTATAATTTGACCTTTTAATCCACAATTCCCATAATATTCACAACAACGACAATTATGAGGACACTTTTTAAAATGATCTTTTTTATAGCATTTGTATACGCAAATCGAAGTATTAAAATAAATACATTCTTCACATTTCTTCATACCATCGATCTCCTATAATTCTACCATTTTACATCAGAAACATCAATTCCGTTTTCATCTGCAAATTTACATATTTTATCTAAAGCAATATTAATGCCGCCTACTTTACTTATAAAAACCTGCTGAGTATTTTTATCGATCGCTTCTCCCGATATTTTTACATATTTTCTTTTTTCTTCAGCCAACATAGTTATTATTTCTCTGATAGTTTTTTCATCCATAATATTTTCCTCTCGAAATGTCTGTTTCAGTATTTTTCTGTATTCTTTTCATAGATATTTTACGATCACATGATAAGCATTTAGCAAATTTGGATTCATCCGGTTCGTCTGTAGAATATCCTGCTGGTTCTCCATCCCAAGAATAATATTGCATTGCTTTAAATATTGTATAAACACCTCTGTCTGAATTACAATATGGACATCTTTTCATTTTATGCTCCTTTAACAAATATTCTTTTGAAAACAATCTTTCATCTACTTACTAACCAAAAAAATATCAGCTTCATCATAACCAAGAAAACACGCATGGAAACTATCTTCTATGTATACCGTTATGCCGGTTTCGTCCTGGTCTAAGAAATACCAATATCCCTTTTTAAAAATATAATCAGTTCCATCATTTGCTTCTGTGTCTCTTTTCATTTGTACCATATAACTCTTAGCAATATTTCTTAATACTTCGATATCTGTCATATTGTCTAAATCCATTGCTTTTATCTCCATTCAGACCAATCAATTTCCTGTCCGCAAGTACATACACTATCACTTCTTTTCAATATTCTATTACACTGTGGACAGTAACATTTATATAATGGATCAAATCTCATATAATTATTTCCAGACACAATTTCTGTTTTTGGTTTCAATTTTATAATTATCTCCTTATAATTGTTTTATGGAAACATTAATTTTTTCATACACCATTGCCACCATGGCATTATTATCTTATCTTTCATAATTACATTCATTAAAAGAATCGTTTGCTTCTTCCAAACTTAAAAATCTACCAAGATATATTACAGCAGAATTAAATTGATCTTTTTGTTCACCAATACGAACTTTTTTCTCGCTTATATCATAAACATAATCTTCCCACATCATATAATTATCCTCATTTTCAATTGAAAGCAATTTTTCATTATCTCTTTGTTTTATATTCGGCGAATCTTAATTCTCCATTACAACCTTTATATAATTTTCTCATTGCTGATCCAAGACCATTATCTAAATCTTCGTCTATTTGTTTTGTTGTCCCAGAAGCTTCTCCCAAAATCTCAATTGCTTCTGAAGTATAATCTCTAATTTGTTTTAACTCTTTATCTGTGAAATAAATACTTCTTCCCATACAATTACCTCTCGAAATCGTCATTTCAAGACGATTTCATATTTATAATAACTACCAAACCAGATATGTTCAGGCTTCATAACTGTTCCAATATTCTCTTTTACCTGACCACTATCTTTGTAGCCATCACGTTCCATTTCCTTACAGTGAGCAGCCTTTTCATCTTCTGAATCATAATAGAATTGTTTGATTGTTTCAACAAGAATATCATTTTCTCTATATGTTTTCATTACAGTTTCTTTGCTTATTTTCATTATTATTACCTCATTTATTGTGTCATTACAACTACAGTCCCAACCAATCTTTCAACTTCTTCAAGTCTACTCGCATAAGCTGTTAGACTTCCAATATCATTCACATCAGATACGTTTGTATAAATCACAATCATATTTAATGGTAATCCTTCATTTTCGTTTACCTTTTCTTTTACATTATCTACTACAAAATTACAAAACTCTTTAACGCTGCATTCGTCATCATTGATATGATAACAATTTTCAAATGGCAGTAATGTATTATAATATGAATAAATCACTGCACCATTGTACTTTTGAATTGCATTTGCAATCTCCGATTTACCAGATTTTCCTGTAATCTTGATCATCTTACAATCTCCTTCCGCAATTAGGACAAAAGTTAATATTTACAACTGCTTCACTTTCTCCGCTTGCATACATTCCAAATTTATTTGTTTTAGAATTATACAGCATTAACAATTCTGTATAATCATCATCTGCAATTATTTGGCATACATCAAAATCATATTTTCCATAATAATCTAAGTTGTATAATTTTGTATCACACCATTGACATCTCATATTTCTATTTTCCTTTTCTAAACCAATGAAAGTCGAATTTCTATTTATTTCCTATTCTCAATATCATAAAATGTCTTCCAGTATTGATATCTAAATCTATAATTATCCACACATTCCTCATCAGGAATATCAGAATCCCAATGCCATTCTACACAATTTGCACATCTATTACAAAAACTCTTTCCGTCAGAGGTACATTGGTAACATCTTGATACTTTTTCAAAAACATTTTTATTTGTTCTAATTATTTCTTCAAGTTTTTTCAAATCACTTATAGAATCTATATTTATTGATTTAGTCATATTAATATTGTGTTTTATATACCACTTAATAATTTCTAATTTTTCAGTCTTTTTTATAAAATCATCCCCTTTGAAAGTTAAAATTCATTGCCAAACTTCATCGTTATCTGCAAGCGAAGCTTCCCATTTCCAGTTATGACCTGTTTTACTTTTTACTATTTCTATTGCTTCATTATGACTTGTAGCTTTAACTACATAACAGTAATTAGATACATCTTCCGAATATTGTGGAACATCTTTTACAACATATAATTCATTTTTCATATATTCCATTCTCCTTCCATAGAAAAAGTAAAATTTACTTACCAAATGCTACTTTTATCTTGAGGTTTGTCAGTTTTAATTTCTAGTTTTCTAATTTTACAACATTTTTCTACGCTTGCTTTGATATTCTCTTTAACGCATAAACAACTGTTCTCATTATCGCATGTCATAAAAATATCATTAAGTATAACATGAATACCCTCGATTGAATTAATATCTATTTTGTTTCCAAATTCATCTGTATATATAATTTTCTTCGACATATCTTTCTCCTTAATTCGATAGTAAATTTAGATTTCCTCTTGATATAATTTCTCTAACCACTGATTCATATTTCTCTTTTCAAAATAGTCAATGAGAAATTCTTTCTGTTTATTAGTAATTCTCTTTTTATAATCTCTTGTGACAAAGAAATCATATTTATGTGGACTATGAAGTAAAATGAATCCAAGTTCACATAACTTATCGCCAGGATCTTCGTCACATTTTAATTCAATATTTCCATTTCTATATTCATTTAATAAATATTGAGAAGCCCATGCTTGATGATTTCCAAATTCGACAGAATAAAATGTGCCATTTGGAGCAAGCCAACCATAATTTTCTTCTTGACTTTCTATATTTTTATCTGTCAGATTACATTCAATAATTTTATTTCCTATAATCTTTTTTCTACCTTTTATGACATCCCACGCATCTTTCGCACACTGATCTAAATATTTACCCATAAAATTACACCTCAATATAAATATTAGATTTCCCTTTTAGTTCAGGCATATTTTCTAATATATAAACACGAGCAGCATTCCAGTTAATAATGTTATTTTTATCTGAAAATAATATTTTTCTTAATACACACGCTGCGCTCTGATCTGACATCTTTGCGAATATTTCTTTTGATATAAACGCTTTTATCTCCTGATTTTCAATACAATCTTCATTTTCACGAACGATATCTTTTACATGATTTATAATTATATTCTTATATTCTTCGACCTTTTCATTGTCTTCGATACTTTCAAAATACTCTATTCGATCTATGTCAACTCTTAAATCATAAATCCCATTCATAATTATCATTTCCCTTCTTGACTTTTAGAACATATGTTTGTATATTATTATTCAGGAGGTACAATCATGACATTATCTAATTCCGTTTTTGATGCGAAACACATACGCTGCGTTCCAGTTATCGCCGTATTTTCTTCTACCGGTGATATCAAGCCATTGTACGTAACGATCAACTGGGTCAAACTCAAAATAGAAACATATACTGTCCTTGATTCTACATTTGGCGACAACTGGGTCAACTTTTTGTGCACCGTTGTTGATCACGGAAAGCAGAAACAATTTAAACTTCAGTACAATCTCCATGAACATGCATGGTTTGTTGAGACCAAATATTTTTCATGATTTATTCAATTATGATTGATAATATACAACTGCAATATCAACTCCAATTCTGCAATTTCCGTTTTTAGCTTCTTCATATTTAATAATGTATTGATAGCATTATCTTCATAATTTTGAGAATTAATATTATTTTCCATATCAATTTTCAAATAATCTTGCATTTGTTTTAAATCTCGCTTTTTAGAAGCTAAACGCTGTTCCAATACATCATTCATATTATTCGCTCATTCCTCTATAGTAAACTTAATTTTTTTAGTAACATTCAATATTCAATTGTATTGGCAATCTCATTGAATAATTTTGCTAATTGCAAACAGTCTTCTTTTGTCAATGTGTATCTAAAATAGTTATCACAACATTCTTCAAGATAATATTCTCCATTCTCATTATCTTTACAGATACATAAGACTCTGTTATCAATTGACAACTTTTTTATTAAATTCTTATATTTTTTCAATATTGTATCATTTATATTTTCTTGTAATTCACTTTCAAAAATAATAATCCATCCTCTCCAATCTCTCTATGAAAACTTGGTTTCATCCTACTTCAATAAATTCAACCATATCCATATCTACCTTATCACCATTTGACATTTCTATATATGGCGTATTATTTATATGAGAAATATATCCAAAATTTCCTTTTTCATAAACATCAATGCCATGTACATATTTTTTTAATTCAGCAATTACATTATTTACATCTACAAATTCAGGACACTTAATCTTTATTTTATCCGAATTAGATACATAGGATGATGGTTGCTTTAATTGTATTGAGAATTTTTTATTTGGATATATCTCTTTTAACAACGATTGAATTATTTTTGTTTCTCTTCTAATATTACTCACTCCCATCTTCCAATAAAACTATTATTTCGTCTTTCTATTAACAAACCAAAGAAATACTTCTTCAATTTGATTTATAGTTCCGTCAACATCATCACATTCACCATTATTTAAAAATGCAAGAGCTTCCGTTTGTGGTTCATCGCTGTCCCATATTTTATCTGCACAAGCAATCAAATTCTCAATAGGTACCCCGTATGACTCAATCATCTCTTCAAGTTCACGTTGAATATATTTTGCTTTATTTTGTATATTTGCATACTGTCTGATTTTCTTTTTTATCTCATATGGCATCTTCTTCATACTAAAACTCCTTTTAAAATGGAACAATCATTTACATATCTCTTTCAAGTTCGTCTAAATAATCTAATAATTCATATAATACTTGGTTTCTGCCTTCCACGTAGTCGTTCGTCCAGCTAAAGGCATTTAAAAGCACATTGATCTTTTCACGAATTTTATCAATCGCTTCTTTTCCTTCATTCATATTTTATTGTTCTCCTTTTTCTTTTAAATCAGTATCAACTTTACGTTTTCCATATTTATTAATCATCCTGGTATACAGATTTTTATATTCTTCCAACGTCCAGTTAACTTCTTCAACCGGTGTGGTTCCAATTTTATATAGCATATCAATAACATCATCATAATCATCAATATCTATATTCATAGATCTATCTCCAACAGGTACATAAACAACAACTGTCTTATCATCAGCGCAGTAACTATTCCGTTTTGTCTTGTACTCAGGACATAGATTTTTATAATCAGCATATGTCATTTTTACTTCATTACAACCATTACTATTATCCCGATTTATTTTCTCTGCATAACATTTTTTACATAAACCATATTGCTTATAATATCTGATTTTCTTTTCTCTTTCTTCAATCTTCCCTATCAGATTTATTTCCTCTTTATGACCACAGCTCATTTCTACGGTATATTTCATTGTACTCTTCCTCGTCTAACTCTGGTACATCATGATGATCCATTTCTTTTAGCTCTTTGAGATTTGTGTTATATCCAATGAACATCTGACTCATTTCTTCTGGGTCTGGTTTTCTTGGTTTGAATGATACCATTAAATCTTTCAGTGGATTCTCTTGAAGCCACCTATGTTTACAATCATCAAAAATAACTCTTGCTCTCGTAGGTAATTCCATAGGAGGATCACCCGCCTCCTGATGTATACGATCTGACTCTATATTCTTCCAATTCAAATCTTCAGGAATTTCCGTTGTTATATATACATACTCTACATATTCATCAATTGTATTTGGATATGTAATATAAGCATATTTCCGTACTCCATTGACATTGTATCTTAATACAATATCATCCAAATACGGGAGCACAGTATACTCAACACCTTGCTGCTTTAAAAAATCTGCAAAACTACATTCACATCTCTGAAATAGTACATCTACCCCATAATGTTTAAACATATTTTCGAATCCCTCCTTTTATAAAATATGGTGCCATTTAATAAATAGCACCATTAAAATAAATCACTATGACTACCAGTTCTTGTCAAGTACAAATACAGTACCTCTTCATCATATTCGTATATCAATAACCAATCCGGTGTAATATGACACTCTCTTCTACCACTATAATTACCGGTAAGAACATGATCTTTATTTTTTTCTGGAAGTGTTTCTCCGTTCGCTAATTTCTTAATGATTTCACTTATGAGATTCAAATCATATCCACGCTTTTGAATCCGTTTTAAATCCTTCTGAAATTTATTAGTTGGTTTTATTTCATACTTCATACCAACAGATCCTCCATCATCTTATCTACATCTGTATAAGATTTGCCGACAGAAGGATTCTTTTTCATTTCATCAACTTCTTTAAATGCTTCTATCGTTTCCTCATTCGGCATTTCCCTAGAAATATAAAACGGAATCCCTTGCTCTCTAATTGCTTGTTTTGCAGCTATTGTAAAAAAAGTTGTCATATCAAGACCTAAATCATTCATGAGATCCTGAAGATCTGCCTTAACTTTCTCGTCTATTCTTACAGTTACGCTTGTATTAGCCATATAATAATTCAACTCCTTTCTTTGATATTATTATATTCTCCATTTTTCATATTGTCAATACAATGTTAATACGCTGTTATGACGGTTTTGTAAAGAAATTCGAGTTTCGAGTGTTTATCTTCTTACACTCGCTTTTTGTTCCGCTTCCTGTCTAGCCATTCCTCTGTTGATAAGATCTCTTGCCACTTTACTATCTGGCATAATAGCATGTGTTTTTCCTAGAATATTTAGTTTATTATATTCTTCCTTAGTAATAATAACACCATAATCACCAGGAGCACTTGAATTTAATCTACTATCAAATGTATAAAACTTCCTATATTCTCCATAACACTCATATAAGCAACTAATAAATTTGCCAGTAGAAATTTCACATGTTTGACGTTTTCTCTTTTCAGGAAAATATTTTGCATAAGCAAGTTTTCCATGTTCGATAGATTGCTGCTTATCTATCTCATCCCATTTCCTTTCCCTAGCAAGCTGTTGATCAAATTCATCTCCATAAACATGATTACTAGAACATCCAACAGTATAATTATGTCGGTTGCCATATTCATCGTACTTGACATCCTGATAAGTTCTTTCTCCATTTACAATTTTTCGACCTAATCTGTCAAAGCAGACATTATTTCCGTCATAATCCTGAAAGGAAGATGTTCTCTTAGCATGAGCATTGTCACTTGCACAACTAATACCACTACCAATACAACAAGCTCCAAAAATCAAACCTATAATACCCATAATTATACCTCCTGTGTTTTTATCTATCGTTTCTCTTCTGATCAAGTAACCAAGGAATACCAAAAACCACAAACAATCCCGTTCCCCACGCAATCAAATCTAATAACATAATTTTATCCTCCTTTATAATTCCATTATATCACTCATATGTACCATTTTCAGTACTCAATTCTGCACGTTACCATCATCATAAATATTGATTTATCCAACGATCTTTCTCTTCATTATCCATTCCATACCATTCATCTTCATCAAAATTCATTAATGCATAAAGAACGCTATTTCCAGCGTCCTTTTTCTCATCTGTATCAAATTTATTAATCAATGCTTCTAGTGCGGCAACAAGATCATCTGTAACCATATTTTATCCTCCTTTAATCTAACGAAAACTTACTTTCATCTACTCAATATAAGCAATAATACTACACTGTCCAGGTTTCTGTTCCAGAACCCATTTTACTTCATATACCTTATAATTTTTCCCATTTAATAGAACGCTATCTCCGACTACTGGACGAAGATCTGTTTCTAAACTTACAATAATATTTTCACTTTTACTTTCAAACCAAATAATATTTCCATACATTTTATTGCATCTCCATTCGTTAATCATTTCCATCATCAGCTAACACCGGCACTAACTCAAAAAGTTTCAATTCTTTTGCATAGACTGTTTTATCAAATCCAGCATCTTCATCAAGAACTTGCGCAGCAAAATTATTATTTGTGAATTGTATATTTGCTGCATTACTTTTTATATATTCTAATGTTTCCTTTGCTTTCTCAATATCAGCGAAAATTGTCGTTTGATCTAATGATGTATCATAGCCAACAGAGTTTACTTCTGTCCATGTATCTTTACCATCATATAGCACACTTGTTTTAATTATTTTTATAAATCTCCAATCAGAAACACCTATTACATACATTTTATCATCTCCTTATTAAATAAAGACTGCTTCATTATGTTATATCAGCCAATGCATCTTCAATATGCGACATAACCGTCCAAAGTATTTTTATCTGTGCATCCAAACGATTTTTTACGTTTTCATCAGTTTGTATCATATATGCTCTATGTATTTCTTCGATCATAGTATCAATTTCGTCGTTTATTCTTTGTCCACAAATGTTATATCCATATTTCATATCCTCATTCATTGTATATTCTCCTCTACTAAATGATCATATTAAAAACTTTTTTCTAACTAAATCTGGCTTTCGTTATGATTTATATAAAGTGTGTTTGCCGTCCTTATCTCGTTTCCATTCATAACCAACAAACTCAATAGCTTTTAAAGCTCCATTGTAATAACTCACATCTTGTGGTCTTGCATCTTCCATGTTTGCAATAACCCACCGTTCATTCAACCATTCTTCGGTTTGTTTTTTGATTTCTCTTGGTGTTCTCTTCATTACACTTCCTCCAACAAAACAAAATCAATGGCCGCTAATGCCTTTGCCGTGAATACTTCATCATACTCTTCATCGTAACTGGTCACATCAATAAATGCTGTCTGATTATCTTCGTCAAACTCAATACATTCAATATCATCTGGATAACCTTCATCATTATTTTCCAATAACTCTTCCGCAGCGGAACAGCTCTGAGCCATATGTAGAATTTTACACTTTAATTCATTTACAGTTCCGACGAACTTATAGAATACGACTTCCGGTGTTTCGCTGTTTGTCTTTATAATAATCCACTGTTTCTTTTCCATGCTTATACCTCCATATCATCAATCACTAAATAGCTATTATTTAATTTCTCTATTCTAACTCCATTGCATTTCATAATATCTACTAAAAGATCTACATCTCTTCCATGGTTCTCATCCATGAGATATCCATACTTACCGAATAGTTCATCTTCTGTTACTAAATATGGAGAATATTCATTATCATCAATTATGTTTCCATTTTCATCATAAATATGATCGTATTGCCATACTCCAATATTATCCTCAATTAATTCCTCACCATTTAAAACCCTATTATTTGCAATTTCTTTCGCTTCTTCTATGCTATCTGCTTCTACATTTATATATGTATAAATCGTTGTCTGATACATTACTTGATATTTTTGCATGTTTACCTCCTATCGAAATACGATTTTCATTTACTTTGTTATTACTTCAATAACTAACATATATTCTTCATAATCACGAAAAATAGCATAATGTTCACATACATCAATATTAAAATATTGCGCCATTCTTTCGTCTATTTCTGCTCCATCAAGTTGTTGCGAATATGATTCCGCATAATAAAAATTACCATTTTGTTTGAATAAATATAGAGAATCATCATCAAGAAGATTTTGCAGCACATCTTCTGCTTCTTCTTTAGTTAAAAGCCATGAGTTTTGTTTTACCATAATTTTTTATCTCCTGGAATGTGGTTTCATCTATTATTTACCAATATGTTTTATAAAATCCCTGATCAGGATCTCCATAACTTTTACCGTCGCATTCTTCATAAGTCCCATTATATGAAGCAGATACAAGTTTTAAAGGATACTTCAACTGATTGATATCTTTATCATAGCAACCAATATGAATACCTTTGCATCGGTTCTCTTGATCGCAGGTATGTCCTCGCTTGAGAATGTCTTCCATTGTGGATGGATACTCATCGCCATCAAAAATCATTCCGTCACATTTATTCCAATAAGCAAGAATGCCATATAAGTCTGCTTCTCTTCCAGTTCCATAAAATACATATCCATAATCATAATATGTATCTTTTATACATCCTCCTCCAAATTCTTTTGGAATTAATATCTTATAGCTATCTCCCATTGTTAAGTTTTTTCTTTTTGTCGTTTTATCAGCTCTCAACCATGAAAAACTTCCCATAATTTATTGTCCTTTCTACTGAAATGCGGTTTTCATTCTCACTTTTTAAAACTAATTCCTTTTTCTTCTAACCATTTAACCAATGGTTGAAAGTAGCACTTTGGTAAATCAATGTCTTGAACATTTTCTTTCGCCCATTTAAACTGCTTATCAGATAATTCACAACCATTCATTAGATAGTCAAGTTCCAATCTATGCAAATGATCAGCAATATCCACACTATAAGTCTCATACAAATATTTTGATGGCAGCATACACACCCATGTTTCTGCTACAGCATATCTATTTTTTATCTTGTTTATTTTTGACTTTGTTAATTCGCTAATAATATCAATTCCATCAGCTTCTAAATCATTCAACTCAAAATATGATTTTATGACTTGGATATCAGTTGCATCATTCCATACTTGATTTTGTACTAATTCTTTTAATGTAATCATTATTTTCTCCGTTTCATGCCGTGCGGTTTCGTTATGTGATCATTCTTCTGTTATCTCAACAAACTTTACCGTATAATCATATTGTGGCTCTGTCCACAATTCTGCTGCACATTCTTCGCATATGCAAATTTCATGATAACCAATGCCTACAATATCTTTATTTCCATTTATTGGATACAATGTTTTATTATTGCATCTTGGACAAGTAAATACTTTATCATGTATGTTATTCATAATTTTTCGCCTCCTGAAATGTGCTTTTCATCGTGTTTCTTAATTCAATTTTTCAATTGTAATTTTAAATTTGTCGCCATCTTTAGAATCAATACCTAACAGTTCGTCAATGGCGGTTGGAACATTTGCACTATAACTTTCTTTTTCATTTTCAAAAAACCAACCATCATTATATTCTCCTACATAGCCAATAATCTCTTTCTTCATTCTACTATCTCCTTCCTCTCTTGAAATTTCCGTTTCATTTGGTTGTTAATTCTCCTCATGTAACCATTTATAAAACTTATTTCTTGGTTCGTTTTGTTTAACATTTTTTATATCTTCTAAAATTGTTTTCTTATGCTTATTGCAATGATAATTACAATATATATCACCAAGAATAGAATTTCTTATTAAACACCCTCGAAAACCTAGATTATCAATTCCCCATGCTGGACATTTTGAACATTTCATTTATATATCACCTTCCTAATAAATCATCGTTTCCTATGCTTTCTTCTTAGAATAATACTTAACAATCTTTTTAAAATCTTTGCTACTTGCATAAGCAACTCTATGTTTACTTCCATCAATATTAAATTCCGTTACACTTGAAATTGCATAGCCTTGTACCGTTAATGTAGCAAGATATACAAGTAAATTCAATTTGTATCCAAGACTATCGAACTGAATTTCTTTTCTTAGTTTCTGTACTTCTTCATCATAATTGTCATCTATTTCAACAATGTGTGCAGAAGCATATGTATTGATTTTATATAATCTGTTGTTCATCTTTCTTACCATATTATTCGCCTCTCTTTCCTAGTAAATCCTCATTTCATTCTACTATACTATTGAAAAAATCAAGCAACTTTATTTTTTCATAATACTTCTCCCATTCACCATTAAGTGTTACGCCTATACAAGTACACTGATTTGTATTGTGATTTTCCGGTATCTGAAAAACAGCAATACATTCATCGTCAGTAGCTGTCATATCAGAAAATATCAAATCTTCTAAGCTACATTGTGTAGAGAAATCTCTTTTTATTCCTGTACAAATCCTGTCATATTCTGCTTTACACTCTTCAAAGGATTTTCCTTTAATCACTACAGAATGATCTAGCACCTTTATTTCAACCATAATATCCTCCATTCTAAAAATAAAGGAAACTCTTGATTCATTACTTGAATACAGGAGCTTTAACAATAGAATCCCAATCGAAAAATGCCTCTGCCTCTTCTTCTGATATTTCTGTTATGCTAACTACTGTTTTGTATCCAAGTTTCTGCAAATCATTTTTTATAAACTCATTTGCCTCTTCAAAACTCAAAGGTTCTCTTTCTCCTTTAATACAAAACGAATAATCAAATGTTTCCCAATCTTCTTCGACACTATTGCCTAGTCCTAATTCAAAATATCTCATATAATTTTCCTCCGTTTCTTATTAAATTTCTTAATTCATTCTATAATTTATCAATTGAGAATCCATACTCTTCTTCAAGTTCTTCATCATCATAAGTATCTAATACATCCTGAATATTTGGATGCTGCCAATCAACGAATTCGAACAATTCTCTCGCTAATTTTTTATTTCCATCACATTCCATTACAAAATCATTTCCCGTATAACAATGATTAATAATATTATCTATTTCTTCACTACTAAGGGAAGATTCAATATTGATGCTATTCAGATATATATCAGGAATATAAATTATCTGATCAGATACTTCAAAATTTCCCTTATAGATCAAGCAATCTTGTCCATCTGAAAATTCAAACAAATCTTCAAGTACTGATCCAGTAAGTAATTTATCTTTCAGCTCTCGCTTTGTCATTTTCATACCTCCGTCTATGTAAACTTTTCACATTTTTCAATTATTTTTAAATTCTATACATAATATCTCTTATATGTATTGTCATATTCATCTTCTGTAAGATAACTGTAACTTGCCAGGAATTCTTCTTTTGTGAGACATATAAAATCTCTCATTTTCTCTTCATCATCAAGAAAATCTGTATTCTTAAATTCATTACTCATAATTACAGCTCCTTTTCTTTTAGCATAAATCTCTTAATTTCTCTGCAAACTCTTTCAATGCGTTTTCTTTGTATTCCTCGTTATGTACCAGATCAACTACACCAGGAACTCCTTGAAATCCGTTGCGTTTTGCTTCTAACATAAGATATGTTTCTTCCTCAACATCAAAATCATCATAAAGTTCCCACATTTTTTCGTGTAAAGTCTCTATTAATTCTTTCTTTGTCTTTGGATTCTTAATTGTAATTTCAGTACACCAATCCTCATTACAAGGGTTATCTCCCTGCATGTATAACTCCACTTCACCATTCCGTACTTCTGATATACTAAATGCAAAATCTGTTCCATCTGATAATTCATCAAGATACTTTTCTAATTTATCTGTTTGCATAAAATTAACCATCCTTTCTATTGTACTGGAATAATACATCCTTTACCTGTTGCTTTACATTTAGGACAAGAGTACCTTCCATCTGCATGATTTTCAGCAAGCCATGCTGCACCACATTTTTTACATCGCATTTTTGTGTACCAACCGCCATTCTTTTCACTATCAATAGTTCCATAATCAACAAATCCAACTACCGCATCATAATCAATCACTCTAATTTCCATTAGTCTCTCCATTTGAAATTGCTATTTTGTTATATTTTTAAAATAATCCAATGGCAAACTCATTTCCTCTTTCCAATAATCAATGGATATACCATCGTCATCGTTACGAATTGTGCCAACAATTACTAATTGCATACTTTCGGTTCCATTGTTCCAATATCCTGCATATAAACCAAAAGCTACAGGATACTTTGGAACCGTAAATGTAATTCCAACTTGAATGTGCCAATTAAGCGGAATTTCAAAAATCTCTGCATTCTGTGGAATGTCAACCATATCCATTAGTCTCCGTGCCAGATCTGTCATATTAAGAGAACGACAATCCGTAGACTTCCTTGCACACATTTCACGTACAACACTCATAAAATCTTTATATTTGTTTTCCATATATTCCTTATACTTTTCATAATTAGAAATATATTCTTCCGAATCTGGTGTGATTTCCTGAATTGTATTACTTCCCTTTTGTCCGTATTCTGCCAATACAACATAAATATTTTTCGTTTCAGTATCATAAAAGCTTTGTGCATCTCCATAATCTTCAAACATTTCAAATTTAGGATCTGCGAACCAATTCTGCTGCAACATATCAATCATCCTCCAATCTTTCTTAAAGTTCCTTTACTTTAAATTATTCTCTTTAATCAACCTTCTACGAACCATTTTGTTTAAGTCTTTATTCACAGCAATTGTCACATCTCCGTTGCTATAAATAAAATGACTACCATTTATCCGTGATAAGTGGTAGCCATTAGACTTTAATAATGGTTCAAAATCTCTAATCATCTTTGGTTTCTTACACACATATCTCACTCTCCTTTAACAATATGGTTCCCACCCTTTTTCCTGGCTACCTTGTTTACGTTCAATCGTATAACTTTCACCGCTTCCAATAAGAATACCATTGCGATAAATATAATTGGCGTTAGCTCTTATCCATGGATAAACATGTAATCTACCTATAATTTTAGCCCATTCATCGTAATCGTTTCCTACAAATCCGTTCTGCTCATTCTCTTTCAAACAATTCTGCCAAATCTTTTCAAAATTCCTTCTGCACTGCCGTTTTGATTTCAGTTCAGATGCTACCAATTGATTACCGGCATAATAGTAACCGCCTTCAGCTGGCTCATAAATTGGATATTCTTCGTAATGCGAAATAAATCTCATACTCATTCACCATCCTTCAGGCATTCTTTATTTACCACTGCATATAACCGAATTTCATTTCCAACTTCTTCATCATCGAGATAGAGATCATGCAATAACTCTGCAAAACTATCCTTTGAAAAATCTTCTCTGTACAGCGAGACTTCATGAACAGTAGGTGTACAGAAAAGGAATAGTCTGATATACTCAATAATTTCTACCCATTCACATTCGGTACAAATACGTCTTGCGCATCTTACAAGATTCTGATTGAATACTGCGGTACATAATCCGTCTCCTTCAATACCGGCAATATCTTCATCTGTAATCCGTTTAATACGTTCAATTCCCTTGTCCATGATATAGATAAATACGACACTCTCTACTCTTGCGTCAAATTCATGTTCAATAATTTTTCCGATTTTTGTTTCATAATATTTCATATCAATCACTCCTCTACATTTTCAATTTTGACGATGCTAAATACTTCCCACTCTTCGCCAGTATCAACGACATTATCATTTTCCATGTCAAAGTCTTCGTTATCTCCATTTGACAAATCACATTCATCAAATATCTTTTTAACCGCTTCTCTTCTTTTTTGTATGCACTCTTCCTTGGTTCCCACATTAAGGATTCCGAAACCAACACCATTGTAAGCGTGATGCCATACAAGAATATGATCACCTTTATTTGCATCAAATTCCTTAATTTCTGTCACAAAAAAGTGACCATCATCTGTGTTGGTAGATATACGATTTCTATTATCTGAGACCTCAATCCGCATATTATCATCCTTAAAATTGCCACAACTTACTAATGCTTCATCGAAAGCCTTCTTGAAACTATTAAATTGTAAAAAACATGGACATGTATAATTCTCATCATCTAATTCGCATAATAAAAACATATTATCTACCTTCTTTTACCTTTCTAATTAATCTATCCATGTGTTCGATGTTAATTCCATAACACCAATTTAATTCATCCTGTATTTCCGTTGCTACTTCGTATGTCTCATCAATCTCATAGTGCTCTTCCAAGTAATACATAATTTCTCTTCTTGCATCCTGTGCTATGCTCAATTTATTATGAAAGTTATCAATCATTTTCTCTAATGTCTTATCTTCCATATTGTATAACCTCCTTTTGAAACGATTCTTTCAACTGGTTTTATGCAACTTTTTCCATAGTATCATAAAGAGTTTCGCTTACTCCAAAATCAAGCGCAACGTCTTTAATAAGTTCGTCACCCCATTTGTCATTGAAAAATCCCCAACAACTATCTTTTTCTTCCCAGTCATCTTCTTCTGCATCATACTCTTCTGTAATAATTCCATATACTTCACCAGTTAGATACTGATCGTATACCTTTACCTCTCCTTCCATCCACCGATAAGCTGCCTTCTTCCAGTTTTTATCAGTGATTTTTACATAATTCCCCTTTTCGTTTTGTAACATTCCACCAGTTTCCATGATTATTTTCTTATCTGTATAGATATATCCAACTTGTCCAGAATCCCATCTATCTCCGAAACTGCCGGTGCTCATTGTAATTCCGCTGTGGTCATACAGATATAACGGAAGGAATACTATATTTGCATGTTTTTCAAGCAATTTCCATTTATCAATCTGAGACATAGCTTCAATAATATCATCAATAAGCCAATCAATTCGTTCATTCTCTTCAATAATTCCAAATTTTGCATCCTTTGGATTTCCAAGTGGAAACCAATAATAAGTTCCCCATAATTGCCACATTTTTTCATGTCTGTCATATCTTAATTCAAGTCCATTTGATGTTTTCTTTGCCTTGACATAGTTGATAATCGACTTCTCTTCTATGTTATTGCGAATTAAATTATTCAGGAAATCTTCATTATCGGAATATTCATTTTCCTTATAATCACCAAGTCTATAACCCTTATGCCAGCACATCATTTTCCCAATATTTCCATCCCAATCGTATCTAGGATCAAGAGGTTCGTCGTCCTGTTCTATGTGCAATCTCATAAGCTTACCATCTTCTTTATAGTATTTATATTCACTATCCATACTTATTTCCTCCTAATCTTCATCAACATAAAACCAACCGTTTCTATTTCCTTCTTCAATTACGCTGTCTTCATAATCTCTCTGCTGTCTACCCATTTCTTCGTCACCGAAATTCTGCTCAAATGCCTTCATGATAACCATTCCAACCGCACGACTTAAATCTAAATCATCTGTCTTTAACGCAGCTTCAAATTTATCTCTGTTATATGGGAAGAAAGAAATAAATCCATCGTATGAACCATAATTTTTATTTGTCCACTTGAAAAATTCATCATTATAGTCTGCATTTCTGATACGGTCAATTGTTGTATCTGGAACTATCAAATCGAAATCAATAGAATCATTTTCATAATTATAAAACCGTGGACTCCGTAATTTACCATTCTCTGCTTTGCATTCGCCAAACAGAGCTACAATCGAGTCTTCGGAAAGCATTTCGTTTATCTTGTCAATGCCATAACTAACGATTGCATTTTTATAATAATCAATGTAATCGTCTTCTACTTGATACATATATTCACCAATATCTGTTCCATATGTACCAGGATCAACTAATGGTAAAAAATTTGTTGCCATCTGAAGTTTCATATCAATTTTCCTCGCTTCCTATGCTATCTGTCTTGCTATATCTTCAATATTTCCATTCATTACAATCACTGCATCCTTGTTATCGGGATGTTCATTCATGAAATCCTTTAATCCATCAAACCGCTTATCATCTGCATTTTCAATCATCTGTCTTACATTTTCATTACGCAGCTTAACCAAATAAACTTTTTCATAATGCTGTTTGAATAACAGATTTTTCTTTTCGCAATACTGCTTAATCAAGTCAGTCTGCCTCCGTTCCTCTTCCCTGATTGCTTCAGCCCTTGCTTTCTCATTAGCTTCTTCTCGTTCTTTTCGCTTACGATTTCCAATCAGATGATTAAATAACGAGTTTGTTTCACAAAGATCCTTAATAACTGCGTTGTCAATGTCGTATGTATCAGGACTATCTTTATCAATCCACCATAAGAAATTATCAATCGTTCTATTGAAATTATCTTCAAAGATACATCTGTTACCAAGATTAAGATTTCTGTTATAGATTTCCTCACCGTTTCGCTCGATCCGTAATGATGTATATACATTTTCATCTGGCTTATTACTGTAGATAGTCCACTCATATATATCCTGCTTGCCATATACAGTTAATCCATATGCACTGTATAACTGTTTCTCTTCATTCTTTAAATATATAAGTCCCATGTCACTTACCTCCACAATTCAAATCTGAATTTGTATATTTCGCCCACTTGCCTGTATAAACACCATTTATTCTTTCTTCAAAGGTTCTCTTTCGCATTCCATACATTTCTGTTGCGACTTTATACATGTCATAAACAAGAGTTGTCTTCATATCGATAATCATAAAATCTCTAGGATTGTTCATACTATCTAATACATACTGCATGAAATCTCTGAATGTAATTAGGCTGTTTGTTGTACACCACACAATAATTTTATTTTTGTCATTGGTATCTCTTGTTACAAATTTCATTAATTGCATTTCTCATTACCCCCAATAAAATAAGACAGATACAGAACATATGTACCTGTCTTATTATTCGATTTTATTACTCTGTTTTCTCTTCCTTTGGTGTAATTAGCTTTACAAGATTGCTTCTGATATAATCACAAAAAGCATCAATACTTCCATCTCCAATCGTCCAACAGCAAACCTGATCATAATTCCAATGGATAATTACTTCATGTCCTGCGGTAATATTAGGTAAATCCACATCTGATTTACTTACATATGAATAATTTGAAAGAGCTTTAAGATATACATATCTTCTGATATTCTCAATATCTCTTTCTGTTTCTGCATTGAAAATCTCTACCAAATATTCATCAGAGCATTCATCATAAATATCATTTTCAGAAGCTCCTTTTTTCTTATTATCAAGTCTCTTTAACTGCTTAGTTACTGCAAACAGTGCCGACTCCTCATACTTCTTGCATTCCTCTTCGTTGCTAAACACCTCGCCATCTTCTGCAATATACTCTGTTCTTACTACTTCCTCAATTGTCTTTGTCTGCTTTACTTCGTTTACTCTCATAATTTTAATCTCCTTTTCTTATGCTATTTTCCATCCGGTTCCATATTCAATTGTTTTGATGTTACACTTATCCAGGATTTCCTTTACCTTGCTATTAATGAATTCAGGTTTACCCATCCGCAGCATTTCATTGTAAATTCGGACGCATTCACGAATATCATAAAGAGATACATCTACACCTCTAACCTTCTGTCCGACCATCCATTTCTCTATGTAATCTTTTAATTTGCGCATATTGTCTCCTGTCGAAATTACAATTTCTTTTGCTTTATGGTTGCTGATAAATCCAATTTCCATGTCTTACTTTATCACTATCTTTATCCCAAAAGCCTAATTTAACCATGCCTTTAACACTTCCTGTTCTATGAATACATGGGCATTTATCTGTAAATCTTTTACCAGTTGCGTTTTCATACTTTCGTGGACTACTGTAATATGCCATATAATCACGCTCCTTTACCACTCTGGCTCTTTATCAATTAAGCCTAAGTAAAACGCATCTTTTTCTCTGTTCCAAAAATGTTCTCGCAAATCAGCAAGTGATTTAGTTTCATTCTTCAATGCTTCATAATCTGCAAGTACCATATCATCCGTATAGTTTGCATATTCATTTCTAGCAATAGTTAATCTGAATTTCTTACCTGTTTTTATTAGTCCCCATTTATTTGTATTTTTCGCTATCGGATAAGCACCAATTGTATATCCGTGTAAGTCTGGATATTCTTTTGAATTTTCGCTATGCCAATCTTCAAGCTGTATTTTTGTTCCATCTGATAAAACAGCACTATCAATTATTTTCTGCATAATTCTCAATCTCACCACTTTCTAATCTCAACACTAAATCAAGCACTTTATCTCTGTACTTAATCATCTGTACTGCTTTTCTAAGAGTTTCCTTTTCTTCAAATTCATCAGGAATAATATCAATTCCATATTCCACAAGCTGTTTCTCTGCCTCATAAAACAATTTTTTCTCTTCTGCCCCAGGTATATATTCTTTTCCTCGTGGATCTGCAATTCCTGCTTTCACATATTCTGGATAGCATAAATCAAGGAATCGTGGCAGTTCTTTTTCTAAATCCATCAGATATGTCAAATCTGGATCAAGAATGCGTTTAGGTTTACCATCACCACCTCGCTTTTGCATCTTTTCTGCAATGTCTTCTGTCTCGTAAAACTCATTCTCTGCAAGAACTTTTCTCTCAATCTCTTTTGCATTCTCTTTAATAGTTTCATATAATGCTTTTGCATTAAAGTAATTACTTTTCAATTTTCCAAGAAATTCTTTGTCATATTGAATCTGTGGTAACATAATCATTTCCTCCTTGCTTTTAACATTTTTTCTCTATACTCATGTATCTGTTCTAACGTCAACCACTCAGGTTTTTCATCATCGGCAAATGAATTCCATAACTTTTCCATTTCATCACAGTGTTTCTCTATTGATTTAAAATATAAATGACCTTCGTATCCATTTCCGTTGCCTAAGAAATATTCGCAATCTGTTTTATATCTATCAAGCATCATATAATCAAATTCTCTTGAATGTCTTACAAATGGCTCGTCGCATTCAATTTCTTCTGTAACTCTTGTATTTGGTTCACCACATATTTCTCCCAATTCTTCTTTGTAAGCACCTGTATAAAGGCTTAAACCATTTCGACCATTATTTTCATCAAAATATAACTTTCCATTTTCGTCCTCATAACATGGAACTTCCATATATCCACCGAATCCTACAAATTTTACTCTCATACTAACCACATCTACCTTTCTAACCGATCCATCTCTTTGTTACCGTATCATAAGTAGCTCCATTTGCATCCTGATACTCATTGTCATCTGAATATATAAATACATAACACTTATGTCCATTGATATTTTTTACTCCTCTTTCACCATACATAATTGCATATCTTTCTCTCCATCCGGCACTATCACACATCTCCCTCATTTCTCTATCAGGGATCGGATTTCCGTTTATTGTCTGAACACATCCGTATAACCATCCATTCAAATAATCGATGTTGTAACAATACTGTCTCCATGAATCCGAATCATCAGTGAACACATAAAAGCTTTCTCCGTCATCTCCTCGCACAATCCGTGGTTTTCCAAAGTTTGCAATATATGCCTGTAAGTTATCCTTTACAATTTCCATTTCGCTCTTAGTAAAATCGTACATATTCATTTCCTCGCTTTCTTATAATAAAATAGGCAGCTAGGTATTTATTCTCCTAACTGCCTTTAATATTTCTATTCATTATTCATTTTTCAGTTCCGCATAACCGCCATCAAAATTCTGTTTCCAGCTTCTGTATATTCCGTTTGTATCCCAAAACTCTAAGCAATATGCCTTTCGCATCTCCCAAGGTTCCTGCCATACAATTTCTTTGATTGTACAAGCAATTCCTTGGCAATATACTACATCACCTGGTCTCAGATCTCTCACATTCATCATTATTGTTACCTCCAAAAAATCTATTCATAAGATGTTCACTTACAATTTTTTCGGTTTCTCTGTATGCATCGCGCTGGTCTCTGCGTTGTTTCTTCTGATAATTCTTAATTGCGTTTCCCATAAATTACTCACCTCTTATTCATCTACACCAAGTCCACAACAGTTTCTACACATTTCATCTTCGTATCCAGTATAAGTATCTGCATAGGGACAATGGAATCGTGTTTCCATTTTACCAGTTTCTTCGTTATATTCTTCAATAGGTTCGTCGCATGGTGTCCACATTATTATTTCCCTCCTATGGTTTCTCCATTTTTAATACCAACTTTCGCAGGTAGAATTTCCGTCAACCAATTCATTTGTCTCTAAACAAAATCCTTCATAAGTAGAACAAGGATTATACATTTTGCAATCATCACAGCGTTTACACTTTCGCTTTGAATTGCTCACAATATGATACATATTTGGTTCTACGTACTTCTCTTTGATTCCTTCCCATTGCTCTTGCGTTACGTTCAAATAAGCATTCACAATCATTTTTCACTTATCTCCAATCTAAAGAAATCTTAGTTTCAATGGCTATTTTTTATTTCGTAAATCCAATTTTCAAAATCCTCTTAATTATCAATTACATTTTTCAAAACTCTTTCAATTGTTGCCTTATCATACACATCTGAATGTCCATTTGGACAATTAGGCAGTTCATTGATAGCAGCAATACATTTTTCAATTAGTTCTTTTGTAAATTCTCTTCGTTCTCTTTTTGACATAATATTACCTCCAATCTTCTAAAGAAATGCGAATTTAGTCTGCTATAAATGTTCAACCAAATCTCTTGCAAGTTCCATATCATTTTTACCTTGTGCGATTCCGACACATGCAGCTTTAAACATATTTAAACTTGCCTGTTCACTTTCTCTACATCTGTCTATAATAGATTGATGATACTCTTTTTCAACTTCCCTCAATCTGGTATTCTCCTGCCTTAAATATCTATTTTCCCTCACAATATCAGCAAGTCCCAACACCAATTCTTCTATATCATATCTTTCCATATTTGCCTTCCCTTCTTCCAATGAAACACGCATTTAGTCTGTCTCTACATATCGAATATCTTCTTGAGTTACTGCTTCATCAGGATCAAGATCGTTAAGCCATTCTAAATCTTCTACATTACAATCATTAAGATGCTCATGTATATATTCAAGAATTGCGTCCTTATCATCTGCAATCTCTTTTGGTATCTCTAATTCTGAATCATATACAGCAATACAAGCCACTTTAAATTTTACTTTTGCCATATTATTTACCTACCTTTCTTACTCAACCACCTATAATCAATTACAATCCAGTATTTATTCTGTCGGAACGTCAATTCCATTCTTTCTTGTTTCCTCTATCAATAAATCATGATAGATACCACAATCTAAATTATTGTTCCAATCCAACTTACGTCCTACCTTCTTCTCTGCGTCTTCCCATGACAAAAGATGCCCGTATTGTCTCTCAAATTCTTGGTAACTCATTACTACCTCTGTAAAGTAGTTATCAATTACGATTTCGTCACCGATTTTAATTTCGCTTGCTGATACGGTTTCACAACCTCTAGGCGAATTATTTTTCCGTGAAAAAGTCGTAACTCCATTTTTCATATGTTCTTTTACCTCATTGATTGTAATTGTGTGTTTGTTCATAATCATTCTCCTCTCGAAATGTTGTTTTCATTTTTCACTTAACAGGTGATCAGATTCTCTATCCAAATTCAATACTTCGTTTGCAATAAGATTTGCCGTTTTTCTATCACAACTAATCATGGACATAATTCTATTTTCCATGATGGTCATTACATTATTATGCACAGATTTCAATTCTTCTAATGTTAACATTTTATTTCCCTCCTCACAAAATATCGCTTTCAACGTCATTCAGTCCGAAAAATTCAATTTCGCTTTCATCCATATTATCAATGACATAAGCCAAATCTTCATCTTCCAAAGCACAATCCTTGAATTGCGTTGCCAATTCTTCAAGTCTTGATCGTGGAATATAATTCTCTTCTGTTCTTATACGAAAGGTTTCTAATGCTGATTATAAACCTTCTACGGTTTTGCTAAAATATAAACCGTGTCCCCACTGGCTACCCTTTGGCTGCGTTTCATCGTAATCAATTCCTACGATGTAGTCATTCTTATTTTCTGCCAAAATTACATTGCCTTTATGGAATAAAATTCTATACTCAATAGTCATTTTACCTATACCTCCTCTTTCCGCCCGTATAGCCGTTAGCCCAGCTTTCGTATGTAAAACAATGTTGTTATGTATCATTTCCTCGCCAAAGGATAATGATTTCTGTTATGTAGTTCTCCGTTTTAAGCCAATTTCTTATTAGCTTTCTTCGTAGTTTTCTCAGGCTGATTTCTGAACGGACTTTCCATTTCATATCTAACAATTTTAGAAAGCGCATCGAATGCCTGACCTTGTGTTAATTCCATCAGATTATCTACGAAAAACTTTGTACCAGTACATTTCTCTTTCAGAATCGCCTCCATTTCATCGGTTCTGCCGTCGTAATATGCATACATGGAATGCATAATTCTGATATACTTCGCTGTGTATGCCTTGCCGTTATATGTATCTGCATATCCGTTCCACTGTAATTCCGTAATAAGATTGATAATCTTATTAAGCAATTCAGTGCCATTTCTCTGAATAGAACGGATTCCATCTGTAATCGGTGTAAAGATGCCAACCTGGTTCTCAATAGGGTCTCCCTTAACTGCTACATTGTGGCTATTGCAGATTTCCTTTAACTGAATGTAATTTTCATCACCACTTTCGATTGCTGCTCTATAATAATCAACGGGTGACATCTTACGTCTATCAATTCCCTGATCTAAGAAAAGATGAATTGCATCGTTCAGAGAACATTCAAGAATTTCGCAGACAACATTACTGATTTTTGCCTTGTAAGCACCATAAATTCTGTGCATACCATCAATGCAAATCAAAATTCCGTTCCAGTACAAAAGCTTCGGCACTTCCCATTTGTATGTATTGTAATTGTTTCCGATTTGCTGTGCAGCCAGCACATCACACATTCTCTGCCATGAAGGAATATGTATATACATAGGGTCAATATTCATAAGGATTTTGTCACCAAATCTGCTATTTGCCTTTGCATTTTCTACCATCTGTTTGATGCTGATTTTCTCAACCATATCAACAAATTCGTTTCCGTTCCGTGATTCCTGCATTTCTCTCTCGATTTCTCTTGCCTCTACATACTTTCTCGTTTTACCCATTGTTATTACCTCATCTTTCTTTTTTTGATTTTTGTGTATAAAAATAACGGCTGCATATTTCTATGAGCCGTTACATTTTAATGATGTAATCATTTCCGTTCTGTGTAAGACCGGTAACGTATGCAATTTTGCCTTGCTTCTTAAACTCTTGTACTTTCTGTTTCGCTTCGGTGCGATTTTTGCACCTTTCAAATTCATATGGTGCAGTTACTACTTCCACACAGTATTCCATGTATCCCCATTTATCGGGTGTGGAACGTGCAAATTTCTTTTTGCCTTCACAAGGTTGTGTCCATGATGTTTCGCCACAGGTTCCTTTATACCGGCAATCTGAACATATTCCTGGCATTATTGTTCACCTCTTTTTCAATTCGCTTATCAAACAATCAAACCAATACTTTGCATCTTCACTTCCATCTTCCGCAAGAAGCTCAATCAATTTAGAAATACTATGCATTACAATTCCGCTTTCTTTTGATGCCTTGAAATCGGAATAGTAATCATATGCGTTCTGTGCCACCTCTTTCGGTGTGTAGCCACCTTTCCAGTTTTCATTTCCGTATGCTGCAATGTCGTAAAAATCTTCATATTCCAACTGTCCAGCTAATCTTTCAAAAATACGATGTCGATGTTTATGATTCATTTTCTATCTTTCCTTTCCACTTTTCACTTTCTTCTTATTAATAAGGAAGTTATTCATTTCCCTACATATTCCTCTGCAACAGTATTTCTCAGTACAGAGGATACATATTTCCGTTTTCTCAGGTGGTTTAGTTTGTCTAGTCACTAAACTTCACCTCTTTCACGCAAAAACTCACAGTATGCGCTTTCGCTTTCAAACTGCCAGTATTTGCCCACAGACGGAATGTAACCATGGTAGTATCCATTTGCGTAGTAACCTTTCATTTGCCTTACCTCTTATATACATCAAAATAGATGCAATGTTTGATAATGTAAAAAGTTCTAACTTCTAGTTCTTTATCTTCATCGTCCAATTCTGATTTAAGAAGATATTTCGCACCAATTCCGTTATCTATAAAAACTTCCCTAATTCCTATTGCTTTTAATAAAATATCTCTTATTTTCATTTATCTTACCTCCGTGTAAAGAAATATAATGCCAAGGGAATCGTAATGAACCAGGCTTCAATAAATCCATCACATACTTCTGGAATTAACGCTGTGAGAATCAAGCAAAGGATCCCTACCATAATATTCTCCATGCGACACTTTACTTTTTCTCTTTTGGCGGTTTGCTCTGCCTTGATAATTTGTCTTGCTTCTGCCAGTGTGTATGTATTTTCGCTTGTTATTTGTCTTGCGTACATGTTAATCTGCCTCCCTTGCATCGTGTAAGATCCGTGAGATTTCTGTTTCGGATTTTGCGGATTTGATCCGTTCGATTACGTCTGCCTTATAGCAGAGCTGTTTTGCGATTCTAATTGCGTCTGATTGTGTTTTACTCATAGTGTTTTACCTTTACCTTTCTTAAAATACTTCAAACGAGCAATATGTAATCTGAATGATTTCATCATCGCTTACGTTTTGCGTTCCCTTGTTGTCCATTAACATTGAGCAAGTATCAGCGAACTCCCAGTCTTCCGTTTCGGTAAATTGCCAGGTATTCCCATTGCAATCTTCTACTGTGACAAGGTTGTTTGCCTTGTCTACTTCTGTGACAACTGCTGTGTTTGCGTAGTAATTATGCTGCTCTGCATTTGCCTTTACAAATCCAAATAGATCTATAAGGATTGCACCTATAAAACCACCTAATACAGCAAGTAAAAATGTGGTTCGCTTTTTCATTTTGTTATTCTCCTTTCACTCACTCATTCGCTTCACTCATTCGTTCGTTAAAATAATTCCGCAAGCTGCCTTGCCAACATTGCTTTGGATACATTTGCCTTGCGGATGCCTATTGTTACTGTGGGTGCAGATACGCTGTAAATTGGGCGAGGTTTGCTTGCCTTGCTGATTTCATAGTTGCAATATGTGTTGTGTGGATTTCTCTTGCTCATAGTTTTGATGCTCCTTTAACATGATAAAAATTCTACGGATGAAAGACATTCGTTTTCCCTTTTGTTGTCGTATGCCTTTGTCATTGCGTAGATATAACATTCCTTTTCCGTTTCAAAGAAATTATCTCCATCAAATATGATTGACTGTTTGCGTTCCTGGTCTGTTTCCATGTTGATATAATGCGCTATAAAGATATACATTTGTGATACTCCTTATACTAATGCTGTGGTTCTGTCGTGATTTCGTTTTGCCTCTACTGTGTTGGTAGAATAGATTACTTTCAATGTTTCTCCGTATTTGCCTATTAAATCAGTACAGAATCCGTTATTAGACGGAAAAGTGGTGATTGTATGTCCGTTCTTGAATGTACGTTTACTCATGGTTAATTATTCTCTCCTTTGCGTTGAATTTTGGGTATAAAAATAGCACCTTACTTTTGGTAAGATGCTAGTGTTTTGCGTTATTGAGTTGAGTTATATTTCCTTTAGCTGCTTTTGTAGTTCTGCAATTTGTTGCTCAATGGCAATTTTTTTTGCATTTGCCTTATTATACTCTTCGTCCGGAATCCATTCCATGATTTCGGATGGCTGGACTTTTAAATATTCGCAGATTTTATTTATAGTATCAGTATTGACATTTCTATTTTTTTGAAATTTGGCAATGAGCGTAGGACTTAAAGATAATTCTTTTTGCACATCACTATATTTCTTGTTTTGGCTTTTTAAGTAGTCACCTAGTTTATTGTATACAATCAAAATCTTTTCCTCCTTATATTTGTGACTACATTTTAGCATAATTATTTTACCTTGTAAAGAAATCTAATTATACACTCTCCTAAAATCATGCAGTGGTATTTTAGCACATTCGTAGTCCGTAATTTCTCCGCAAAATGGTGTTAAGCGTTTTCCGCTTCCTCCGCCTTTATGAGCGTGGTCATGCTTCATGAGCGCATTAAAATTAGTCTTTCTGCGTTTCTCTTTTTTAATAATACCATTATAATACGCAAGAATAGCGTCCGTGATTTTATCATTCTGATATGCCTTATACCAACATTTTTTACTAGGCATATAGAAAAATACAGGGATTTTATTATCTTTTCTCTTTCTGAAATCAGAACAGACTAATACTGTGCCGTTTAATAATACGCATACAATAGATTCTGGCATAATTTCCCTATTGTGTATAAAAGTGTTTGGCTGCGCTTGAAATATTTTCATAAACATCCTTCTTTCCGTGTGAAAATGCACACTATTAAAAGGCAGAGTTTTTGCTCTGCCTTTCGTACTATGTATTTTCCCCATTTGTAATACAAATGTTATGCAAAGTAGTGTTTAATCACAATATTGCTGATAATGGTAGCAAGACCGGAATAGTCATAAGTCTTTTCGCCCGTCTGACGGTTTTTGGTTACTTTTACAAGTGTGTTAATCTGACGCTTCTTGAATTTTACAGTCTCTTCCTCATCGTCTACTTCAAATTTGTTAGAGAATCCTTTGATGTAGCAATCATTCAGAAGTTTCTTGTCCTCTGCTGTCAGCTTTACACGGGTCTTGGTTGTGTACGGAGTTTCAAAAGGCAGAGAGAAAGTTACCTTGATAATGCGCTCAAGTTCATCAGATGCTTTCTTGTATGCTTCCTTGACCTCATTACTCATGGTAATATTGCCATTTTCACCTGCCTTGGAATTAATATGGATAGCCTGTAAAGCTTCGTACAATTCGGGAGACTCAAAAGCGGGAATAATTGCATACTTTACAAGCTTGGAATTATCCCATGAACCAAGTACACGGAGAACAGTTCGTACTACGTCTACGGAGTTGCCGAAATGGTCTTCATTTTTCTGCGTCATCAAAGTAAGCACACGGTTATAGTTGTCGGTCAGTTCCTCATGCTCATTCTGTACCTTGGCAAGCTCAGTCTGAGCCTTCGTCAACTGCACATTAAAAGCCTGTACTTCCTCTGCGGAATAAGTGCCCTTCTCATTTAAAATCTTCTTCTCTAATTTAGAGATAGTGTCATTGAGTAACTGCATAACCATGGACAGATTTTCATAGCGTACAGCATGCATAAACTCAGACCGTGCAGAATCAGAAATATTCTCAGCTAAAAAGTTAATCATAAGGTTTTTCATAAAGTACCTCTTTCTCCTATTTATGCATAGGTGCAATGAATATGTTTTATTGTTTTATTTTTTATCCAGTGTGTTATACACACTATAAAAAGGCAGACTGGTAGTGTTGTTTCTGCTATCGTCTGCCATTATTTACTATGTATAACTACGGTTTTACAAGTACAGAGGAACAATAGTCATGTAGGTTAGTTTTACCCAACACAAAGAACACTAGGTATTACCCTATTGCCTGCTTACATTGTTCTTGCACTTGTCTCTTATATATTTTTCTTTGTTATAGCTTTCTACTGATTCAGTAGATACGATTCACAAAGACACGCTTTTTTATGCTAGCGTGGATTATTTTATTAGAATAGCTTTCCAACTATCCGGCGTTTCTTTCTCTCTACTTTCGTATTACTCCCACTCCTAGAAAATAGGTGTAGAGGAAAGACCGTTCCCATGGCAATCAACCTTGACCATATAAAAATGGGCAATCGGTGCATTGTGTTTATCACACGGCTACCTAGATTTTTTCTAGGAAAATCTTATAACCTGCTTATGTTCATCCTTTTGAGACTACTTTGTATAGTGGAAAAGTTTATAAAAACCACTAGCAACAACTTTATTCTTTCGTCTTTTGCTTCACATTCTAGGAATGTAAAACAGTACCTTATAAATAAAGTAACTGTTTTCTACTTGTGAAAATTGTGCTGATATGCTAGAATTGAATTGTTCGGATTCTATCCAACATATTAGCGTTGTGTCTAGTCCTCATCTTCTGAATATTCCTAGTATTCGGAATCGGTAGCAAATACCATGCTATCGTAGGGACTAGCCCAACCACACTTAACATCGTATGGTTCTTTTATCAATGTGCTATCACCTCTTTCTACCTTATGGACTTATTGCCCTGCCGGTGATTTTATATTACTACACGTTAGTGTAGTTGTCAACAACTTTTTTAAAAACTTTTTCAACACTTTCGTGTGCTTTGTTGTTGATGTAGTTATACTATCATGTAGTCAAACAAATGTCAACAACTTTTTTAAAAAGTTTTTCGATAAAATTATTTGTACAGCTGTACTATTCTAATAATACAATCTTTCAGGAACTGGACTACTTCACCAACTACCACTACCACAAAAGCAAAAAACCTTAATCCCACGGAAAAATACAGAAATACCGTGAATTTTGCCCCTATGGGGGTAGATCAAACTCAAAAAAGGGCAGCGTTTTCAACGCCAGGCTATAGCTGATTCACCTACAGACTTTCTTAAAAATTTTTCTTATCCGATATTTTCAAAAAAGCCAGCAAAATCAACAAAAATCTCACTTTTATTCATAATATATGTTATCGAAACCTATATCGTAAAAATGCTTATAAATAAAGGATTTTATTAATTCCAATCGCAACTTATTATTTTTTTAATTTTTTCAAAATTAACCTCTAAAATCTAAAGAATCAATATAAATCAATACTTTTTTCGATAACGCACTTATAACAAAAACTCACTCTTAAATAGAGAATAAGTAAATGTAACTATTATATCTTTATTTAGGAGGATCATAATGATTAAATTCTTAGACACTTCAAATCTTATAAAATATCAATCTGGAAATAATAAAGGACATTTTAATTGGAAAGAGAACATTGGGAAAGAAATACCTTTTCAATATGATGATTTAACTGGAATAATAAAAATAATTGATTATAAGTCAGTTGATAGAAAAAATTTAGTAACAATTCAATATGAAAACAATATTATAACCACTTCTACTTCTAATCTTGTTCATCTAAGAATCCCAAGTTTTTTTAATAAAAATAAAAATTCCAAACAATATACATATAAGATTGGTGATAATATAGATATGGAATATCAAATTTCTGAAGTAATTGAGCAATGTAGAATATCTGTAAGATCTACCAGAAATTATGAAACAACAAGAGGTTATAAGTTAAAATGCAAATATTGCAAATATGAATATAGCACTCGTGAAGATAGATTATCTTCATGTCCTGTTTGTGGCATTCGTAGTACATGGATAGAAAGATTTATATTTTCAATATTTATACAAGCTAAAATTGATTTTGAAGTACAAAAAGAATTTGAATGGTTAACAAATAGATGGTATGATGTTTATCTACCAGAATATAATACAATTGTTGAAATAAATGGAATACAACATTACGAACCAATTCAAAATCCTAACAGGGAACAAAAAACAGCAGAGCAACAATATATAGAATGTGTAAAATCAGATAAATTAAAATATGATGCCGCTATAAAAAATGGATTGTCATATTATATTATTGATGCAAGAAATCAAAATGAATTATACAATATCGCAAAATCAACATTAACTTTTATAGATTTCTCAAAAGTATCCTCTTTTGAATGCGAAAAATTTGCAGCAAATAATATGGTTAAAAAATATTGTAATTTATGGAATACAGGATTTACTATTGATGAAATCTCGAAAAAATTAGCTTGTTCAATCCAAGTCGTACAAAGTAATTTAAGACATGGCGCAAAATATAATCTATGTAATTACAATAAAAAAGAAAATATGAAAAATCATAAAATAATTAATCCTAATCTCAATATATTCCCATCTACTAAAGGCAGATAGAAATATCTGTCTTTTTCATTCCATAAAAAATCTCTCTATATCACTCTAGCACTACATACCCAACTTTTACTGGAATTTTATAATAAACTGACACCTAAATTCGAACGGAAACCACTTCAATGATAAACTAACCATAAATGATAAAACTTCTCAAATCGTATCAAAAATCTCTTATATATTATTTATAAAAATTTTCACACTAAATAATCAGATCCATATAAACATATAGGGGGGTACATTTAAACTGAACAGATTAGTACTCATATAATTCACACTATCTATTAAAAAATAGAGAATAATATATTGATGTTATTATTCAAACAAGTATCAATAAAAGGAGGATATAAATATAATGGAAGATAAACAAAATACACCATTATCTAAAAATGAAATGAAACAGTTATATGAGAAAATCTGTGAAGAAATTGATCATTGGGAACCATGGAAGAAAAAATATTATAATAATACTTTTGCAATATCGCCTCATTCTAAAAAATTAAAGATAGATCCTTGATATTGTCATGGCATATTACAACTTTTAGCAGAGAATAACCTGATAATAATTATAATTATTTCAAATAATATAAAAGGAGAAAATATAATGGAAAATAATTTTATGAATGGATTTGAACAATTCAAGAAAAGAATAGATGCAATTCCTGACGAACAACTTATAAAGGAATGTGAAACATTAGGAATGAAATTTGAACAGGAAATACCAAAGTATCACAAGAATACCGGCAGTGATATTTCTAAAATATCCAAGAAATCAAAACATAAACATAATTATGAGGAATGTCTATTAAGATACGAAAAGTAATTATTTTGGCAAACATAATATTTATACCAGATTAAGCAGCTATTGCTCTATCTGCGGCAAGATCGGTGAAAAGCTAAAAGATTCTATTGTAAAAGATTATCACAGAACAGGAATGTTATCTAATGGAATAAAATATCATTCTATTATTTCAGGTGATGAATTATATGAGGAATATAAAGATAGATTACCAGTATTTCATATAGATGATGATATAATCAGAGGATATATTGATTTAGAGGAAAATAATAAGATGAATGGAGAATAAATAAAAAGCCTTTTAAAGTAATTTATGAACGTAGTGAATAAATTACTTATAGTCTGTCTTATTAAATGTTGTTTATCTTCTTTCAGTTCAGTAAAGTAGGTCTGAACCCCCACCGTTTTGAAAAATATTTTAATTCACTAGGGGATAAAACCCACTTTGCTGAACGCTCGTCAAAGTCAATTCAATTATTTCCCAGTTAGAGAATAATTAAATATCAAACAAAAAGGAGGAATTACTTATTGCAGCAGAAAACTGAATATTTTACACGCTTTCCAAATGATTACATTCAGGGAAACATTAAAACCAAATATGGAGTAAGCCGAAAATTTTATATTACCTATATCCTTATTGATAAATATAGGTCTTATGAAGATTACAGTTGGATTACTCTTAGAAAAGTTTTGGATTTTTATGGGTACAAAACTCATAAACGTAGACCAAAGGCAGTCCAAGAGATATTAGATGTACTTGAATATATGATTAACAACAAAATGATAGAAGTAAAACAGGATCTTGATTCTATTAGTTATGATACAGGTATTGAAATAAAAATTAATCCTGATAATTTTGATTTTAAGAACGATTTTTCAAAACTTACTTCTACTCAGTTTGATTTTATAATGATGAATGAATCTTCTATAAATAGAGAGAATATATTAATAGCTTTCCTATATATCAATTCTTATATTTATATAAGACAGAGAGATAAAAATGGCAACGAGCTATTATCTAAACCACAAGATAAACCAGAAGCATTTTATAGAAGCATCGAAACTATGTCTAAAGATTTATCCATGTCAAAGGATACTATTAATCAATGTATTCACTATCTCACCTCTTCTATTGGTGACAAAGAACCTCTTCTAATTAAACAAGAAGTCGGAAGCGTTCAGCCAGATCCTAAAAAACCACCAAAAAATGTTCCCAATATTTATGTATTGAATAATGAAAGATATGAACAAGAAATTGAATGGGCTATTGAAAAAATGTTAGAAATTTATAAAGTGGACTCATTTGGAGAAATTAAAGGAGGAAATAAAAATTAGTAATTATTATGTATATAGATTTATAGACCAAAATAACAATATAGTTTATGTTGGAAGAACTACAAATTTAGCTAAACGTTTCATGAATCATGCTCATTTAACGGATAATGTTAAGAAAATTGAATATATTGAATGTCCTACTGGTGGAGATATGGCATGGAAAGAAATATATTACATAAATTTATTTGCAAATGAACATACAAGAAATGATTCAGAATTATATTCAGATGGAGTCACTGATTTGTATTTAGATGATAAATGGAAAACTTACACTAAAAATATTAACACTTATAAACTTGATATAGATAGAATTATTAAAAATCAAGATTTAATTACAAACAATCAGCTTGTGTCTAAAATTCATTTAATCCATATTATTGAAAATGAAAAACTAAATAGTATCGGCAAAGATAAATATACATTATCACGAAAATGGTTTTATGACAAAGACAATCAAAAAGAGATAATTCAATTAGGAAAACATATTACAAATTACTTTCATAATATATGTAAAGCGAAATCTTTAGAATGTTTATGGACTACATATGATGAAGTAGTACCGTTAATTAAAGGTAAAGGGTTTCGTAAAGGATTTATTTCACTTAATGAAAAAGCTTCGTACAACGCTATTTATTTAGCTTTTGTTTGTAATTTATTTTATTCATCTGGCGAAGATTCACCTATCGATGAAGATGGTTTTGCTTTATCTGAAATGCTTCAGTTTATATGGAGATCTGCTATCCGTGAGGGGAAAGATATTTGGGTATATATCCCAAGTATAAGAATGCGAAATTTATTGAAACAATGGATTAGAAATAATTCCACATCAAACAGAGAATAAGTAATTGTAACAATAAACGCAGCACCAAATTTAAAGGAGGTATGCGAATGATAAACGAAAAGGAGACATTAATTTATGACAGGAAATTTTACACTAGAGGAACACCGTAACACTTTTGGAGGAATTATTAACTATACAGATTACTGCACCGACTTCCCACGCCACGAAAAAGCACAATCATGGGCGGATCGTATCTATGCCGATCTTCTATTTGATAAGAAATGCATAGAAAATATTAAAGCAAGAAAACGTACGGCGGAGGTTGATAAGTAATATGGCAGTTGAAAAGGATTTTGAAAACAACAATGAAAATGATCTTTGTTATCTGACTGGCGAAAGATATGTTTGCGTATCATTTACAGATAGAAAGATGATTAATCGTATAAAGAAAATTTATGAAGAACGTGCTGAAGAGTTTAAATACCTGACTCAGAATAAAGACGGAAGTATCTGTGCGAAAATTCCGAAGAAGTGGTTTCGTATCAATCCAGGATCCAAGCCTGATCCTAATAAGCCCAAGAAGCAGCTATCTGAAGAACAGAAAGAAAAGATGAGACAGGCGTTGGCTGATTATAGAGCAAAGAAAAAGAAGTAATACTACTCTTCTACTATGTTCAGTTTATTGGAGTTTTAAATAGATTTATACATCAAATTTCAACGAAACGTGCTTCGATGGTAAGTTGTTTGTCTAAATATAAAACGCTGAAATCGAGTCAATTTTCTATTGATCTCAGAAAGGATAATTTTTAGAGATGAAAAATGTTGACAAGAATAGACTATAAATATTTTCAGAAAGCAAAACAAGTCGCCGCTATCTCAGATTTTACAAAGATACATGTGGGATGCGTGGCGGTATATCAAGGATCCGTTATAGGAATTGAATGTAATAGCAATAAAACTCATCCACGACAGAATTATTATAATCGTTATAGAGCTACAGATAATACATACTTTATTCCAAAGCTTCATGCAGAAATCAGCTGCATTAATTCTATCCGTAATCTGGATATAAATTTCTCAAAAGTTAAATTGTATATTTACAGGATCCGACATGATCAGGATTATGGTATATCTCGTCCGTGTCCTAGTTGCATGACCGCCATAAGAGATATAGGAATAAAGGATATCTACTATTCTACTGACGATGGTTTTGCTTATGAAAGATTGAAATAATTTTAGAAATGAATGGAGAATTAATAAATGGGATGTGAAATATGTGGCGAAGCCGAAGGAATGCATAATCCGAGGTGCCCTAAATATGAACCGCCAAAATTTATTGCTATATGCGAAGTATGTGGTCAGGGAATATATGAAGGTGATGAGTATATAGAAAATGACCATGGCGAATGTATTCATTTTGGTTGTGAAAAGAATTTACGTTGGTTATTAGACTGGCTTGGATATGGAGTCAAAAGAAATGGAGGATAATTTATGGGGAAGTTAATCAGATGGATTAAAGAACTGTTTGGTGTATATGAAACCGGCAATGAGTACTATGTAGATATTGATGATATTGAGATTACGGCTCAGTTTAGCGAAAGCAAGCCTAGTTTTGCAAAACAGGAAGCAAAATATAATTATTATCTTAAGACGGGTGAGCTACCAGCTCCGATTGTATTAAAGAGAGATTTTACACTGGTCGATGGTTACATATCTTATTTGATTTGTCAATCTTATGGAATCAATAGAGTGCCTGTATATTTTGAGGAGTGATTAATTAGGGTGAGTGAATTTGGACTTAAAATAAAAAATATCGAAGCAGCTACGTTATATGAATATAACAAAGGACTTCGAGATCACTACGAATATAAAAATGCTATGTTCGTAAACAGTTTATTCAAAGATTTTATGTGTGAAAATGGATTAAAAGTTTGGAAACTAGAATCTACAAGAGATCTTATCTGTTTAGAATTCAATTTTGGAACAAGATCTTTTGATGATGAAATTGCTCATATTAGGAAAATTGCAAAAAATGCGAGAATTGAATATAAAAAAGCAATAAGTTCTGGAAGTAAAAAACTAATAGAAATTCAGACAAATAAAAAGAAAAAATTAGCTAGTTTATATAATTTTGCTGTTGAACACAAAACGGATTATTTTTCACTATCTGCCGATGAGATTCGTAAAGAATTTTACAAAAATGGTGTAAATGTAGAATATATTACTAGAAAGAAAAGTGGTGAAATTGTAAAAACCGAAATAATACATTATAAGATGTTATATAGAAGTCCTGGTAAAGCTAAAAAAGGTACTTGCATGTTTATTCGGGATAAACTATATAATAAAGCAATTAAATATTTACGCATGGGTATAAAACTTCAAAAATATAATGCAGATATTGTTGGAATTAGTGCTTACTCTTCTCTTGTTTGTAGTGGAATTGTCGGTAAGGTAAAAATCAATCCTAAAAATATTTTGGTATTAAAGGATGTCGATAGATATTTTAACACAAATATTATTTCTGTCGAAACAGATGAAAATAAACATTGTATTGCAAAACTGGTTGAAAATTATAGATTAAAAAACACATTGTTTGATGGACAGGCTTTAATTGACTCTTCTATTTTCCCTGATTGGGGAAATGGGTATATTCTTCTCAGGCATCACTTCTGTAAAATGGCTGCTTTTTGTAGCAATATTCAATTATTTTTCCGAGACTATTTTGGTGATAATTACTACTCTGCTACTGTAAAAGATATGTGGGGAAACGAACATTATGTGAAAGATATAGAACTTATTACAACTGATAATGCAATGAAATGGGTCAAATATGATGTGTCATATGATTATTGGTGTAACAAAGTTTATGAAAATGGATGTATGTTTGGGATTGTTAAAACGGCACATCCGAGTAAACTTGGTAATGTTCAAAGAATGAGTTATCAAATGGTAAATTCCCTTAATACTGATATTATGGATGATGTGTGCAAGGAAAGTGTTGAGTATATCAATAAATTGAAAAATAATGATGACTTCTTTTTAGAATATCTCAAACGAAATATTAATTTTTCAAATGACTACGAGGCATTGATCGCATTATGTAATCAAAATAGAGAATTTATTAGAAGCTCTTATTTTAGAGAACGTAAGAAATCAATTATAATGACTTACGTTTTAAATTTTAAGAGCGGTAAAATAATTCAAAATGCAGATAATCTCGTAATTGTTGGATCTCCTTATGCAATGTTACTTTATGGAGCAACTGGTAATCCAGACATTGTTGATAAAGATGACACTTTTTGTATTGAAAATTTAGCCACTCAATGTTATACAACCAGATTTATAGATAATGAATATTTGGCAGAATTTAGAAGTCCTTTTAATGGGAAATACAATTTAGGATACTTACATAATGTGTATGATGATAGATTTAAAAAATACTTCAATTTTTGTGATCAGATTATTGCAATCAATATGAATGGAACTGATTTTCAAGATCGTAATAATGGATCAGACCAAGACTCAGATAGCTTATATGTAACGAACCAATTACAAATTGTATCACACGCACAACAATGTAAAGAGAAATATTTAACCATTGTAAATAATATTCCAAAAGATTCGAACGTATATAATAATAAAATGGAAGATTATGCAAAATTAGACAATAAATTAGCAGCTTCTCAACTTGATATTGGTGAATCAAGTAATTTGGCGCAACTTGCTCAGACTTATGATTGTACATTTAATGAACAAAAGTATAAAGATTATGTTTGTATATTAAGTGTATTAGCCCAAATAGCTATTGATTCTGCGAAGCGTCTTTTTGATGTAGATGTTGGTTCTGAAATAAGACGTATAAAAAAGGATATGGATGTTGAAAATAATAAGTATCCTGCTTTCTGGAAAATCATTAGAAGAGATTTTAAAGAAAGTAATATTAATTATAATTTAATTTGTCCAATGAATTATCTCTATAATCTTAAGCTTGATCAATTCAGATCTGATAAATCAAGTATCCAAATTGAACATTTTTTTAGAAAATTTGAATTAGAAAAAAACAGAAAAACTTGTAAAAAGGTAGAAGAAATTATTGAAAATTATATAAACAAATGTGCTATCAATTATAGTAACAATAATGATGACTCTTATTTCTTGCTAAAACTTGATTTTGATAACATGATTAAAGACATACGAGATATTTATATATCAAGAAACTATCTTGGATTATTTAGTTGGTTGCTTGATAGAGCGTTTTGTATTTCTACGGCTCAAAAGAAAAATCAATACAAATTAAAGTCTACTATTAAAAAAAGACGTTCTATTTTGATAAAGGCACTGTATGATATAAATAGTGAAAATCTGCTAAAATGTTTCTCTAATAACTGTTAATTTTTAACAAAAATATGCTTTTTTAGGGACACCTGAACAAAAATGTAGTCTTGAAAGGCTTGATTTTAGTGCATTTTTTACATTATCGTTAAGTTGTATAATGAGGAGAAAGGATTTTTCTGTCTAAGTACCTCTCCGCTTAAATGCAAATGCGGAATAAAAATATGCAACGATCGTTTATTTATAATGTTGCCATGAGTAAAACTTGTGGCAACTAGATTTAAAAAGAGAGAATAAATAATTGTAACAGATAACAATTATCATATATGGAATTAAAAGGAGAAAAAGGAATGGTATTAAAAGAAGCATTTCGTTATCAGAATTTTTTGGATCTTATTTTAAGCAATGCTACTAATTATCTTTGTAGAACTGATTTTGTCACTGAGACAAAAGAGACACATAATCGAAAGAAAATAAATCCTCTTGCAGATGATGAAATTATTGAGGTGAAGAATGTTCATAATGTAGATTTTACTGCAAATGATCTTATTGATGTGGTATGTGCAGTTATTGCAGAGAAAGAAAAGCTAACTAAAGCTATTACTCTTGCCAAGAGATCTACTGAAATTGATATTGACTCTTCGGTTTCTATGAATAAATTAAAGCAGAGAATTTCTTCTGTGTTTAATAATATGGCAAGTATTAAGAATAGCGAGACAACTTCTCGTGGAACCGGCTATAAGTTCAATGAGGCTGGAGATCAGGTGTCTTATTATTATGATGTTAATAGTGTGACTACTATTAACTTTAAGCGTGATGATGTTCGTAATCTGGCTAAGAAATATCAGAAGGAAACTGATGAGATTTCCACAAAACTGGATGCAATCGAACTCACTACTGTTGTAGATTTTGTTCCTACATGGGATGTAACTGATACATTTGAGGAAGTAGTTGCTGCTTGTAAAAAGTAGCACTCTTCTCTCCTGTTGAAAAATATCAGGTACTTACGAGAGAGCTGAAGCGGATTGAATAATTGTCAATCGGTTCAGATGCAGATGAACTATGATGCTGCAAGGTTTGTGTGATATACCATAGATCACATATGATGAAAAACAATAAGAAGGTTTCATAGACTTTTGGATACATAAAATTTTGGTATGTACAAATTATAGCTTAATGCAAATAAAAGTCGCTATATATTTCGTAAAACGTTAAATCATTCTTTTGTTATTTCATACTCTCGTAAATTCAATAACATGAAATTTCAATAATCGTTTCGCCAATTTTCAGTTGATAAAAAATGTTATTATTTAAAGATATATAAATTCATTTTAAATAATGTTGGTTAGTTACCTAGTAACGTTCAAATAATTGGTTGAAATTATGATTGATGTTTCAGTTTTCTTATAAGTATCTGATATTTAGGTTTCATTTTGTGTTACCTCCATTTCTTTGCCGGTGGTTGTATTGTCATTCTGATTGTATGGCTACCGGTGTTCTAAAAAAATATCACGAGATGACGAGCAATTGGAAGCTCACCTGGTTCATGTCCAGGAGTATGTAGGATCATGCCCTACTCCCGTAATCTCCTACTTCGGTAGGCGGTCTTGTAGACTATTGAAATTTAATAATGTTAATTAAGAATAGGACAAATCGGAGTAGCTACCGGTTTGAGTAGAGTTACCTACCTCTCTCCTATTCTTTTTTATTACAAAAAAAGTAGGTGAGAAAGTAGGGAATAATATGGATAGCAGATTAAATTGGATAACAAAATATAATAAAGAAAATAATGATGAATATAAAAATTACATATTTTCTGGACAATATTTAGCAATATATCGACCAGATCATCCTAAATCTAGAAAAGATGGCTATGTTTATATTCATCAATTACAGGCAGAGAAAAAATTGGGCAGATCATTAACAGAGCAAGAATGTGTACATCATATAGATAAAAATAAATTCAATAATGACATTAATAATTTAATGATATTTAGAACGATTGCAGATCATACGGCATTCCATTGTGGCGCATCAATTTATAAAGTTAATGATGTATGGATTTCTAATATGAAAAGTTTAAAAATTTCTAATAGCAGAAAATGCATTTGTCCTGTTTGTCAAAAAAATTATAAAGATATTAATGCAACGATGTGTTTAAGTTGTTATTCACAAGAAAAGTCTAAAAATATCCCAAATAAAGAAGTACTATTAAATCTTATATTAAAATATCCTTTTACAAAAATAGGTAAAATATTTAATGTTAGTGATAATGCTATAAGAAAATGGTGTAAAAAATATGACTTGCCGTTCAAATCTGAAGATGTAAAACAGTATAAAAATAGTTTAGATTTGAAAATCTAAGTTTTTATTGTCTTTTATGCATTATAAAACATTCTATTATTTTTTAAATAAATAATAGAATGTTTTATCGTATATTGTTTCAATTTATGCAAAATATTTTTTAATATTTTTTTGTAATGAAATATTATCCTGAATTAGTTCGATTAGTGGTAGAGCGTTTGATTTTAAACAAAATCAGATTGTAGGTTCAAGCCCTACTGGATCAGTTTATTGTATTATGTTTCTTTAGTGTAGTCTGGTTTAGCACGACTGATTTCCAATTAGTTAACGTGGGTTCAAAGCCCACAAGAAACTTACTATCCTACTTACGTAGGAAATTTGAATAAAAGGATGTGTTTAAAATAGTATTAATTACTAAAAGTGAAGCATTAAAATTGAATAAAATGGGCGTATGTTGGGGATACGAAGGTATTAGCCATACATACAGTAATTCTCATACATATTATTTAGCAGAGACTAAGAATAATATGAGAAAGTTAAAGGAAATGCGCTCTTGTGAACAAAAATAATAGAGGATGTCCAATATGTAATTTGTCAAAAGGAGAAAATGTCATTATTGATTTTTTGCTAAAAAATAATATTATGTTTTCTTCCCAAAAAACTTTCGATGATTTGATTGGCACTCATAATACTAAATTAAGATACGATTTCTATTTATCTAAATATAATTTATTAATTGAGTATCAAGGCATCCAGCATGAAAAACCTATAGATTTTGGAGGAAAAGGGAATGATTATGCTATAAATGCTTTCAAAATTCAGCAAGAACATGATAAAAGGAAGAAACAATATGCAAAAGACCATAATATCAAATTGCTAGAAATTTGGTATTGGGATTTTGATAATATTGAAAAAATATTGAGTAATATAATAAAGGAGAAAAAGGATGATTAAAATTACAGAGTCAGAGGAGAAAATTACAGCTCCTAAAAAGACAATCAAATTAGAAAATATTTCCGTAAAGGATTTAAAATTAGTAGATGCCGGAACTGGCGAAGATTTATCTCAACAAGTAATTGATGCAATTCCGTTTGATACAATTGATTTCAAGATTACATTTGAGATTTCTGCTGAAGAAAAATGCGAAACTGACGAAGAATAGAGAGTTGGTGAATAATTGTTTAATATTGAAGAAACATTAAGTAAATACAATTTGACACCTGAAAAGTATGAACAGTTGCTTCAAGACTGTTCTAATAAAGTAAGCAAAATCAGTGATGATGATTGGTCTGAAATTTGTCAGAGGTATAATTTAGACTTTAACCCTGACACAATCAGAAAAGGCTCACAGCCTCCTCTCATTGGATCTGCTTTCGTATCTGATTATTATAAATGGAAAAATACTCAGAGTAAGAACTTAAATGAAAATGACGATGAGTATTTCAAAAAGTTACGTTTAGAAAAGCAAGAAATACAGAAAGAAAAACGCAAGTTATATGATGAACGTCTTGATATTAATCGTAGACTTCGAGAAGAATCTAGGCTAGAGACAACAATCGAAAAGATTGACAATATGCTTAATAGTATTGCCGATACTAGATACATTACATATGATAAGAGTCCTTTTATTAAATATAGTGACAATGATATGATCGTATGTTTATCTGATTTGCATTTAGGAACTTCATATTACAGTTATGATGGTTGTTATGATTCTAAAATTGCAAGAGATAGATTGAATCAATATTTATCTGAAATTGTTGATATTCAGAAAACACATTCTGCCGAAAATTGTGTTGTGTTATTGTTAGGGGATCTTATTAGCGGCAACATCCATTCGACGATTTCTGTTACAAATAAAGAGAATGTAATTGAGCAGGTGAAACTTGCTTGTGAATATATCTCAGATTTCGTATATGAGATTGGCAAACATTTTAATAATGTTGAAGTACGAGGAGTTTCAGGTAATCATAGCAGAATCAAAGAGAAAAAGGAAGATGCTCTTTTAGGAGAACGTTTAGACTCTCTTATTATATGGTTCATTAAGTCTATGTTGAAAAACGCAGACAACGTTACTGTATATGATGAAGACATAGATGATACTATGTCTATTTTCTTTATTAGAGATAAATCATATTTCGGTGTCCATGGTGATTTCGACACTATGAGTGATGCGTCTATTGCAAAGCTTGCATTATGGGCGAAATTTACTCCATATTGTGTATTATGTGGACATAAACACTTTCCTGCAATGACAGATGTATCTGGAATTAAGGTAGTGCAATCCGGCAGTCTTGGAGGTAGTGGTGATGAGTATACACGCCAAAAGAGATTAACTGGGAAGCCATCGCAGACCGTATTAGTTGTGAACAATAGAGGTATTAAATGTTGCTATCCTATTGAATTAGACTAAATACTAATTTCATTCATAGTGACACTTTCACCACATCGGTGAAACTATGTATTCCAGTGGAACATATCATAAAAGGTCATCAGTCATCGAGAATTAGTATAACATAAAATAGTCCAGACTCCAACTGGCAATTAATAAATGGAAATAACCTATGGTTAATTTTGGCTGACGAAGCCACATTGGGAGCAGTTCGCTACTGCTCTCTCTATTATTTCGGCAATCTTAAAAAATATTGCCGAAAAACACAAAACAAAATACTCGAAAAAGGCAAAACAAAATTGCCGATAAATATAAAATAAATTTTAGGGGAAAAAGGAGAATAATTAAATGAACAAGACAGAATTAATCGCAAAGACTCAGGAGAATATTGAAATTGAAGTAACCAAGAAGGATCTTGGCATTATTGTAGAAGGTGTACTTAAGGCTATCCAGGATGAAGTTGTAGCCGGTGGTAAGGTACAGCTGGTTGGTTTTGGTACTTTTGAGGCTGTTGAGAGAGCTGCTAGAGATGGAAGAAATCCTCTGACTGGTGAGGCTATGAAGATTGCTGCTTCCAAGGCTCCCAAGTTCAAGGCTGGTAAAGCATTTAAGGATGCTGTTAAGAACGCTTAATTTGACTGGTGGTGATTATATTGGAAAAGTTACATTTTGATGACTTTGAAGATTTTGTCATTGAAGTCACTGAAAATTACGATGCTATCAAGGATAACGATGAAGGAAATGACGTTGCTATTATTGCTAAGTATGCAGAAGCGACAGAAATTATTGAGAATCTGATTCAGTGCGGTTATAAAATCGAGGAAATTCAGATTAAGACCCCTGAATATGGTGGATACGAAGATGAGTATATTATTTCTCTATGCAATGTAAATGGATCTGATATCTGGTGTGAGCCAATGAAGAGAGAAAATGGATATCTTGATGATGATTCAGCTGTTATTTATGTAATGGATAACTGCTCTTCTACTGCTTTGAAACATCTGGATAGTGGAGCTATTTTCGAAGTATCTGTTGGTGAAGAGAATGAAGATGATTATGAGTGTATGTGTGAATGTAATCACTGTGTAAACCGTCCTGATACCAGTGTTTCATACTATGTTAATGGCAAGAAGACTTCCGAAGAGGAATATGATAAAGTTCTTGACAGAGTGTGTGATGCGTTTGATGAAGCAAGACAGAAATATAATGAATTTGCGGATATTATGAACGAATACCGTCATTTATTTGATTGGTAATAAATATGAGTGTGTAGTTTAGACTGCGCACTTTGGGTGTATAACTCAGATGGATAGAGTATTGGTCTTTTAAATCAAGAGTCGGTGGTTCAAATCCACCTGCACCCATTACCAAATGTCATATTTTTGAACGCAATGGTTTCGATTATTATATTTTATTGCCTGACGAAATGAATGAAGAAATGTATAAAAATATATTGAATAAATATTTTAAAGAAGCGGTTTGATAATTATTGCTATTTCGCTTCTTTTTTGAATGAAAGGAAGTGATCATATTGGAAGGAAAGATAGCCGATAGAACGGATGAGATTACAGAAGAAGAATGGTTAGATGTAAACAAGTATAATAGAGATATGGTTCAGGATTACATTGATAATCAATCTGATCTTTCTGCAAAAACTAGACCGGCTTATAGATCAGGACTTCGTATATTTTTTAAATGGGTTAAGGATTCTCTTGGAGACAAGGATTTTACGCAGATTAAAAAGAAGGAATTTCAAAAATATTTGAATTGGCTAACTAATAGAGGGATGTCTGATTCTGCTATAAAATTCAAGAAATCTTGTGTAAGTGCGTTTTGTAATTATGTTATGATGATGTACGAAGACGAGTTACCTACATTTAGAAATTTTACCGTTGGATTAAAAGTTGTTCAAACTGGTTATGTGCATGAAAAAGTTCCACTTACGCCAGATGAATATATTTCTCTTTGTCAAGAATTAGAAAAAAGGGAAGAATGGCAAAAACTTGCCTATTTAGTGTTCTCATACAGTACAGGATGTCGTAGAGCTGAAGCAAGACAGCTTCTAAAAGAAGTCGTTGATTATCCTGCTAAAGAAAAGAAAATTAAAATTATTGATGAAAACGGTAAGGAAGTTGAAGCCATCTCTAAACAGTACCAAACACATGTTATTAGATGTAAGGGTAAATCGATTCAGGGCAAGCCAAGGCGTCTTAAATTTGGAGATGATGCTATGCATTGGTTAAAAAAATGGCTTGAAGTACGTGGTGAAGATGATTGCCCATATATGTTTGTTATAAAAAAGAAAGACGGTTCTGATACACGTCAGGTTGGAGAAGGTGTATTTAATGATTGGTGCAGCGGATTATTTACAGAAATAGTTGGGCGTAGGTGTCATCCGCACCTCTTCCGAGAAAGCAGGGCGACGAATCTTGTTGTATATGAACATAAATCCGCAGAAGTTGCGCAAAAATTATTGGGGCATAACGATGTTTCAACAACAAAAAATCATTATATTATTAAAAATGACGAAGATGATGAATCTGATGAGGCATTTACCTAACTTTTCTGTCTTGATATTTCCACATATCTGTGTTAATATATTACATGTAAAAAAGAAACAAGCAAATTTCCGTTAGACGGTTTGAGTCAATATGTGGTAGTATTGGCTAATATAATATTCTATTAACACAAGAACGACCGCTATCAACTATGGCGGTCATTTTTGTGTACTAATTTATCTACGAGGCGTACTATGTATGTGGTAAACAAACCACTTACAATTCTGCCAAGAATTCCAACAACAAATTGTACAACTTCTGTCACGTACTATCCTCCTTCGTAAGTATTTCCTACATGATGTCACGAGGATATCTATGTTAAACTGAATGTCACCATTCAGACGTGACTCAGAACCGCCTATTGACCTTCTCGATCTAGCCTAAATCAAAATGATGGAAATCTGCTTGTCTACTCTATTATATTATTCACGACATATTCTGTCAAAACATTTCCATAAAATGCCGTATATTTGCGGAATTTCAGAGAATAACAACTTAGTAGGCGGATCTGTCCAACGCCATATTGTCTGCCAGTGCGAAAGATAACAGACAGTAAAATGTTGGACTTCAAATATATTCCAGGATATTGGCGAGAGTCAATGCTAAAAATTCTAAGCGTTGTGGGAACGAATAACCCTTGCGACTGGAATAGCTAAATCAACAGAGAGTATCGGTTATACGGCTATCCGATTAATAAATTGCCGAACGATGAGGTGTTGCCTAGTGTGGGCACAAGACAAATAATAACACTGTCGCAACTACTCTAGCGGCTTGATCCTATAAACATCACGGATAATAGGTGTCTCTCAACCATAAGTGAGATGATGTTCGTATTCTCTGCGTTAAAGAGAGAATAACAAAATAGTATCACTAAGACAAGATACGTGATACGCCCTTACTTCCTTGAGTTGTAAGTATACGTCGAAGATAAATGTTGGACTGTCTTCAGTGTTTATTGGAGTATTCATAGGGTTACTGCTATACCCCAAGACAGTGTAGGATTATAAATCCGAAAGAAAAGCACTTGCATTATGAACAAAAATCTTCGAGATTTTTATCAGAAATGGTGCTTGCACTAAGTCTGAATTTGAGCTAATGAATGACTGCTGTGCGGTCTGACATTCTGGAAAGACAGAATAAAATAGTAACCGGTTGCTTATATACATATCATGCACTTGACGTATTTAATACGAGTTAGGAATAAGCTTATTATTTATCCAGGTCATTAGTATAACGGATAGTACGCTGCCATAAGCAGAAGTATTGGTTCGAATCCAATGATGGCATTGCAACTGGATAATAATAGCATGGATGGGATTGTGCGCACTCTTCTATCCTAATAAACTGAGTTCCATGGACTCAATATCAGTTAGTTAGTGCTTCAATCTGATAAATATGGGTAAGACACCCATATTTGGTTCGTTAGTCAAGTGGCTTAAGACACTGCCTTTTCACGGCAGTAACAGGAGTTCGAATCTCCTACGAATCATCTGCGGTTATGCTGGAATTGGCAGACAGGCTAGACTAAGGATCTAGTGGAGCGATCCGTATCGGTTCAAGTCCGATTAGCCGTACTAATGAATAAAAGGAAAATAAAATTTGTGAAAGGAGGTCTCTATGGGCTAAATGAAGTATAAAATTTTAATTAAATATACATCTGCTATGAAGAAGGATTTTTATTACTTCTATATAGATCAGGATACTGGCGAGGAGTTTACTACAACAGATGTGGATCAGCTAAATGCTGTCGTTAAATCACTTGATAAGCAATTTGGGCACGAGAACATTAGAACGATGGTAGATATTGACTATAATGTAACCGTTTTAGTAAATCAGGATTCCATGTTCCAGATAGTTAGTGATGAAGAAGTTACTGATATCTTCAATTCGGCTTATAATCAGGTCTTTGGAGAGGACGGTGCTGATAAATGAAATTAATCACAGATGAAAAGGCACTAAATTTATCTATCCAATTACTTGAAAATGATAAACTCATTAAAGAACAGATGATTGCTGACAATACCGCAACGAAAGAAGAACTGACAAATCTTAATAATACAACAAAGCAAGAATTGTTAAGCAATACTGATGCCGTAAAACAAGAGCTCCAAGAAAGTGATTCTGCTATTAAGGCTGAAGTAGATACAAAAGCACCTATTAATAATCCTGATTTTAAAGGATCTTTAACTGTGAATGGCAAGAATGTTGCATTCTCCTCTGAGGTAGACGATAAAATAAATGAGTGTTTTCATAATGCTCTCGCTATTAGGGAATTTTAGGAGGTATTATGGAACAGGAAAAAATCTTACAGTTTATTGCAACAACTGGATCAAGATTGTCTGACTTGCCTATTTCGGATGGACAGTTAATCTTTTTACAAGATAGGCATAAAATCGTATTAGATTTTAATGGATCCAGAAAATTTTATAATGATATTGAAATTCTTGACAAGGATTCTGATAGAACAAATTCAACGCCTGAAAATGGGCGTTTTTATTTTGTCATTGGTACTGCTGTTTTATGGTTTTATCAAGACAAATGGGTTCAATTAACTTCTGCTCCTGAAGGTTATGTGTTTATAGGAGTAGAGCTTCCAGAAGCAGGAAGTGAAAATCAACTATATGTTAATAAAAATAAGCGCAATATCTCAGTTTGGGATAATGGATCATATATAACTGTTGGTGAAGTAACTGATTCAATTTCAAATGAGGAAATAGACGCTTTATTTAAATAAAACAAATATGAAAGGATATTTAAAATGGCTGACGTTATCGAAAAGAAATATGTAGACCTTACCGGTTTAGGTCATTATGATGAGAAAATTAAGAAAGTTATTGCAGATGCAGATGCTAAAGTTGCATCCGATGCGGAAGGCATGTATGAAAAACAGGGCGTTGCTGCAACAAAGGTTCAGGAGCTTGCTGATGGTGCAGTTAAGACTAATACTGATGCAATCGCAAAGCTGAATGGTGCAGATACTGTTGAGGGATCTGTAGCAAAGGCTGTAAAGAATGCAAAAGATGCAGTAGAAGCAGAAATTGGTACGCTTGATAGTCTGACAACTCAGAATAAAGCAAGTCTTGTTGTTGCTATTAATGAAGTATCTGAATCTGTTAAGACTGGTGGAGCAGGTTCTGTTGTAACAGTTGATACAACGACCACTACTGAAGGTTATGCAAAATCTTATACTATTAAACAGGGCGGAAAAACTGTATCTACTATTGACATTCCTAAAGATATGGTCGTATCTGCCGGTACTGTTGAAGTAGATCCAGTAGGTCAGGAAAAGGGTACATATCTTGTACTTACTCTCGCTAATGCTACTCAGGATAAGATTTATATTAATGTTGGTAAGCTTGTAGATATTTACGTAGCTCAAGCTAGTGCCACTCAGGTTCAGGTTACTATTAATCCTTCTACAAGAGAAATTTCCGCTACTCTTGTTGCCGGTTCTGTAACTGCTACTGAACTTGCTGATGATGCTGTTGTAACTGCAAAGATTGCAGATGGAAATGTAACCAAGGCAAAGCTTGCAACTGACGTACAGACAAGTTTAGGTAAGGCTGATACTGCTGTACAGGAAGCTGATCTTACTGATCTGAAGGCAGATGTTGCTGCAAATAAGACGGGTGTTGCAGATCTGAAGAAGTCTCTTGCCGAGGGTGGTGCTACTGCAACCGCAATCGCTGATGCAAAGAAGGCTGGTACTGATGCAGCTACTGCTGTTGCTGCACTTGAGTCTGGTCAGGTTGCAACCAACAAGTCTGATATTGCTGCTCTGAAGGCTAAGGTTGAAACAATCGAAGGAACTTCTTATGTGGCTATCACTAATGAGGAAATTGATGCTCTGTTCACACCTAAACAGGGTTAATAAGTATTTATACTTTTGTATATAAAGGAGGGTCGTTTGACTCTCCTGTTCTGCCGGTATAGCACAATGGTAGTGCACTTGATTTGTAATCAAGGTGTTATGGGTTCGAGTCCCTTTACCGGCTTATGGATTATTTCGTTGGATGATTCATTTATATGCTGCAAATCCGGCTGGATGAGGAAGCAGTCTTGAAAACTGTGGGTCAGAAATGGCTTTGGGGTTCGAGTCCCTATTGCAGTGCTGAAGAAAGAGTTATTTCGTTTGGAATAGCTCTTTTTATTCGAAAATTTAGTTCGTAAAAAGAGAATAAGTTATTAGCTGACTATGAGTGGATTATAACTGTTTCGATTGCAGGTAGTCGGATTTAAGAGAAGAATAACGGAGACTGATCATCTTCGTGAACGACTGTACTCCATATCCAGTCACTCTTCTCTTCTATTATTGTTGATATGGAGAGATTGGAGAAAATATGAATGGGAAATTACAAACGAAACGAAGAAAATAAAAAAGATAATGAAGAATGCGGCATTTATTCTATCACTAATATATTAAATGGGAAAAGATATATTGGTCAAACATATAATTTTAAATACCGATGGATGCGACATAGAAGTTATTTAAAACATAATTCAGAACATAATGCACATTTGCAAAACGCATGGAATAAATATGGTTCTAAAAATTTTCGATTTGAAATTATTGAAAAATGTCAATTTGAAAAATTAGATGAAAGAGAAATATATTGGATAAATTATTTTGATTCCAAAAATAGTGGATATAATTTTGCAGATGGTGGATTAGGATGTAGGGGATATAAACATTCCGATGAAGAAATTATGAAAATGAGATTAATTCAAAACCCTGAGCCAATTGCTATGTTTGACTTACAAGGTAATTATATACGAACATTTGTCAGTGCAGGAGAGGCTAGTGATTATTTAGGAAAAAAATCTAGTAGTGGAATCAAAAGGTGTTGTGAGAAAGATAAATATAAAAAAGCTTATGGATATATTTGGATTTATGAAAAAGACTATAAATCTGGAAATATAGATTGGGATTATTATTTATCTAAAAACAAAAATCTTCCTAAATCAGTATTACAATACAATTTAAATATGGAACTAATCAAAGAATATGCTTCTGCTTACGAAACAAGTATGAAAGGCTTTAATTCTGCAACGGTATCAGCAGCTTGCAATGGCAAATATGATACATATAAGGGATATGTTTGGGTTTGGAAAGATAACCCTGAAATTTATTATAAAAACAAAGCTAAACGTAAAGAAAAAGCCATAAAGGATAAAAGAAGCAGAGAAAGAATTATTTTACAATATTCAAAAGATATGGAATATTTAAAAGAATGGACTTATGATGAGATTTTAGACAATAATTTTAATTTAAAAGCAATTCAAAGTAATTGTTCTGGACATGCAAAAACATCACAAGGTTATATATGGAAATATAGATCGGAAGAGTCGGTTGTTTAACTACTCTTCTATTTTATTGGAATAAAAGGAAGGAAGTGATTATTACGGCTAATTTAAAACAAGCTAAAACAGATGATGAAATAAAAAAGCTAACTGTGAATAATGTAAAAACCGCATATCATGAATTAGCTTTAGATTACAACCATCTTCTTAATTTAGATTTTATTTATTGTCCTCACTGTGGAAATTGGAAGTCTACTAAAGGTAATGGAAATTTTTATAAATCAAATAAAAGTAAAAGTGGTTTCAATCATTTTGCTTGTAAAGCGTGTATTTTAGATCTATGTACAGACGTAGACCCCAAGACAGGTATTAGAACTGATAACAGAGAAAAGACAATAAATACATTTAGGCAACTTGATTGGAAATTTTGTGAAAGCGATTATAATGCACAACTGCAAACAATTAATGAAAATGTGGGAGAAAAAGTTAGAGGAACTGCTGTACAGAATCTTATTGTAATGGTGGCTTCTCTTCCACAATATCGAAATACATCATTTAAAGACTCTGAATTTTCTATTGATGATATAGAAAATAATCAAGAAGCGAATACAAAAATTGTTCAAAAAACTTTAAAATCTGCTAAAAAGAGGTTTGGCACAGATTATAACAATGAAGAATTGATGTTCCTTGAAACTGAGTATCAAGACTGGATTTCAAGATACGATTGTTCTCAAAAGGCTCAAGAAGAAACTTTTCAAAATTTATCAATTATTAAGTTAATGAAACGTAATGCAATTAAAAAAGGTGCATCTACAAAGGATTTAGATAATTCTTATCAGCAATGGCTTGATACGGGTAATTTAAAACCAAAGCAAAACACATTAGATACATTTTCGGATGCACAGACAATGGGGACGTTGATTCAGAAATATGAAGAAACTCGACCTCTTCCAGAAATAGATCCAGAGCTTGCAGATGTTGATAAAATTGGTACTTATATAGATGCGTTTTATAGAGGCCATGCATCTAAAATGTTAGGTTTAAAAAATAGATTTTCTAATATATATGAAAAAGTAATGGCTAAATATACTGTTAATCCACCTTCTTATGATGAGGAATCTGATAGTGAGGTATTATTTGATAAAATTTTTGGTAGTAAGGACGATGAGTAACTATGGCTACCGAAAAAAAAGAAAAGAAAAAGTCATTACAAGAAGTATATCAAGAAAAGTCTGAGCGCGTATTAGAAGGAGTTGCTTATTGGGCTTCATTTTATAGAAAAAATCCACAGAGGTTTGTACTTGAGTACCTGAATGTAAAATTAAAGCTATTTCAAAAAATTTTAATATATATGATGATGGTTAGTACAAACTTTATGTATATTGCTAGCCGTGGTTCTGGTAAAACGTGGTTAACTAGCTTATATTGTGTTGTACGTTGTATCCTGTATCCTGGGACAAAAATCTGTGTAGCTTCTGGGTACAAATCTCAATCACTTGAGGTCATTCAAAAGATAAATGATGATTTTATGAAAAATTATGGTTGGGGTTCTGCAAATCTACGGTCTGAAATTTCAGAAATTTCTACTTCTATAAACAATGCTCATGTTGATTTTAGAAATGGTAGTTGGATAAAAATTGTTAGTTCTAATGACTCGGCTCGCCATAACCGAGCAACACTCATAGTCGTGGATGAATTTAGGATGGTTGATTTAAATACAATCAATACGGTTCTTCGTAAATTCTTAACTGCGCCACGATCACCTGGTTATCTTAACAATCCTAAATATGCACATCTTCAGGAACGTAACATCGAAATGTATATGTCGTCTGCGTGGTATAAATCTCATTGGAGCTTTGAGAAACTAAAAGCTTACTATGCTAATATGCTCGATGATACTAAACGTTATTTCTGCGTTGGATTACCATATCAATGTGCCATACGAGAGGGGCTATTGTCTCGTGAACAGGTCGAAGATGAAATGTCTGAGGCAGACTTTGATCCTACTGCTTTTAAAATGGAAATGGGTGCTGAATGGTATGGAGATACAGATGGAGCATTTTTTAAATTTGACGACATATCTCCAAGAAGAAAAATCAGGAATTCATTTTATCCTCTTGAAATCTACAAAAATCATCAAATAAAGATTCCAGAATTAGCTCAAAATGAAAAACGTATATTATCTGTCGATGTAGCATTGTTAGCAAGTAAGCGTCATAATAATGATGCTGCTGCTCTTTTAATAAATTCTGCTATACCAACTGAAAAAAATGATTATATATCAAATATTGTATATTTGGAAACTCATGAAGGATTAACTACTGATGAATTAGGTATCCTTGTAATGAGACTGTTTTATCAATTTAATTGTACTGATTTGGTATTAGATACAAATGGCCAGGGAATTGGTGTCTATGATTTTATAATAAAGCCTCAATATGATGCTGAATATGGAGTTACATATGATGCTATGACATGTATCAATGATGATAACATGGCTAGTAGATGTAAGATTCGTAATGCAAATAAAGTTGTTTGGTCTGTAAAAGCAAATGCTGATTTCAATACTAAAGCCGCTATTGCTTTACGTGCTGGATTCCAAAATGGCTCAATTAACTTACTTGTATCAGAATTCGAAGCAGAGGAATTAATTAGAAAAATTCGAGGATATTCTAAGATGTCACCGAAAGAACAAGCGATGCTAAAATTACCTTATGTTCAAACGTCATTGATGGTAAATGAATTGATAAATCTTGATCATGAAATCAAAGGAACTAATATAAAAATTATAGAAAAATCAGGAATGCGTAAAGACAGATTTTCAGCACTTCAGTATAGTTTTAAGATTTGCCAAGATTTGAGTGTCAAACTTAAACCAAAGTCTCAATCTCCCACCGACATATCTAAACTATTCTCAGTACGAGCACCCAAAAAAGTAACACGATTCTAAAAGAAAGGAGGTATAACACACATTTGAGTAATTCAAAAAATACAAAGGAACCGATTGTTCAAAAGATTTATACAAAAACTGACGAGTCAGGATATACAGTATCTCGTGATCGTGCGCAAAAAATTAGTTTTGCAAAGTTTCAAGAACTATTGCAGAGAAATGTAGGAAAAACAGTTTCTAAATCATATACACAGTACACAAGAGATCTGCTTGATCAATATATACAATCTCCACTCAATAATATAGATAATATTCGTGAAGTATCTCGTTTCTTAACCAGGGTCTCAATGCTTTATAAGCAGATGATTTCTTACTTCTCTACTATGCCACTCTATACATACAATATAACTCCACTTGCTAATTACACAAAAGATTTTGATCCAGACAAACAATTAAAAAATTATGAAAAAGTATTAAAAGTTTTTCACCATTTTAATATGGCAAAAGAGCTTCAAAATGTAATCTCAAATACTATTCGTGATGGAATATATGTAGGTTGGATGAATGGCGACGATGAAAACGGAATCTTTTTAATGCCGTTAGATATTCAATATTGTCGTATCTATGGTAAAACACAAGAGGGTGAATGGATTACATATTTTGATGCATCATATTTTGATAAATCAAATAATAAAGATTTTATTAACGGTGTCAATAATGATGGCGTTGGTGTATGGGATCAGGTATTTATTGACGGTTATAATCAATACAAATCCGGTGGTAGAGAATATCAATATTTCCGACTACCACCTGAGAATACATTAACACTTATCGCAAGTACAGATGATGAATTTTATGTACCACTACCATATTTTCTACCTTTGTTCAAGTCTTTGTTAAATCTTCTTGATACAGAAAATCTTGTTGCTGCAAAAGAGGAATTACAGAACTATAAGTTGATCTTAAATAAAATTCCATTATTAGATTCTGAAAATGTAGATGACTTTGCAATCAGTTTGGAATTAGTGGATAAATTTGATGCAATTATAAAGGAAATCCTACCTGATTTAGTTGGATACGGTACTGTTCCATATCAGAGCGATGCTCAAATTGTCGATTTCGAGAAGTCAACATCTGCCACTGATACAGACAATCTGAATAAAGCAATGAATAACCTTTTTGCAAATGCAGGTATCAATAGATTAATTGTCAGTTCTGGCGATTCAAGTAATGCAAATGGTATTAAATATTCAAATGCAAATGATTTAGGTAAAATATCTGTTTATATTAGACGCATTGAGTCATGGTTGAATTATTGGATTAAGAATCATATTACTGATGGGGTATATTTACAAATCTTTGATCAAACTCAATATAATCGTGATGAATTTATAAGTCAGAAAAAAGATTCTAGTGCGTTTGGTGTTGGGAAAATGGATTATATGTGTGCATTAGGTGATGACCCCTATATAGCATATAATAAGATTCGATTTGATGCATTAGTTCTTAATGTTAATCAATATGCAATTCCATTTAATTCATCATATACACAATCATCTGATAATCAAGGTGGTAGACCCCCTTTGCCTGAAGAAGATCTAAGTTCTGAAGGACAATCGACAAGAGATTCTGGAAAAAATGATGACAAAGGCAATAAATAAGAGGTGATCATATGAAAAACTCAACACAATTCTTATTCACCTCGGATGAGGTAGTAAAAAATAATTTAGTTAAATTAGGATTCACAGAAATTCCTTCTGGTGGATCTTTTTTTATATTTATAAATAACGCAACTTTAAAATTCGATGATACTATCCCAGTTGATAAAATTGGATTTACAAATAAGTTGATGTTTTAATTTACTCCCTCTTTGGGAGAATTTTTGAAGAAGGGAGGAAATATACGATTGAATAAAAAGCTTTTAACTTTAGAAGATCTTTACGGTTTCTACAGTCAGAAGAAAAAGTCAATGAGCTTTAGTGCGGAGAAATCCGGTTATAATATCGCAGTTCAAACACATGCTGTATTTGAATTAGAGGATGATTTAACAGAAGGATTATTATACGGAAAAATTAGAGCCTTCCACGATTTGTCCAACAGAAATAATTCTCATATAGAAACAGATGTTCTCGAAGAAAAGATGATGTCTATTAAAGACAGACCTATCATGGCTGATATTATAGAAACATCTGAAGAAGATGAAAATGGAAATCCCATTAAAGATTTTTCTGGACATACGATGTATTATGATGAAAATTTGGACAAGATGATTTATAAGGAAATTCCAGTAGGTCACTTTGTTCATCCTGAAAGTATTCATCTTGAATATGACGAAGAATTTGATAGAAATTTTGTATGTTCTGATGTCGTTGTATATGAGGAATATACTGATACTTGTGAAATTCTGAGAAGACGGAAAACTGTGGATTGTTCTATTGAACTTGTGATTCGAACAATGCATTGGGATAATACAGATAAAACACTTCATCTCGACGATTTTTATGTACAAGGCTGCACTTTGTTAGGAAAAGGTGTACTCCCTGGAATGGCTGGGAGCAAACTGACTCTAAAAGATTTTTCTGAAGAAAACAATTCTTTATTCTCTTCTATTTCAGAAGACGAACACTCTAAATTAATTGAAACTCTGGATAACCTTAATAAAACTTTATCCAGTATCAATATAAATTCCAAAACAATTCTAAACACAACTGAAAAATTTGAGAAAGGAGGAAATGAAAAGGTTAATATGACAAAATTTGAAGAGTTACTTAAGAAATATAACAAGACTGTAGATGATATTACCTTTGAATATGAAGGGATGTCTGATACAGAACTTGAAGAATTATTTACTACTCTTTTTGGCGAAGAAGGAGAAGGCGAGGAACCAGTAGCACCTAAACCAAATGATGAGCCAGAATCCGTAGAGGAACCTGTCACCACAACAGAAGAACCTATTGCAGATAATCCAGAGCCAGATACTGTTGTTACTGAAGAAAAATATTCTAAGACATTTGAATTATCTCACGAAGATATTAGAACAGCATTATATGCTTTGCTTGCTCCTATTGAAGAGTCTTTAAATGAATATTATTGGATTGTAAAAACTACTGATGATTATTTTATTTATCAGGTTGGTTGCAATAATATCTTCTATAAACAAGCATATACAAAAGAAAATGATGAAGTTAGATTCGAAGGTGAACGTCAGGATGTTTTTGCGGAATTCGTTACAGCAGAAGAAAAGGTTACGTTAGATAATATGAGAGCTAACTACTCTTCTATTTCTGAAAAGCTTGCACAGTATGAAGAAGCAGAACAGATTGCTGATAAGATGACCGTATTTGAAGACGAAGCTTATAAGAATTATCTGGAAACAGATGAGTTTAAGTCTTTGATGGATGTGGAAAATGTAAAGAAATTTACAAAGGAAGAATTAACAGAAAAGGCTGATGCTGCTCTTGGCAAAGTTGTCAAAACAACTAAAACTTTTACTATGAATATTGAGGAGCCAAAAAAGGACGAAAAGAGACCTGCATTCTTAGCATTCGCAAGAACCGAGCAGAATTCTTCTTTCTTAGATGGTCTGCTTAATAATAAAAACAAAGAAACAAAATAACTATTTAACATTTTAGAACGTTTTAGAGACGTTCTTTTTTAATGCGAAAAAATAACAAATAAGGAGGAATTTTCTAATGGTTTATACAAATCTCAAGGCCAAGGAAAGTGACATGCATGGCATGTTTGAGTCTTCTTTAATGTCTGCTACCGACATTGGAAGAATTTTTGATGTAATTGTACGTGATGAAAGCGAAAAAGCTATCGCAGTTGATAATGGTGTACCTGTAAAGGTTGGTGACTATACCGGCAACGGACTTCAGGAAAGATACGCAACTATTGCAAAGGCAACTGATGCTATTGCTGTAATTGGTTCTCCTGCTGAAGTAAAGACCGCTATGACCAATGAACAGGGTCAGGCTTATCACTTTGTAAACGCAGCTGGTAAACCTGCAAAGGCATATCAGGTAAATGATCCTGCTGTATATGAAGAAATTTTTGCTGTAGCAAGTTATCAGTTTACCGATGAGTCCGCTGAAAATGTTAAGGTTGGAAGACTTGTTGTTACTGATGGTAAAGGTATGTATGTTGCACAGGCTGATGGAACTCAGGTTTCTACTCTTACTTCTACCAATGGTTTCATTGGAAGAATTCACAGTGTTTCCGCAGGTACTTATTACACCATGATTCGCATCCAGGTTCTTCAGAACAAGGATGTCGCTTAATAGAGAAAGGAGGAATAAATAAATGAGAGAAATTACATATTTTAGTGCAAACGTTGTAGCACAGTTTGATAATAAATATGACAATATGCTTGAGTTCAATTCTCTGATGATGGACGCAAGCAATAATATCTTTAATACATATAATAAAGAACAGACTCAGACTATTCTTAGAAATCAGTTTGACAAGATTTTCGGTCTTAACTTTAAGGAAGCAAATTCCATGAAGCGTAGACAGGCATGGCGTGAGCATTCCAAGGAAATCGCAACCTTAATTGAGGACGTAATCGTTGATAAGATGAATTCTGGTTGGAATGCTGCTAATGCTCGTTTTATGGAACTTGTAGACGAAAGAAATATTGCAGAAGGTGATGCAAATGAGTTTTTCGTTAACGACAACTCTCTTCTTACTGTGTCCAAGTTTGCAGGTAATCATCACAACCTGATCCGTCAGGCAGTTAAGCCTGGTAAGTCTTTCTCCATTGAAACTTCTTTCTATGGTGTAAAAGTATATACTGACTTCGTACTGTTCCAGACTGGTAGAGTTGACTTTGCTGCTCTTGTAGATAAGATGTATACCTCTATCGAACAGAATAGATATGCTGCTCTTTATACTGCATTTATGTCTATGGATGAATCTCTTCCTACTGACATGATCCATGAATGTCCGTTTACTGAGGCTACTAAGTCTGAAATGATTGATCAGATCGAGGCTGTTGCAGCAGCTACCGGTAAGGATGTAATGCTTGTAGGTACTAGATCTGCTATCCAGAAGCTTCAGAGTACTGTTAATTACAGCATGTTCTCTGACGCAATGAAGGATGAGAGAAACAAGAATGGTATTCTTGGTAACTGGGAGGGATATGAGTGCCTTGCTCTGGCTCGTGTAAATAAAGCTGGTACAAGAGAAAGTGTATTCTCCGCAGACGATCAGAAGAAGATCTTCATCATCCCTATCGACCCTGAGTTCAAGCCTATTAAGCGTGTAAACGAAGGTGATGTTGCTTACTATGAGACCGGTATGGATGGCCTTAAGAAGGATATGACCGTTGACGCAGAGGTTGTATACCAGGAAGGTATTGGTATTGTTATTGATGAACTCTTCGGAGAACTCAAGATTCAGGGCTAATACATAAATATTGTTTAGGGGAGTGCATATGCACTCTCCTATTTTATAAGGAGAAAAAGGATGAAAATTTTTGAATTAGCAAAAGAATTGGATGTAACTCCAAAAGACTTAATTGCTTTTTATAGAAATAATGATTATCAGGTATCTAGTCATATGCAAAATGCCACTGATGATATGATCGATTTTGCCAAGGCACATATGACTGATATTGCTAATAAGAAAACTGAAATAGAAAAAAATGAAGATGAAGATGAAAATACAAGTAGTAAAACTTCTTTTGTAGAAGTAAAAGCACCAGTGAAAACATTCAAACCTGATGATGAGATTCCTTGTAAAAGTGTTACGCCTTGGAAATTATCGGCAGTTGGTGTTGATAAAAATACCGTATATCATTGGGAGTATTTCGGTGACATTGAGTATTTAAAGTATCGTGATTTACAGGCACTTCGCAGAACTGAATATATTACTAAGCCAAAAATTCTAATTATGGATGCTGATTTGAGAAATCAGTGGGGACGTGAATTGGGCGACGTATATAAGTATTTTGATGGCATCGAATATCCAGAAGAATATTTTGACAGATCCAATGATGAATTTGAAGAATTGATTAAAAATGCTCCTCATTGGCTTACAGATATTATTAAGGTAACTGCAATGGCTATGATTCGTGCAGAAAATTATCCAGATGTAAAAAAGATCAGAATCATTGATGATACACTTGGTACTTGTATTAAAGATTTCTTATAAGGAGGTATCTTATGCCTTCTCTAAAATATGAATCAATATATAAAAAGGCTTTAACCATGGTTAACGACCTTGAACTGGCAACTTATACAGAAGAGGATTTTTATGATACTCTCTGCGAATGGTTGACCACCACTTCTTCTCTTCCACTTCTTCGCAAGAAATTTAGCTCTTATGTTTTAGATGATGAACTCATGGAATTAAATTTCACACTTACAAATAGTGTAGATGATTTATATGATACGAATTTTGTTAAAACTATTTTGGCAAAAGGTATTATCATCAATTATTTCCCATCTAAATTAGAGAACACAAAGAATCTTGCAACGATGATTGGTGGCAAAGAGGAGAAAAAGCTTATAGATAATTATTCTAAGAATATGGAAAGGCTTGCCACTTTACAACGTGAGTGGGAACGTGATTTGTCACGACATACATACTACTTTGGTGAGTATGGTGATTCAAATGGATAAGTTTATTACTCATAAGTATGGTGAGTTCAAAGAATCTCAGGTAGATTACTATAAGCAAAAATTACGAAAGAAAATATTTTGGTTGGTGTTATACACTGATCAGAATACAAAAGATGATTTTCAAAATATAGATGTTGTTGAATATCATAAAAACTTATTATCTGAAATTTCTAGTTGTAATCAACTTTTATTATATCCCAAAGATTTTGTAGAAATTGTTAATAGCTTGGAATCTGCTCTTACTGTTTTAGAGTCAGATGAGTTTGATTTTAAGAAGTATAAAAAGCTAGTTTTTGATGCAGGAGCTTTGCTTCAGCGAATGAAAGTTGGTGATAAATAATGTCACTATACGAAAATTATAAAAGACGTATGCAAGTTGATACTTGTTCTACCGGTAAGAACTATCCTACTTTGGGAGCGAAATTAAAAAGTGATTCAGACAAGGTTATGGAATTGACGTGGAATAACGACGTGCAGAGTAAAAAAGCATACATTTACGATTACATGCATGATGATCATCCAGATATAAAAGATCATATGACTTATGAAAATACGATTAAAACTCCTATTGATGTGAAACTAATAGTAAAAACGTATTCATCGTTAGATCAGGATCAACCAGAGTTCTATTGTCAATTTAAACCATCTCAGAAGATGGAATTTGAAGAGAATGATGACTTATATTATTTTGAAACAGATTATCGCCAAAAGTACGGAATAGAATTCCCGATAGGCATGATGCTCGATTTACCTGACGATAGAGGTATTTATAGGAAATGGCTTATCTGTGAAAGAGAACTTGCCAATCAATTTCCTAAGTATCTAATTCTTCCGATAGACTATCAGTTTATGTGGATTGAAAAAGACGGAAATAAAATATACAAAAGAAAAATGTGGGGAGTTAGTAGAAGCCAAAAGTCGTATACTATTGGAGTCTACACTGACCGTGTATTTACACGACCAGATAATCAGCAAAAAGCATTATTACCGTTAAATCCAATTACCGAAAATCTTTGGTATACAAATGAAGATGATAAGAATATGAGAATGGTTGTCTCGGCAAAGACGAGCCACCCTATAGTGTGGAAGCTTACTAAAATTGAAAATAGTACACCACTGGGAATTCAGACATTAACATTTTATCAGAATTATTGGGATTCTCATCGAGATTACATCGAAAAAGACAAGAATGGCAATATTATTGGTATGTGGGCAGATTACTATGATTCATCTATTGAGCCTACGGATCCTGATACTCCATCTACCACTCCATCATCTATCACAGCTAAAATCTCTGCTTCTACATCATCAATAAAAGTTGGTGGAAGCTTCAGAACTCTGACGACAAATCTATTTAATGAATCCAATGAAGATATTACATCTGAATATGAAAACAGTCAATTTACATGGACTTGTAGTATAGATGGTGAAGACTGGACTGATATAGTCACATGGCGATCTGGCGCAAAGTTTAACCAGACGAAACTAAGCTTTCCTTTGGATAAAACTCAACTAGGTAAAATCTTGTCTGTTAAATGTGTGATTACAAAAGACGAAGGAGATCCGATTAAATCAGATCCACTTCAATTAGAAATATCAAGTTAGGAGGTGTTACTGTATGGAAGAAAAATTAGTCACAAAAGATGATTTATTAAATAAACTTCGGGCATACAGCGATGTCAATGATAATCCTGACGACGATAATATTGTATATAAACAAAAAATCAAAGATGCTCTTCTATCAAATCCAGCTCTTTTATATGCTCTTCATGAAAAGGATTTAGAGTCTGAATTATTTGATGAAGATGGTAATATTAATTGGGAGTTTGATGAAGAGACAAATAAATATAAACCTTTAGGTGAATGGGATAGATATTTTGGTGGAAACTCTAATATCCGTCCTTATTTATTTATTCCTGACACCCAGACAGATGTAAAACATTATATCTGTTATCAGGTTGGTTTTGATGAATTGCCTAGATACTCAAATATTCAAAAATACGGAGAAATAACATTCACAATTTTTGTCCATGGTAATGATAGGGATGAGGAATGTAGTGGTATTGCACGGCATGATCTTATTGCATCCATTATCCGTGAACGATTTAATTGGTCAAGTATTTTTGGTATGCAAGCTAAATTAATATCTAACAAAGAGTCGGTAACTGATAATAACTATCTTGTCAGGACTCTTGTATTTCAGATTTATGATATTAACAGTATTACAAATACTCCATATAATGAATCTTCTCGTATCGTGAATGACGATTATTGGGGGTAAATATGGAATATAATATGAACGACGAATTGCAGGTATATCGTGGAAAAGATTATGTAATATCAAAATATATTACCATACATCAGCCTACTTTAAATGAAATATGCGATATGGGTGAATCAAAGTATTATCAAATGGTATACAATCTCACGGCAACGCCACAGTCTATGAAAGCTCAGTTGTGGAAAATGGGGATTGATTATACCGAAATCACTCCGTATATGTTGTTCTATATTATGTTGTATCGTGTTTATTCAAAAGAATTTACTTCTATTCTATTTGGAGATTTAGACTTCCAAAAGTTTAAATTATTAAAACATTTAGATGACGAATCAATATATCTTAGTCAATATATAAATGGTGAAGAAGTAATAATAGATGAATATACATACACATTAATTATGGATTATCTCAGAAAAGTTCATTTTATCGAAAAAGATGAAAGAATGCCTGCGAACAACGCTACAAAGATGATACTTATAGAAGATGCACTGGATGAATTGAAAGCGAATGAAAACAAAGAGTATCATTCATTATTAACTAATTTAATATCTGCACTGGTTAACAGTGAAGGTTTTAAATATAATCATTCTCAAGTATGGGAAATGAAAATAAATGCATTCATGGATTCCGTAAAGAGAATTTCAAAGATTAAGAATGCGGAACTGCTATTGCAGTCTGGTTATTCCGGTTTTGGAATTAACCTAAAAGAAATAGATAAAAAACAATTAGATTGGCTAGGAGAACTCAGTTAATGAGTTCTTTTTTATTGCCTAAACTTGAAAGGAGAAAATATTATGGCTTTTAATCCTAATGAGCTGGTTCTGGAAAGAATTCGTTCTGTTGAAGAGTATGATCCTGAAACTAAAGAGCTGACAGGTAGATATACTCAGGTTGAGGATCCCAGTCTTCAGACAAGTGCGGAGGGTACAGATGTAACTGATGCTATGGGTACTCCTATTATGACATTCTATAATGCTCAGACTGGTACTTTTGGTTTCACTAACTCTATCTTCTCTCTCGATCTTGCTGCTTCTCAGTTTGGTACAACCAAGAAAGTAGCATCTGGTGAAGATAAGATTGTTGCGCCTGTATCAGAAACTCTGACAATCGGTGCTGATCATACTGTAGTTCTGAAGTATGTTCCTGTAGGTACTACTGGTGCAGAAGTTAAGTATGTAAAGGTTATCAATGATGATAATACTTTCGGTAAGACTTATGAAGTATCTGCTGTTGCAGGTGAAGGTAAGTTTACTCTTGATGCAGCTACAAAGAAGATCACTCTTCCTGATGATGTAACTGGTAGAGTATTCGTAAATTATGAAAGAGAAGCTGAAAATGCAGTTAAGGTTACTAAGACCACTGATAGTGTTCCTGCTGTTAAGTCTTTGCTTATTCATGCAATCTTCCATAATCCTTGTAACAAGAACATTGTTTATGCTGGATATATCTCTTGCCCTAGAGCACAGATTGATCCTTCCAGTGTTGAACTGAATCTGACCGCCGAAGGCAAACATGCAGCTTCTTATATTCTTCAGAAGCCTTATTGCGATGCTGAAGCAAAACTGTTTGACATTATTGTTACTCAGGATTAATTGAATAAATAGTAAGAGGGGAGCATATTACTCTCCTCTTATTTTTTGATAGGAAGGAAAGTACAATGAGTGAACCTTTAAATGGTGTTTGTGATATCTGTGGTAAAAGATATTCTGTTTGTAAAACATGCCAAACCGTTAAAACTTTTAAACCATGGAGAACTATAACAGACACTCTTGAACATTATAAAATTTTCATTGCTCTTTCTGAATATACGAGAACAAAAAATAAGGAAGAAGCAAAAGAACAATTAAGTCATTGCGACTTATCTGATTTGGAGAGTTTCCCAGATCGAATCAAAAATGTAATAAAAGAAATTACCGTAGAACCTAAAATGGAAACTGTTGAAAAAGCAGAAGAAATTCAGGTTGAACAGAAAAATGTAAAAATGAAATATGCTTCTAAGAAGCGTGGAAACATTAAAGATGAAAATATTGAATAGTAAGTTATTTTTTGTAGATAGATTGTAGGCTACACATTAATTACTATTCAGTATTTTTTGTGTAGCCTATTTTTTACGATTTTTGGAATGAAAGGAATGATCAGTTATTAAAGAATATAGTGAAGTTTTTGACAGGAGTGTTAATGGGTATGAAGTAGATGACGTGCGGTTTATTCCGAATATGGCACAGAACTTTATGTATCTAAACTCTCATCTTTCAAAAGGGCAACTTGTAGATGTAATACCTGGACAAAACAAACGTGTTGTTTTTGTTTGGAAGAAATCAAAGGAAATGACAGAATTGTACAAACAATGGTGTGCTGCATCTGAACAAGAGAAAGGAGTTTAATGGCATTTATAGATGAAATAGCAGCTTATGTTGTTAAGTATGCTCCACAATATGGAATTAAAGTATATTCTCCTATTATTGCTCAGTCAATTTTGGAATCGGCTAGTGGAACTTCTGAATTGGCTAAAAATGCTCATAATTATTTTGGGTTAAAATATAGAGCCAACAGATGTCCTAGTGCATCTGGCACATATATTAAAGTTGGTTCTGAGCAGTCAGCGAATGGTAAATATACTTCTTCTACTATGACATGGTTTAAGTTCAAAAATATGGAATCTTGTGTGAAAGGTTATTTTGAATTTATTAGCATTTCTAATTATTCAAATCTAAAAGGGATCACGGATCCAAAGAAATATCTCAAAACAATCAAATCTGATGGATATTGCACAAGTCTGAATTATGTCAATAACGTGATGAACGTTATCAAAAAATATAATCTCACAAAATATGATAAACAATCAAATATTATTGAATCACTTGGAGGTGATAAAATGGTAATTAATGTACATGGAGGTCACAATCCAAAAGGAAAAGTGGCATGTGGTGCTGTAGGATTACTTAACGAGTCTGAACAGGATAGAATTATTAAAGACAAGGTAATTGCTTTACTCAGATCTAAAGGACATACTGTATATGATTGTACTGTGGATAATGGAATAAGTCAGAATGATGTTCTAAGGAAAATCGTTGCAAAATGTAATGCACATAAGACAAATCTTGATGTATCTATTCATTTCAATGCTGGTGCTAAAGATCAAAGAGGTAACGGTAGAACTACCGGTTCTGAGGTATGGATTTATAAAAATACGTCTTCTGCTAAACCGGCAGCACAGCGAATTGTGAATAATTTAGCATCTATCGGTTTTGCTAATCGTGGAGTAAAAGCAAGTACTGGATTATATTTCTTAAGAAAAGCCGCTGCTCCTGCACTATTAATTGAAGTATGCTTCGTAGATGATCGTGATGATTACAATGTGTATATGGCAAATGTAGATAAAGTAGCAAAAGCTATTGCTGAAGGAATTCTTGGAACAACCATTAACTCTATTTCTAGTACTACAACAACTACTCCTACCACAAAACCTTCCACATCAACAACGACTTCTTCTAAATATGTCTACAATGGTCTGGACTACTCTTTAGTTTTCAATCCCACTTATTATGCTAATACATATGCAGATTTGAAGAAAGCTTTTGGAACTAACGCAACGGCACTTTGGAATCATTTTAAGCAGAATGGTATGAAAGAAGGACGTAAAGCAAGTGCTAATTTTGATGTAAAAGTATATAAGAATACTTATGCAGATTTGAGAGCTGCATTTGGAGAAAATCTTCCACTCTACTACAAGCATTACATTGAGCATGGCAAAAAGGAAGGAAGAAATGCGGTCTAAATGAAGAAGCCATTTTCAAAGAAACTATTAATTATTGATTATGTTGTCGCTGTTGTATTGATTATGGGATATATGGTATGTGTTGCATTAAATGGTCTTTATGAGATGCAATACATATCTAATATCTTAGTAAACGGTTATGATTCAGGCTATCTTACTACTGTCCAGCTTTTTAATTTAGATGGTTTTGGTGTTTTACTTGGAATCTGGATTGCACAGTTAGGAATTTCTAGTGGTGCGTATTATATGCTGATTAAATCTGAACACAAAATTCAGCTACCTATGCAGATGATTAATGAGTTGCCAGATGATGTAAAAGAACAGGTGGATATGAACGAGTTAATCACTACCGTATTAACAACAACTGATAACTAGAAAGGGGAACACTATGAGTGATAATATGTTTAAATTTATTATGACATTAGTTCCAGTGTTTGGAGCTATTATCACCTATTTCGTAATTCCTTATATTAAGTCTAAAGTATCTCAGACTCAGATGGAAGAAATTATTAAATGGGTAACTAAAGCTGTTGAAGCTGCTGAAGTATTATTTGATGCGCCAAAGTCTGGCGAGGAGAAAAGGGAATACGTTATCAAGTTCATTGATAAGATGTTCAATTCAAAGAAAGAGGTTATCACAGAAGAACAGATTCGTATTCTTTTGGAAGCTGCGTGGAAGCAGATGCAGGATAACACTCAGACCAAGTAAGAAAGGTTTGGTGTTTATGCATGGGAACAATAGAAGGATTTTTCAATATTGATTGGAAAATGTTTGTCATTACACTTTTTGCTGTACTTTTAGGCTTTCAAGCGATCGTTAAAGTTGTATCTTGGTTTCTTTTTGATTTTCTGGGAATTGAAACGAAATCAATGAGGCAAAAACGTGAAGAACATAATCTTGTCATGTCTACTGCTAATGGTTTAAAAGAGTTGACAGAAACGCATAAGAAAGATATTCAAAAAATCAATGAGGATGATCTTAAACACTATCAAGAGTCATGTGAAATACGAAATAATTTAGTAAAAAGTATTGAAAATATTTCGAATAAAATTGACCAGATGAAAAATGATACAGATAAACGTTTCAAAGAAAATGAAGCCAAAGAAAACAAACGTGTTCAGGCTGAGTTAAAAGATAGGATTTCTCAGTCCTATCGTTACTATCATATTAAAAATCAAATAAACAAAATGGAGCTTGAATCACTTGAAGGATTGATTGCTTCATATGAAAGTTATGGCGGATTAAATTCATTTGTTCACTCTGTTGTGCAAAAAGAAATGTACACATGGGAAATAATAGATGACTAAATAATACCGCAGAATCAATAAAGGAAAGAGTGATTTCGTTAGGAATCACTCTTCTATTTTGGAGGAATAATGGGAAATATTTTATATCTTACTTCTCCTCTTCCACCATCGGTTAACCATTATTTAGCATACAAAGCTATTATTAAAAATAAAAAACCTATGGCAATGAGCTATAAAACTCAAGAGGCTATAAAATACCAAAAAAGTTTTATGCAATATGTGAAAGATGAAGTAAAAAAACAGGATTATGATCTTATACCAAATAAAACTAGACACTTTTATATAGATGCAGTTTTTTATTTTGACAGGACAGATCGAGATCCAAATAATTATTTTAAGTGTATGTTAGATGCTATTACAGATACCGGTTTAATATGGGTGGATGATAATGTGACATGTGAACGTGTTCAAAGAATTTATTATGATTCTATAAGTCCACGTATAGAATTAAAAATCTATCCTGTAGAATATATTGGTATTTTCGATAATGCATCTCAGTTAGAAGACTTTGAAACTAACTGCATCGGTTGTACAAGATACAAACGAAATTGTAGCATTTTAAACAAGGCTAAAGAAGGACGTATACAGTCTGAAATAACAGATTTTGTATGTTCTACAAGGAAATAAAATGTACTCAGAAGAAATAGATACTTTGCTTAAACAAAATAACTTCTATATAACCCCTAATACATATATGGAAATTTGTCGCTATTCTTCTCAGATCAGTCGAATCAAATATACTCCATTAGATAATGGATATTTTGAGATTTGGACTAATGATGGATATTATTGGAAATTCTTCATGATGCATTAAATTTTAGTATAACATATCTATATTCATCCATGGTTTATTTTACCTGCCGTAATATTGTATAAAACAATTATATTAGTAAATCTTAAGGTGTATGGAAAATAAGTTATGGTATTATAGAAACGAAAGACATATGACATTAAAGGAATTATCACGCAAAACCGGCATAACGGTTACTGCTTTAAATAAAATCGAAAATGGTAATACTAATGATATAATGCTTAGTAATGCTGTAATACTTTCCAAAGTGCTTAAGGTTGATTTGTATGAATTGTTTTGTATAAAATAATATTATTGGCAGAGAGGGATGTATTATTATGGAGAATTTATTTTTCAAGGTTGTATGTGTTGACGAATCAGATCCTTTTGAGTATAGGGTTCTTGAAGAGGCAAACAGGGGTAGTCTTAAAGAAGTTCATGATTTTGTAAACGAACGATTGGAACAACATGAGGGTGCAAAATGGTTGTTAATACCTTACAGTTGTAAAACAAAATAATATAACAATTATTACAAGAGTCAGGTTATCCTGGCTCTTTTTGTATGGAGAGAAAAGGAGAAAATAAAATGAAAGTTTTAGAATTTTGTGAAAGATATAATAATACTACTGATCAGTTAAAGTGTAGTTTTATTAATGAAAATTTGAAAATTAAGCCTTATATTTCTATCATTAAAAAAGATGGGTATGCACAGGCTATTTTAAATAAATCGATGTATGATCAGGAAGAATATACAGATGAAAAAGGTAATAAGAGATTTCGTAAAACTGATAGAATCAAAGTAAATTCCGTCATTCAGTATGTTCAGTTTTGTCGTTTCATTATTGCTAATTATACAAATTTGGAAATTGAAGACGGAAGTTTTATTAAGGATTATGATGCTTTAAAATCTTCCGGTCTATTAGATATATTAATTATTGGAGATGAGAATACCCCTCCACTGATTCCAGCAAATGAGATTGCTGAGTTTAGATCTATTTTGGATATGAAGGCAAAGGACGTTTTAACAAATGAATATGAGCCTCATGCATTTATTTCTAATCAGGTTGAGCGATTTGCTATGCTGTCTAACGTAACTTTGAATCCTATTATTGAAGCAGTTGGTGAAAAGATTGGAAGTATACCAAAGGAAACCGTTGATAAGATTGTTGATTTTGCTAAGAAAGGTGAATTTAAAGAGGTGTAAGATATGGAGATTATGAATTTACCTAGATGTTGTGGAAAATCAACTAACATTATTATTGAAGCGGTCAATACTGGTTATCCTGTTATCGTTGGAACAAATATGCAGAAAAGACATCTTGAACGTCGTGCAGAGGAAATAACAAATAAATGCATTTCTATTTATACAGTGGAAGAATTTTTGCGAGGAAAAATAGATTTCAAACCTAAGAAAGTATTAATTGATGAACTGCCATTTGTTTTAAGTTATTTGTTAAATGCCGAATGTGAAATGGCTACTATGACCAGTAAATCTCTTGAAGAACACTATGGTCATAGAGAGGAGGTAAAATCAAATGAAAATTGAAAATGAATATTATGTGTTAATCAAACTTGGTACACGAGATAAAGGTACATATAGAGCAAAAGCTGGAATTGGAGATGTTGATACGGATACAATATTTCTTGGTAAAGACGGTGAATTTGTAGAGGATATCAAACAAGCTATTAAAGCAACGAGCAAAAAGACTGCAATGGTATTAATCCAAGATTATGAAGCAAGCCACGATTATGAAAGATCTGGATTCACTCCTATTCTTGTAACAGAGAAAATTACGTGGTGATGAATTTCAAATTTCGAAAGAAATTATAATTAGTGAAACAATATATAAATAGAGAAATAGCATCGTATTTCTACGATGCTACCCCTCTTCTGACATGTCCTCCTCGTGGTATCATGTTACACTCACTGGATCATGTTATGCAATTAGTCGGATTGCATTTCAAGATAAGAATGTAATGTAATGGACGACATATATAATTTGCTCTTCATTAATTATAACACTTGCGAAATATCTGTCAAGCAAATACTTTCTCTACTTGCGTTATTATATCTCAAGAACTTGTAAATATAGGGTTTGTATTATAGGTTTGTGTAGCAGAAGGTGACTAGTCTTCTACCGTTCTATCTAATTCATAAATACAAGTAGATACTCATATCTGTGGTGCTTATATTACGTAGTTATTTCTTTTTGTTGTCTCTGTAGACTGTATATACAAGTCCTGCGACTGCAACACAGGCAGAAACAATAGAGCAAATTAATTCCATTACTACAGGCTTCCTTATCTACCTATATTTACCACAGATATAGAGATTGTAACATAATTGCAGGAAATTATCAATCAGGCTTCATAGGTGTCACAGCTTATGGAGCTTTTATTATGGGGAGTTTGGTACTCTCCTATTTTAGTGTGGAAATAGTTAAATTGTAGTGGAAATCTTGGAGGTTGAAAATAGATGGCAATAAGAGCTACAGGATTAAAAATAAATGACAAAGAACTGCAAAAATTCGCAGATAGAATAACTGAAAAATATGTTGATAGATATATTTCTGCCGGTAATAAAGCTCAGAAAGAAATCAGACAACAATCTACTATTGAATGGTTTGTAAATGGACATGATACAATGCTTGATTCATTAGAATTCGAACATAAGTTGGTTCAAAAAAATGGATTTGCCACTATCTATTTCACTTCTTATGTAAACATGGTAAAATTCGATACTTTAGCCAGGATGAATGATCCATCTATTTATAGATGGAGGGCGAAATATGATGCTTCTATTGATCCTGCTGATTTTCTAATCAACTTGCAATGGAATCAAGGAATTCATGGATTACCTCAAATATGGCATCATCCAAACTATAGATTTGGTCAGTCATATTCTAGTGGTGCTAATACATGGACAAACCCGTATTTTAATCAGAGTGATTCCATGGAATCTTTTACTCGTAGGAATTTTGAATCCAAGTGGGAATCCACTGTTAATAAATATTTGAAAAAATAAGATGAGGAGGAATTTAAATGCCAAATAATGTTGCTGCTTCAATGACAGCAAGTATCGTAATAGATAAAAGTGATCTATTAGCACAGATATTAAAAGGGTTGTCTGAAGGTCAGAAAGAATTAGAGAATAATAAATTGGAGATGTATTTTGATTTCTCCGATTCTAAAAATAAAGCAGAGTTTGAAAAAACTTTACAGAAATATAAAAAACAGCTTGCTTCCAATGATTTTGTTGTGAAGATAACCAACGAAGGCATCGAAGAAACTGTCAAGAGTTTAGATAAGTTGCTTGATGTGATCAAATCTATTGCTTCTGGTAAAGGATTCGGAACTGGTAACGGAAATGGCAATGGTATCGGAAATTCTATTGTAGATGAAAATCAGTTAAAAACAGTGATTGATTTATTCACAAAGATGGAATCTAATCTAGCTTCTATCAAGAAGATTTTTGTTGATGTTGGTGATGGCGAAGAGTTCAGTCCTCTTTTCTCTATGATCAATAAGATTAATTCTTCTATTTCTGAATTAAGTTCTAGTGTAAAAGGTATTGGGCTTAATATGAATATTGATGTAGGCTCTGACACAGAGCTAGAAGCAAAGATACAGAGTAAAATGTCCAATGCTTTACAAGCATATCAGAGATTATTCGAGCATATCAAAATGTCTGGTGTTGGCGGTTCTATGGTAAACACGAATTTCTTCGAATTTGACATCAACCAATTTGATACTATGATGGCAAAAATACAGGCTTATCGCAAATTCATTGAGAATATGCGAAATCAAGTTAAGTCCGAATTTGGTGGAAAAGATCTTTTATACACAGAAACAGATAAGAAATATTGGACTTCTGCTGCATCGGCAATGGGACAACTTACTAAGGCTCAGAATGAAATGAATAAGTCTGCCGATGCGAATCCATTGGATGATTTGTTTGGCAAGACTGATCTCACGGGTATTATTGAGCAGTTAAATCTTATTGTATCTAAGCTTGACGAAATTTCTGTGGCAGCTACTAAGTTCTCAGAAACATTTAGCCAGGGATTAAATGTAACTACTTCTGTTGAAGAGGTGGCAAAACTTACAGAAAAAGTTAAAGAACTTGAAACTGAATTAGTAAAAGTAAAGTCTGTTTCTACCGGCTCTACTGAAACGAATATTTCATCTGGAATGAAAGACGCATTTCATGGAAACACTACTACGTCTTCTGCTGAATCAACTAATGCGATTCAAAAAGAGAATAATGCATTAGCTGAGACTGCTGAAAATGCTGAAAAAGCTGCAACTTCTAAGAAGAAATTTTCTCAGGCAAACGAAAAAGTAAAAGAAACGGCTGATGAGTCTGTTTCATCTATTAAAGACGAGGCAAACGCTTTTTCTCAAGCAGAATGGGATGAAAATGTAAAAGCAATTCAGGATTATATGAATGCTGTTTCAAAGCTTAATAATCTAAAGGCTTCTGATAAAGGGACTGGAAGAAAATCTAACCAAATTGAAACACAAATCAAAAAAGTAGAATCATTAAAGGATGCGGCATATGGAGCTAGGCAAAACTTATCTTCTATGATCAATCCGCATAGTGTAGATATTGATACATGGGAAAAATTTGTCCAAGTTATGAGGCAATTTAGTCAGGCTTCATCTGGATCTGCCGAGTCTGTTGCGAAATTAGAAGATTCCTTACAAAATGTAAAAACTTCTATAGTTAATTCCGTTCAATCTTCTATTGATGGATATAATAAGAAACTTGCAAACTTCTCTGCTACTCCTGCTGATTTTAATCAGAGTGAAAAATATAAGGCTAATTTAAAAGAGTTAAAAGAACAAATTTCTCAGTTTGAAGCCTTCCGAGATCAAATAGCTTCAAAAGATACAATCACTGAAGAAGATATCCAAAGTATAGCGAAATATAAATCAAATATTGAAGATGCTACTCGTGCTATTACTTCTATGACAGCGGCTGAAAAAGGATCTACTTCTTTATCAAGAGACAAGCTGTATAACAAAATTGGCGATTATATGAAGAAAAACTCTGGATTATCCAAACAGTTCAGAGTAGAACTTCAGAAACTACAAAAACAGTTAACAATGCGTGGTGCAAATGCCAATGTATCTGATTTGACTGATGAGTTTTTGAAACTTCAGATTCGCATTCGTGAAGCTGGTGAAGAAGGTAAGAAATTCTGGGATGTTGTTAAGGAAAAAGCTTGGTATGGTGCTGCAAGCCAGATTGGAATGGCTTTTGGTATTAATGATATTATAAGATATGGACAAAACGCAGTATCTGTTATTACCGAACTTGACACTGCTTTAGTTGACTTAAAAAAGACTACTTCTATGTCATCTTCTGAGCTTGAGAATTTCTATTACGACTCTAACGAAGTTGCAAAACAGATGGGTGTAAGTACCGAGGAAATTATAAATCAGGCTAGTGCTTGGTCACGTCTTGGTTTTTCTACTAAAGATGCAAGTACAGAAATGGCAAAATTAAGTGCTCAATTTGCCGCTATATCTCCTGGAATGGATCTTGATACTGCTACAGATGGTCTTGTTTCTACGATGAAAGCGTTTAATATTGACGTAGAAGATGCACAACGAGAAATATCAGATAATATAAATCGTATCGGTAACACGGCTGCAACTTCTAATGATGAAATTGTTGATATGTTAACCAGATCTTCCGCTGCAATGTCCGCTGCAAACAATACATTGGAAGAAACAATAGCCCTTGAAACGGCTGCCGTAGAAATCACAAGGAACGCAGAAACCACTGGAACAGCCTTCAAAACGCTGGCAATGAGAATAAGAGGTTATGACGAAGAAACCGAGCAATTATCTGAAGATTTGGAAAACATTTCTGGTGATATAGCAGATTTGACAAAAACGGCTAAAACACCTGGCGGAATAAGTTTATTTTCTGATAAAGAAAAACAAACTTACAAATCTACATATCAAATATTAAAAGAAATTAGTGAAATCTGGGATGATTTAACTGATAAAGATCAGGCACAACTTCTTGAAAAATTAGCTGGTAAGCGAGGGGGTCAGGTCGTAGCAGGATTACTTTCCAATTTTTCTGCCGCTGAAAAGGCTATGAAAGAAATGGATCAAGCTGCCGGTTCAAGTGATGCAGAAATGTCAATTATACAAGAATCTCTTGAATATAAGATCAATGCCTTAAAAGAGACATGGGTTGGAACTGTTCAGGATATCTTGGATCGTGGAGATATAGGTACTATCGTTGATGGACTGACTAAAATCTCCGAAGCAATTGGTTTTGTAACAAGTAACTTAGGAATTCTTAAAACAGCAGCATTAGGCGTTGCTGGTTATCTCTCCTTCAAAAATGTTGGTATACTCGAATTATATTAGTTGAGTATCAAAACTGTCTGTTAAAATGTTTTGAATGTGCCAACAGTGTATATAATTTACTTCGGATACGAAGGTTTAGAATACACTAAGTCGTGAGATACACGATGATAAACACCATATAACGTCTGAATAGACTTACATGTCATAAACATGTAACTGGGAAGCACGTAAAACTCATACTACTCCGCTATTTTGGCAACAGAATAGACATAGTAACAATGTATGAACTCGTGTGGTCAGGTCGGAAGTTTCCTTATGGGAAGAACCGCCACAGTAATGCTATGGGTGGGATTCTACAGATGAAACGCTGTCGATGACAATAGCCATTCGGTACTATTACGGAACGTAGCCGTAAAATTATGAGTTAGGAACTTATCTCCTACTTCTACGTTTGTTTGGCCTTTGTGCATTAAGGTTTGATAGGAAATGCATAAAATAAAAAGGAACTATTATTACAATTGCCGTGGCAATTATTTTTTGTTGCAATAATATTTTCTGTCGAATAAAAAAGATGAAAATGTACGAAAAATGAACATCAAATCACTTTACAATTTTTTCAAAATATGTTACTTTCAAAATATCAAAATTTTCAATTTTTGAAGGAGGTAAACATAATGGAAGATATTAAGCAAAGTCCTAAAAGTCTTAGTTCTTTGGTTACAGAAATGAATAAAGGAAAGAAGTACAATTTCGACTTACCTATTCAGAGAAGAGCTGGTATTTGGTCTCCTAAAGAGAAAAGTTTATTTATTGATACATTATTAAGAGATTATCCTGTATATCCTGCATTGGTAAATAGACATTCTGATACCGGCAAATTAGATGTTGTTGATTTCAAACAGAGATTCACTACTATCAAGGCTTTTGCAAATGATGAATTCAGATTATCTAAAGACTTAGATCCTATTGTGATTGATGGCACTGAATATGAAATTGCAGGTAAGAAATTCAGTAAATTAGATGAGGTCGTTCAGGATAAATTCAATTCCCGTGACATCTCTATTATCACAATGACTGATGCCACTGAGGAAGAAATTGCAGAAATCTTCGATAGAATCAATTTAGGTCATACTTTAACCAATTCACAGCGTAGAACCAAGATGCAGAGCACTGATCTTCGTGATGTTATTTATAACCTGGCATCTCATCCGTTCTTTGAAAAAGTTCTGACCAAGGCTCAGTATAAGAAGAATGTAGATAGAGATACTGTTATCCAGGTGTTAATGCTTACGGAAAAATCTGACCAGTATGATTTTGGTTCTTTCAGAAATGCAGATATGAATAAGTTTATTGAATATTACAATGAAAAAATATACACTCCTGAAGGCAAGGAAAACTCAGACAAAAAAATTGAGAATGTTAAGAAAGCACTTGATCGTCTGAATGAAGAATTTGATGATGATGTAAAAATCAAGCAGCTTACTCTTCCATTTGTAATCTACGGTATGTACCGTATGTACAAGGACGCTAAGTCAACTGCGAAGTATGTTGAATGGTTGAAGAATTTCTTAGAGACATATGATTCTAATACAGAGTATTTGCAATACTGCTCTAGCGGTACTAGCAATGGAGACATGGTGAATGGTCGCCTCCAGATCTTCAGAAACGCTATAAGAGGAATGTAATAATTTTCAATTAATAAGGAGTCTATCTTAAATTTGATAGGCTCTTTTATTATATAATAAAAGGAATAAAAGGAATGAAACAATCAAAATTATTTCCTTGCTACTCTATTCCGCTTCGAGATTTTTTAACATCTCATGGAGTCAGATATGAGCTGGTAGGGTTGCACCCAGAAACACATAAAATGTTTTGGGTTTATATAAAAGACGAAAAACTAAATACTTTAACGTCAGAGTGGTCAAAAAACTGATCGCTCTTTTTTATTGCAAATTTTTAATTGAAAGTGAGGAATTTATGATTAATATATTTTTAGATTGTCTGCCTAGATATAGAAAAGGTACTTATAAAGGAAAAATCAATTGGGCTGATTCCATAGGAACAAATGTTAAATTTGAATATATTGACGATGAAAAAGAAGATATTGCATTTTGTGGTAATCTAATCATTAAAGGATATAATTGCAATACTCGAAAACTTACAATTGATTATAACGGAATTATATCTGAAATAAGGACATGTAGATTACAAGATGGGAATATAAAAAAGCTAATTGGAGTAAATTTAAATACGACAACAGGACGCTTTGCTGATTTTAAGATAAAAATCGGTGATCATATAATTGATGAAAATCGAAATTTTACAATATTAAACAGAAAACGAGTAAATACTCAAAAGTATCAATATAGAAAAATGTATAACTACCAATGTAATATTTGTGGTTACGATTCTGGATGGATGGATGAATGCGATTTGTTACATCATAAATCCGGATGTCCATGTTGCTCTAATTATGTTGTGGTTAAAGGTAAAAATGACATACCTACTACAGATCCATGGATGATACCATATTTTCAGGGTGGATATAAAGAGGCTGTTAATTATACAAGTGGCTCCAATAAAAAAATATATCCAATATGTCCTATTTGTGGCAAAATAAGAAACATCAAAATATCAATACGTCAGATTAAGGAAAGACATTCAATTGGATGTACATGTAGAGATGGAATAAGTTATCCAGAAAAATTCTTTATAAGTTTTTTAGAACAGATGCATATTAAATTCATATATCAATTAAGCAAATCTAACTTTGAATGGATTGAGAAATATTGTTACGACTTCTATTTACCAGATTATAATTGTATTGTAGAAACACATGGTGAACAGCATTATAAAGACACAACATGGTCTTCGTCAACAGCGACGAATGGAAACGATATACGTAAAATGAATTTAGCTATGAATAATGGAATAAAACATTATATACAACTTGATTGTAGAAAAAGTACAATGAAGTTTATATCAGATTCTATTTTGAATAGCGAATTGAAAAATTTGTTAAAAATAGAAGAAAATAAAATTAATTGGGAAAAATGTTCTGAATTTGCTTGTGGTAATATAACAAAAGATATTTGCGATTTTTATGTAAATAATAATCATAACATTAGTATTGTTTCAGAACATTTTCAGTTATCAAAATCTTGTATAGGCAGATATTTAAGATTAGGAAATGAATTGGGCTGGTGTATGTTTCCATATCACACATATAGACGTGTTTTAGTATTTAGTAAAAATGAATATTTGGGTATTTTTCCGTCAGCAAAATATATAGAAAGTATATCTATGAATAATTTTAATACTTATTTAGGGCAAACACAGATTATTAGAAACTGTAACAAAAACAAATATTCTAATGTAAAAACATATAAAGATTTTTATTTTATTTTTGAACCAGATTACTTGAAAAATTATAAAACCGTTTCTTAACCAGGAAAACGTTCGTGGAAGATTTGACTACTGGCGTGAAACTGTAAAGAGAATTGGTTAGTTCTATCAACTAATTTAATCTAATAAACTTCACACAAAGAAATAGGAGAAAGGTTTTAAAGCCTCTCTCCTATTTTAGTGCAGAAAAATGCCCCTTTCACTTTTCCACTGTTATTATATATTGCTTTGAAGCTGTGAAGCAATGAAATATCATCGACAAATAGTGACAAAATGTGTGTTTCATTAGATTCCATTAAATTCTATGAACAAATGTTCTCATGGAATATTTTACCAATATATTGTATAATATCAATAAGTAACAAGTATTTATACACACAATAAAAAGGAACCCAAATGGAACAGAACGATATTATTAGCAAACAGCTGCTACATAGGATTAATAAAATAGAAAAACTTGAATCAAGATTAAGAAAAGAAAAAGAATTGGCTCGTGATGAAATTAAGAAACAAATTTCTAAAAAAACTTTTTCTGAGATGACAAGTCAGATATCAGAAAGTGGATATGCAGAAGAACAGGTTGTTGTACAAGGAATAGAGAAAAAAGAATTAGACAAACAAAAGATTGAATATGATGACTATGTTACTGTTTTAAAAATGTATAATACAATTTCAATAAACAAGTCGAATCGTCAATAATCTATTTTTTATAAGGTATAAAAATGTATAAAAATATAATATATTATAATAGCGAAAAGTCAGTAAAAAAATACGAAAAAAAATTGTTGGATAGTAATTTATTGAAAAATAATTATAATTCTAAACAAGGGAAAAAAGAAATCATATATAAAAATAACGAAGTGATTATAAGTATAAGCAAAAATGTTATCAGTTTTTTAATTTTCGATGAATCCAATTATAAACTCATTCAAAAAATAGAAGCATTGGAAAAATAATGTGAGGTATAACCTATATGATAAAAATGCAAATGATAAAAAAACAGTTAGAAACTTTTTTCAAAGATAATGGATATAAATACTTTTGTATTAATAAAAAAGTGAAAATTAAATCTGCACAAATGTATTTATTAAGACTTAACATTATTTCAGACGAAACGAAAGAAATAGAAAATGAAATAAATGTGATAATTACTGTTTTTTCATCAGCTCCATTTATTTTTATTGAAACATTTAATATATATGAAGTGTCTTCTGATGAAAGTATACTCAATATATATAAATTAATCAATGATTTAAATTCTTATGCATTCCCTGGTAAATTTTTACTTGACAAGGATAACGTAATATCATATAGATGTGTAATAGATTATTCAAAATTAAATACTATTCAAAATAATGTTTTAGAAGATTTAATTGATTCTGTCCCACTTGCATGTTCTATATTTTTGGAAGAAATCGAAAAAGAGAAAAATACTAATGAATGACAAAAGAAATTATGATTGGATAATATTATTTTTATTTGGAATTTCTGCATTTATAAGATATTTTATGTGGAAAAATAACTTTCTATATACGGATTATTTTATTGGTTTGGTAAATTTAATCTGCTTAGATTATGTTGCTACGACAATTATATATAATATAAATAGTAATATTAATTCAAAAATAAAGGAATTAGACATAATAGAGCTTGATATAACAAACAAAATAAGAAAACATAAAAATTCTCTACATATATGTATTTTTATTTTAATAATATATAATATTATTCATTTTATCTTTTTGTCTAATTCGGTTAGTAATGATATATTGTCTATGCTTGTACTCGGAGTATCTTTAACAGATAATTCAATAACATTATATTTATCAGAAAAAATAAAAATATGATATTAAAGGAGCAGGACTAATCTCCTGCTCTTTTACTTTATCCAATAATAAAAGACTCATCTTCCGACAAGTCTTTTACTCCCCTACTATTAAAAGTCACTACCACACTTATTACAATGCCACTGTTTTCCAACTTTCTTACTTGCTAATCCAAACATGCCGGTTGAGATTATTCTACTTTGTAGTAATTAATTTGATTTGGTGTATTGCTTAGAAAATATTTAATGGAATATCATATTATTAACATTGTTTATTCCTTGAATAAAATTATTTAATGCATTGGGATCAGTCATCATAGCGTTTGCAAGAGCACCTGCTGCATTAGCTAATGCAATTATAGATACTCCTCCAATACGTTTTGATTTTTGCTTAACTGCATTCCAAACAGTATCATTTCTAATATTATCCAGTAAAGTGTGTCCACTCCATGTAAGTCCTATTATCCTGGCTATTTGAAGATTACCTTTTACAAAATATGCTCTTTCTGCACAAGCAATAAAACCTTCTTGTAATAATAATTCTAATGCATATGCAAGTTCTTGCTTGTTATGGTTTTTAAAATAATCATCACAAAGCAATTGCCCATCAGTAATTTCTTGATGTTTATTTGGTGCCACAGATTGTGAATCCTCGTAATATAAATTTTCTTCAATGTAAAGCAATATATCACGTACATAATCATGATTTAATTTCATAGTGAATCTCTCCTCATAGAAAGTAGGTGTTTAAATGTTTGAAAATATTATAGAAACTTGTAATAAGTTTAATACTGCCGTTGAGCATAAAAGCAATTTAACTGATGAAGAAACAATGGTTTTGCAATATTTTGATATTGACTTAGCTAAAAGTATTATTCATGATCTGGATTCTCATAACGCTAAATGTATTGCAAATATTATTTTGGCACATATTAATGAATGATTACCACTTGCACCCACAATTTTTACAGTGCATAGTTTTACCTATATTACTACTTGCAAGGCCAAATAAACCAGTAGTTACAAAACGTTTTATGCCAGATATTCTTTCTATGTTGGTGCTGCCACAGGTGGGACATTTAGGCATGTTTTCGCCATTGTTCTTAAAAGCTGTCTCAGGATCAGCTCCTTGTCAATGATCATATCAGTTTTAACTCCCCCAAAAAAAGAAAGGATTTATATGAATAATATTACACAATCTCTCGATGCAGATTGGGAACAAAAAATACTAAGCACTAATTTAAATGATGATTTTAAGAAAACTTATATATCTGCCATCAGAAAAGAAAATAGTATTCAGAAAAAATTATATTTATATACTATGTTCTTCCAATGGAATGAAATAACAAATACATTTTAGGAATATACGGAGATAAAATTATGAAAAATATTATTAAAGAAAAAATAAACGAGATTATTTCAAACATTGTCGATCAGAAGTTAAAAGAAAATAACTCTTTATCTGACGCTATTCAAAATAATCTCGAAAAATGTTTAATGAAGAGAATTAATCATTGAGTATTTTATTTTAAAAAAAATAAGAAAAGTTAGCTATTAATATTATTATTTTTTCAGAAAGGAGAATTTATATATTATGATTAGAGAATTATTTCATGCAAATTCTGAATATAAAAATGAAACTATGGGAGAAACAAAAACAGAGATTATAAATCTCTTATCTTCTAAAGAATTCACAATCTCTGAAACCGAATCAATTTTTGAATATATTCTGTTTGAATTAACGCATAAAATGAAAATTGATAATAAAAACCTACAGTAATTCTTTTAGTTTTTCATTATTTAAAATTGCGTTATAATATTCTTCAAAAACATTTGCAATATCATCAATTATATCTTGTGTGTTACCACATTTATCAAGTTTCTTGCTTTCTCTGATTCTTTCCATCGTAAGTTCTTTTGCAAAACTTTTTGCCTTATCATTATATTCCATAAGTATTCTCCTTTATTGGTTATATAGTCATCATACTACATAATAGCATATATTTCCATTCGGAACGTATGTTTTATTCGATCCTCAAAAAGTCGCTTTACAACTATTACACTTGAAATTTTTATTAATCTTCTTTGAAAAAATACCCAACATAGCAATAGATGCTACTCTTTCTGTGTTAGATATTCTGGTAACGTTTGTTGAGTGGCAATAAGGACATTCTACTTTGGGAATATAAGCCGGACTACTAGGATCATTTGTAGGATCATATTTAGGTTGATTTTTCATAGCTTCTGCTCTATCAGTATATCATTATTATAATAATCTATTGATTTACTTAAATTTAGTGTTATAATAAATATTAAAAAGATAAGTTAGGAATAGTTATGACATTAGAAGAGCAAAAGATAATAATACCAAGGCCAGTAATTCCAATAATATTAAAAGGTAAAATTAAAATTTTTGCCAATTGTTATGTGAAGTCAAATGAGATTGCCTTATTTAATCAAGCTTTACAGTGTGTAGCAAAACATTTGCAGCATGATAATATTGACTTATCTGATTATTTTGTATTGAATGTGCTTTTTACAGAGGACGGATCAATATCATTTCATGAAGATGATGATAGAAATAATGGCTCACAAATATATATGGCAATATACAGAATGAAGAAGCTAAGAAAAATAAATGCGAACGTCTTTATGTTATTTGTGTTCATAGAAGAACTTGCTCATTATTATTGGCGTATGTATGATGAGACAGAAATAAAATATAAAGTTGTAGAAATAATAAATTATATTGTACCTAGTCTAAAAATTGATGATGTGAAAGGATGGGGATTAAATGGACTATAATATTCGTGGCTGTGTAACAATATTAAATAATGATTCACTCAAGATTGATGATTCGAGCTTCCCTATTACTCCTCTTCCAGTTATCGGAGATGAGTATTCAGATACAGATCTTGGTATACTTGTTTGTTCTTCTGAAAATCAAATATTCTAGGCATAATAAAAAGACCGGTATAATACCAGTCTTTTTTGTTTGGTTAATTTGATTTGGTATATTTTATTTCTTTTGATACTGGATGCAATATGGAACATTTTTTATGTTAATGAATATAGCACTTATATCATTATTGTCGTTTGTTAAAGTAATGATATCATTATTAATTTCATAGTATCCAATCTCATGACATTGAATAGTTTCATTTTGTGTAATAGTATATTCGTAACTTTTATCATTTTTTAAAATATATTCCATTTTTATATTTTGATCTATTTTAAGATATATATTTGTATCAGAATAAGTAGGATAAATATCTCCATTCCATCTATTACAAATAAAGTCTTTATACATAAGTCCTATGGTATTTTCTTTTAGTGTATTATCTCCTTCATATTTTGTTTGATTAATTGCTACAAGATAACCCTTTTCAATTTTATATTTATAGCTATCACTTATTTTTTCTATTCCATTGGTATATTCCGTCCATAAACTATTGGTTAAATTACCATCTTTTGATAAAATAATATAGTTAGAATTATTATATACATCATAATACGTTGCGTCAATGTAATTTGTTTCGCCGCATCCTGTCAATGCCAATAAACATAACGTGATTATTAAAAATATCTTAATGTTTCTTTTCATTTCTAATACCTCCATTTAAAATAATTTTACATTATAAATATATAAATGTAAATGTGTTAATTCAAACATAACACAAACATATAAAAATATAGTATGATATTCAAAACAATAGACAATGAGTTAAAGGTATTTGGAAAAACAATACTCACAACTACAGAGCATTTAAAAAATTTAGAAACAGTCAGTGCAACCGTATATAATAAAAATGGAAAATTTACTCTTGAAGGATTGGCTGTTAATACATCTCAATCTGTTAGTAATTTTACTAAATTAAGTAATGCTTTTAAGGTATATAATAACAATCTAAATAAATCCACTCAATTACAGAATGCGTATATTAAAGCCGTAGGCAATCAGAATAATTCATTAGGTAATTATTTAGCAGGACTTAACGGGGCTAAAGCATCAATGGGTGGTTATATCAAATCCCTAATTTCTGCTAAAGCGGCCACAATAGGACTAGAGATAGCATCAACAGCATTAAATATGGCTTTATCTCTTGGTGTTTCACTTGCTATCACTGCAATCATTTCCCAGATTTCAAAATTAATTACAGCCCAGGAAGACGCAAGAAAGAAATCATTAGAGTTAACAAATTCATATAAAGAGCAAAAAGACACATTAGATTCTCAGATAGAAAAATATAAAGAATTAAAAGAATCACTTGATAATGGAAATCTATCTACTAATGAAGTTCGTTCTGTTAAAGAACAATTATTAGAAATTCAAAAATCACTAATAGAATCTTATGGAACAGAAGCTTCTAATCTTGATTTGGTTAATGGTAAATATAGAGAGCAATTAGGACTTCTCGGAGATTTATCTAAAGAAAAAGCTAATGATTATATAACTGAGAATAGAGATACTTTTTCTGATGCAAAAAAAGAACTGGAAAAAATAAGGACTTATAATATAGGCAATATTACAAGTTGGTCAACAGTTGCTCCACAAACTGAAGATCAAAAAAGATTGCTTGATTATATTAGTTCTTATAGTGATTTATTGCAATTATCATACGGTGGTGCTTCTCATGGAAATTATTCGGCTACTACTGTCGATTTGTCTGTAAAGGCAAACGTAGAAAACGCAGATGAATTAATGCATCAACTTGCTACAGACTTAGAAAATTATGGAAAAGAAAATAATATTGATGTTTCTGGTTTGTTAGAAGGAATCTCAGGACAGTTAAAGAAAACGTGGACTGATGAGTTAAGCGAATACAAAACAATTTATGATGAATTCATGAAAGCAGAAATTGTCAGAAGCGACACTTTGCGTCCGTTATATCAGCAATCTATTCAAGCCGTCGAAGATTATAATAATGCTTTATCGTCTGGTAATGGAGTTGATGAAGCCAAGGCAAAATTAGATTTCGTTAAACAATCAGTAAGCGAAAACACAAAAGAACTCGAAGGATCCGAAACTGTATTTGATGATATATTTGATTCTATAAATCAAGATGCAGAAGCTGCATACAATTTAGATCAAGCATTTTCAAATAATAAGGCGGTTAAGGATTATGCCGAACAATTAGAAGGACTATCAGACACTGATTTAAAAGCTATTAATTTTGATAATGATAATGTAGAAAAGGGCGAAGAAGCGTTTAAAAATCTGATGAACATTCTTGGTCTTACAAAAGATCAAGCTCAGAATCTTATTGATAAGCTTATTGAATTAGGTTATGTTCAAGGAGAACTCAAAGAGAAAACTTCTGACGAAACACCGATTTCTTTTGTCAAGTCGATGACGGAAGTAGAGAAATCAAAAACTGGTTTTGACTTAATTGATAAGATTTATGCTGATGTTAAGAACAAGGAAGAATTCGACTGGACTTCAATCCTTAATAACACAAGCTTCACAGAAACATTCGGAAATATGGAGAATGTGACTGAGGAGTATAAATCTGTATATGATGAGTTTATTGAAACGGTTTCTAATAGTCCATCTGATATAGACAAATGTCAGAAGGCATTCAATAGGCTTACTACTGCTTATCTCCAAAATGAAGGCACTCTTTCTGCTATTACTGATCAGTCCAAGGAAGCTGCGATTTTATACCTGCAAGAGCAAGGTGTCGTAAATGCTACTGAGGTTGTATACGCTTCTCTATTAAAGACCAAACTAGAGTCAGAGGAAGCTAGTATTGCAGTAGCAAATGGAACGGCTTCTGAAATAAATTCTTTGTTGACCGAAGGAGCCGTTACTGAAGAAACGGCACAAAAGCTTGCTGCTTACGCATTACATAAAAGCTTGGTTAATACAGAAACCATAGATACAGCCGCTGATTGCGAAAATGTTATGCGTCTTGCTAAAGTAGCTGGTGCAAGCGTAGAGGCATTATCGCAATTAGATGCGTTAAAACAGCGTCTCGCAGACAATCCAATAATGTCTGAAGAGATGAGAAAGACAATTACTAATAAAATTAAAAGTATTGTTAGTGATGTTGAATCTTCTGCCGTTGTTTCAATTGATGTTCCTGAAGTTGATTATAAAGGAGGTTCTACCACTCAAAAAGCTGCCGATTCAGCCAAGAAAACAGCTGATGATCTCTATAACGATCTAAAAGAACAAATCGATGCTTATATGGATTACATGGAGAAATCCTTAGATGCCGGTAAGATTGATTACAATACGTACTGCTCTTCTGTTAAGAATTATCTCGATGATCTTTATAATTCTGGAAAGCTGAAAGCGAAAGATTATTTTGATTATACTGAGAAAATGCTTAACAAGCAGAAAGATATCTATGATAAGGTAATTTCTGCTGTAGTTGATCGTTTGGAAGAAGAAGTGGATAAATGGCAGGAAAAGATTGATGAGTTAGAATCTGTTAATGATAAACTCAATGACAATCTTTCCAATATGGATTCAGCTCTCGATGCGATTGATAGAGTTTACGACAAAGAGATTGATCGTATCCAGGCTATTATTGATGGCTTAAAAGATGCTAATGATGAACGTGATCGTACTCTTGCTCTTGAAAAAGCTAAGTATGAATTAGAAAAAGCATACTCACAAAAAATAAAGAAACTTTACGTTGAGGGGAAGGGATATATATATACTCCTGACTACGATGCCATTAAAGACGCTCAAAGTTCATACGATGATGCTGAATTAGATTTGAAAACATCGGAGCTTCAGAAACAGATCGATACTCTAACGAACTTCAAATCCAAGTGGGATGATGTTAAAAATGCTTATCAGTATAATATTGATGAGATGAATGCTGCCGCTCTACTTGGTTCCGAATATCAGAAATTGATTCTCAATAACAATATCTTAGATGTTGAAAATTTTAAGAACCAGTATGTGGGTATTCAACAGCAGATCAACAGTAATGAAGAGCTGATTAAAAGCTACGAAGAGAAGAAAAATTATTATGACAAGCTGAAATCTGAATGGAGCGCATTATCTGATGAATATAAAAATAAACAGAATGAAATGCTTGCTAGTCAGGTACTTGGCGCAAATTGGGAGAATGATGTTCTTAATGGCAGATTGTCTACACTGGACGGCTTTAGAACGCAGTATATCTCTGTTCAACAGGCTATTGCGGATGCACAATGGCAGTCTGCTAATGAACAGATTAAAGCATTACAGGCTTTAGCCGATGCGGCATGGGCATCAGCAAATGAGCAAATCAATGCTGCTAAAGAAGCACAGAAAGCAGCTTCTGGAAGTACTGGTTCTGCCGGTTCCGTAGGATCTGCTTATAATGTGTCGGGAATGATTAGTGCCGGTGCACCTACCAGTGTCATCAACAAGATTACTGGTAACAAGAGTAACACAAGTGCAGCTGCCACTGCTGATCAGCGGAAGAATAATTCTAATATTATCATGTCCAATGAACAGAAAAAGACCATTGCTGCTTCAAAGAAACGTGCCAACAATATTAGAAAGTATGCAAAAGGTGGAGTTGTCAAGATCAATCCTGACGATTTATTAACTGGTCTTGCTAAACAGCATGGCGAAGATGGATTTGCAATGGTGCAGGATGGTGAACGTATTCTGACACAACAGCAGACGGCATCTTTTGATCGCTTCGTTGATCTGATTACTGGTATGAACGTTACACCACAGATGCTTATGCCTGATTTCACAAGATTCGCAACTGGCAATTCAACTGATAATTCTTCTGTCATTGTTAATATTGGCGACATAAATCTTCAGGGTGTTCAAAATGCAGAACAACTTGGAGACGCTATTATTAAACGTCTTCCTGGATATATTACTCAGAGGTTTAACAATAAACAAAGATAATTTTATGGAGGGTAGTTTCATACTACTCTCCTTTTCTATGGTGATTTTATGGAAAATACTGAACGTGCGTTAGATACATTAACACAATGTATTTATAAAGCGATTGATAAAAAAATAGAAAAATTATTTTGTGATTATGAGGCGATTGTTCTTTCTAGTGAAGGTGATTATTGTACTGTTCTGATTAATAATGCCAAATATAAAGTTAAGAATGGCACTGCTATTACTTTTCAAAGGAATGACAAATGCTTGGTTCATTATATTAATGGCAACCAACAGAAAAAGCTTATTATCGCAAAATTATAGAAAGGAGATTTATGGCTATACCTCAAAAACAAATTGACTCTTACGATGTGGCTGAGATTTCCGATGATACAGTTTTTATTGCCGTTGATAACGGTAAAACAATAAATACAAAGGGTGAGGATATATCAAACTATGTCATACGAAGTTTACGTTATGCTACTAGGGCTGATATAGATAAACTCTTTAAACAATAAGGAGGAAAATCATGCCTAATATTAGTGAATCCATTCTAACATTAAGTGGAATGGAGTATTATGAAGGGAAAAATAAGGATAGACTGGATTCTGGACTGGCAAAGAAAGCTGAAAAAGCGCATACACATAATAGTGAAGATATTATATCGTTAGATGCTTCAAAATTAACTGGTATGATTGATTTGGCTAGGCTTCCGCAGGGAGCATTGGAGAGATTATATCCCGTTGATAATGATGAAGCAAGATTTGCACTTACAATCAAAGAAGTTCAAAACGGAGATACTGTAAAAGTAAATGATACGAAAATGCTTTATGTTGTCGTTGATGACACAAAATTATCGTCTGAAGAAGGTTATACGGAATACACGGCTGGACTAGCATCGTCTGTACCATGGACAGGTGTAATGGATAAACCAGATACATATACGCCATCTAAACACTCTCATACTGTATCAGAAATTACAGATTTTCCTGAGAGTATGCCAGCATCTGACGTGAGTGATTGGGCTAAAGCTGCAACAAAACCTGATTACACTAAAGATGAAGTCGGATTGCCAAATGTAGATAATACTGCTGACAAAGATAAAAGTGTTAAACATGCAACAAGTGCTGACAGTGCGGCAAATGCATCTAAGGTTAATAATCATACCGTAGAATCTGATGTTCCTGCAAATGCCGTATTTACAGATACAGATACATGGATACCTTTTGTTGGAGCTACTGCGGATAATCCAGGTACAGCAGGTTATATTCCTGCACCATCTGCCGGTGATCAAGAAAAGTTTTTCTGTGGAGATGGTACATATAAAGAAATTAAGGCAACTAACGCTCATGGATTTGTAAATCAGGATGAAGAACCTGTCAATCAATCCACTGGCGATGAATGGTTAAAAGATTATGAATAGGAGGTGATTCATTATGGCTATTTTGCCAACTCCAATATTATCTTCTGTTCAAGCATTTGATCCAACAAACATAGAAGTATTTCAATTTTATTATTCAGGTAATCAGCTTGAGAAAAAAAGAGTTGTCATAACAGATAATACAACGTTTGAAACTGTATTAGATGACACGCAATTGGGTATGAAATTATCATATGAGCTTGCTGCCAATACATTAAAACCTGGACAATATTCTATTCAAATTCAAGTATTCGATTTTGATGGTAATTCCAGTGAGTTATCCCAGCCAGTACTCTTCTATTGTTTCTCTACTCCACACCTCACATTTGTTGATTTCAAAAAGAGAGTCAATAAATCAAGTATAGATGTCAAAATTTCTTATTCCCAAGCAGAAAATGATGGCTTAAAAGAATATATTTTGTATTTATATGATACTGAGAAAAATTTAGTTGGTCAATCTAGTGTATTCTATAATCTTGATAATCCTACTTATACATTTTATGGAATTAAGAATATTACTTCGTATTATGTGAGATGTGTTGGTAAGACTGTGCATGATATGGATGCGGATACTGGGTATTGGGAATTTACGGCAGATTATATCGTACAACCTAATAACATGTTCATCCAAGTAGTAAATAATCGTTGCGAAGGATATATTACGGTTGATTGTAATATCGTAGATATTGGATTTAACGTTGAAGGAAACGATCCAATATTCAAAGATGGAGAGGTTATTCTTGATAATTCCAAGGTAACGTATATCTCAGGATATGACTTTTCTGATACATTTAGTATGTTTATTAAAGCAAGAAATGTTCCTCTGAATAAATCATTTTTTGGATATACGACATCCGACGGCGAAGTATCTTTGTCAATACAAAAAATAGCTACTGCATATTATTGTGTGTTAGAAGCAACATCTGTGTTAAATAATTATGTTAGATATGTAGAATTGCCAGATGCTATTCTGTTAGATAAGGAAAATAATCAAGTTACTGATACAGATTCAAATGTGACTATGGTATCATTAAATAACGATGGTGCTTTTCCAGTAATATTTGAAGTAAAACGTAAAAATAATTTGTATAACCTGAAAGTCTATTATGAAGAGGACGGTTATGTTAAAGCATAAGGAGGTGGACTGACATGCTTTTTCTTGGAACTACTTTTTTGGGAGCTAGGTATGTTATGGATCCATCTCCCACTAAAGCAAAAGATATAAAAAATATTTATATAAATAATGGTACATTTGATCAGTTATTTGTTTCAAAAAATCCTGATTTAAAAGCAGAGAATAGATTTGATGACTGGGATTACGATACTATTCTTAATGCCGATTTTGATGATGGCACACTTGAAGCCGGTAACTCTGGATTCTCATTAAGGAATACAGATTATGTAGTTATTAAATGTAGGCAAGTTGGCGATCTTGAATGGAGAACTATATATACTAAGAAGATCAACGTGGAAGAAGATTTTAAAATTAATATAAAGGATTATTTTGAACCATCTAATACACAACTTGAATATATGGTTGTATCTGTATGTAATGGCATTGAAAATACTTATGTTACAAGAGAGCTTAAATCTGAATTTGACGGATTATTTATCTGCGATAAAAATGAAATCTTTGGCACGTTATATAACCTTGATACAATGGACACTATAAGAAATACACAATCATCAGCTATTGATCTCTTGAATAGCCAATATCCTACTATAATCAGTAATGGACAATCTAATTATGATTCCGGTACTGCTTCAGGTACATTTATCAAATTCGACCAAGATAATCACACAATTGACATACCGAGTGGATTAAAATATCATTCTGAACTTAAAAATTGGCTTGCCAACAAAAAGCCAAAGATACTCAAATTCCACGATGGTCGCATATGGTTAATAAGCGTTACAGGAGGAATCACGGATTCAGGAGATTCAATAAATTCTTTAAGAAAGATTAGCTTTGATTGGGTAGAGATTGGAAAGCCTGATTCAGAAACGTTATATAATTGTGATTTGTCTGATGTTGGAAGGGAATGGTGGCATTAATGAATTATGTTATTACAGAGCTTGATAAGCAAACCATTCTACAACCTACACTAAAATATACATATAGGATTACAATAACTGATGATAATGGAAATATATTGCAAGTAATGAATGACGTTACCCCATCCAACTATGACATATCTTCTGATAATCAAATTAGACGGAACATACAGAGTACTATTCAAAACATTAAAAATGTTGAAGAATGGATGAATTTATACATGCGTCTAAATTTCGTATTTGATATTGGTGTGTTTAATTATTTTAAAGGTAATTATATTTGGTATCCTTGTGGCACGTATGTACTTACAGATAGTAGCACAACATATGATGTAACAAATAATTTATTGTCTACAACATTAATGGATTGGTTTGCTAAGATGGATGGGACACGCAACGGACAAGTTGGTGGTGCTCCTACCATTGTAATTCAGAAAAATGATGCTGATGGCAAAGCTACTACTATTCAAAAAGCTTTAAGAAATTTTATCACAGCTGAAGAGATTACTGATAAAATTTTAATTGAGGATATTGGCGAATTTTATGGTCAGCAATCTACTAATCCTGATAAATATGAAGAGTATCGTAAAGAAAATCCTGATTGGAATAAAATGCCATATGATCTTGAATTTTCCGCAGGAGATACACAAGCTACTATTGTGGCAGGAGTTACTGATCTATATCCAAATGTTCAAGCATATTTTGATGTTTATAATAATTTCTGCTGTAATATGGTTCCGTCTTGTGTAAATGATCCAGTTGTTTTGGATAATGATTTTTTACAAAAAGTTTTAATATCTGATAATTCAGAAAGTACTACATATTCGCTCTCTTCTATCAAAAATGTTACAGAAGTTTTTGGCAAATCATATGAGATAGATCGTGATGCAGATGATAAATGTGAAGAGTCTAATGGTGTATTTACTCTCACATTAGATAAGTATGATGAATATACTGAGTATCAAATCATAGCATTCAAACCAAAAATAACAAATACTGATAATACACAAATAAAAATCAACTCATTACCGGCTTTCCAAGTCTACAATGAATATTCTACCACTTCTATCGCTTCAGGCACTTTTATCCCTAATGAAATTAATACTATTATGCTAAGAAAGAAAGACGAAACATGGATTTCGTATTATCTTGGTCAGTATCAACCTCATGCTTTATGTGTGTTAACTGCGGACGAAAATGACAAGAAGTACACTAAAAAGTATTTTGCAGACAAATATAATTGTAAAAATATTACATTTAGGGTTGAATCTGAAAGTCCATATACTATTCAAAAAATTGGAGAAGTACTTGACGTAAAGACTGGTGATGAATTTGATAACATCATATCTGAATCTGTGGCAGCACAAAATGCAGTATATTTTAATCAGCAAGCTTCATCTATGAATGAAACAATTGAAATTAGTACGAAGATGTTGCCATGGTTAGATATTAACATAAAAGTTGAATATAAAAAAATAAATAGTAATGATATTAGGCAATATATTATAAAAAATATTTCGAATGATTTGAGCAGCGGAACTTCTACTATTACATTGCAAAGATTTTATCCATTGTACTTTGTTTGATATATTTTAATATATAGTTGTTTATATAATGGCAAGTTAGATAATGTTTCTAATCAAATTCCTGTTGGTGAAGCAAAGGTAATGTGTGGAGTTTGGTGCTATGACGGAAATGCTGCAATTCCTTTTCTACTTGTTCCTATAAGTTTA